GAACTTGAAGAACTTAAAAACATTTTACCTAACTAAAACTTTTTAAATACTTTTAAAACGAGCAAAGGGTCAAAATGTCTAATAATGTTGTTAAAGCAGAAGTCATCGAGGATGACTTCTTCGATGAATTAAGTACTTTTGAAGAAGAAAAATATGAAACCCAAGACACTTTTAAATCGTTAAATCTTTTAACAAAAGAAGATGATGCTATTATTGAAGAGTTACTCTTCAAAGGTAAAATCCCAGACAAAGACTTTATTAAAAGAGTTAAATTATCAGGTCTAGGAGTTTCGCTTCAATTAATACAACTTGCCAAAAAGTTAAGTGCAAAACTAAATGTTCTTGAAGACTATTTATCAAAATTAGAAGATAGGTTATTCGACGATAGAATGATAGATAAACTTGAAACAGGAGAGATGTTACAACTTTACCAATCAACGAGAATACTATTTGAAAGAACAGAAGATATGCTTATGAAAATTCAAGAAAAAATTGATATGGATAGTATTGAAATGACACTCAAAGCACTACACACTAAAAATGAAGTTGAAAAAAATGAAGAAATAGAAGACTATGATGAAGAGAATCTTGATGAGATACTTCAAATGATTGCTCAGACAAAAAGAAAAAAAGCACAAGAAAAAAATACAAGTGATTTATAAAGGATTGTAATGGCAAGTTTCAAACCCACAGGTGATGCAAAGTTACGAAATGTTGAATGGGTGGAAGGAATAACTGATAAAATGTTATTTTTTACGGATAAACAAACAATATCAATACCCGAATGTAAAGATAAAGGGTTACATTTTTTATTTTGGGGTATCTATGGGTCTCCGGATGCAGAAGATTATATAATTTCATCTGATGATAGAATTATTAAAAAATATAATATCAATAATAATTCTACAGATGGATATGAAGTTATTGGGAAGAATGAATTCTGTATCTTAGATTTACCAGAACCAATACATATTGATTCTCCTTCAAAAAAATGGTATGTGAATACATATTCTAATGCTGGGACTTGTTTATATGTTTCATTTTTTGAAACTACACCTACCTTATATTTGGAAACGACTTTAAATCAAGATCCAGATGATGAAGCAATGGTATTATTTAAACATAGATTCTACCCGAAATACGAAGTTTATGATTTTCCTAAAGATCCAGAAATAACTAAAAAATTATATGAGAAAATTGATATTGCGATTGTAAAAGATCTTTTACACGGGTGGACTGTAACTATACCACAATCAAAAAATAATTTTGATAAAATGGATGTGTTTATTGTCTTACACGATTTACATTCTGGGGATAGTAGTGTCGAAAAAAATATGAAGTTTTCGATAGATGGCACGGAATATAATACAAATAAGAATATAATTGATGAATGCCTTTCATTACAAATGCTATTTGACTTAAAAAACAAATCACATAAAATTGTTTTTGGGTCAGCGGATCGGTATAGTATTAAATCAATAAAAGTAATTTATCATAACTAATTTTTAAATAATATAAAAAGGAACATAATGGCACAAGAATTAAGTCAATTACAAAAAGATTATAGAAAATTTTTTGCTGATATGCTAAAAAAATTTGATGCAGAATCACCTGCGGATTTAACAGATGAGCAAAAATCTGAATTTTTCGATGTTATCAATAAATGGTGGGAAAATGGAAAAGGTCCTAAAAAAGACCCTAAACAAATTGACATAAAAACGGAATCTTTAACTCAAAAAATTAAAGAACAATACCTCGGGGAGAGTCCAGTTGGGCATAGAGGAAGAACTTCAAGAGCAGAAGCGCTTAAATATATCAATGACAATCCAGAAAAAATTAAGGAATTGAGAAAATTCGTTAAAGAAGTTGGTGGTAAAGAAGTTTTTAGACAAATTATAAAAATTGAATTTGATAAAGAATTAGATAAAGAAAGATTATCTCAAGATGATGTGGAACTTATGAAAAAGCATAAGATTGAAACAATTTTAAGAGGTAACTTTGTCAGTTAAAACTAAAATGATATTTGATAAAAAATTTTATCTAAGTCTTGAAAAAGATGTTAAGGATATTTTGCCCTTTTCAACTTTTCTTGAAATAGATAAAGGTAAAATTGATAGTGAAAAACTTATTGGTATTATCGAAAAATTATCAATTATCAACTTTTTAGAAGGAGTAACAAATCTTGAGAAGACTCTTTCTTTAATTCAAAAGTTGGATTTGGATCCTGACAAAATAGGTTCAATCCTAAAAAATTCAAATTTTATACAAAATCCAGAATTTTTTTAAATTTTTTTGGATTTTTGTATAAAAACACTTGACTTTTAAAATCTTTTTTGTTATAATTATAATGTAACAAGATGAAGTTACGAAATAAATTCAAACAAAAAGGAATCACATGATAGTAAATGAAACATTAAGAATAAAATTAGTAGATGCAATTAAAGTTGAAGCAGTTAAAGTTATAAGTGGAAACGGAAACATTGAAGAAGTTAAAGAAACATACAGACCCCAATTTGTTTTTGATTTAATGGCGCAAGGGTGCCCAAGACAAACAGCAAGAAAAATCGCAAAAAATACTGTTGAAGCAATCACAAATAAAACATTGGACGAATTACAAAAAATTTATATGAAATAAAAATTGAAGTTAATAAAAATTTAATCATTTGATATAATTATAAAAAATTATATCAAGGAGATTGGATTGAAATGTGTTTTAGTGGGTGACCCACATTTCGGAAAAAAGAATTTTAGTAAAAAAATTTTTGATATTCAAATTGAATTTTTTCGTGAAATGTTTAAGGTCATGCAAGAGAAAGAGATAAAGATATGTATTTCAATGGGAGACTTATTTGATAATAGGTCTATAATTGATATAAATTTTTTTAATGATTTTGTGAATGAATTTATAGAATTATTGAAAGAATTTAGTATTACTTTTTATAACATTCAAGGAAATCACGATTTATATTTTAGAAATAGGAGTGATGTAAGTTTGGTAAAACATTTAAACAAGTTTTATGATGGGTTTATCAATATAGATGAAGTTACTCATTTGGAAAATTTAACTCTTGTTCCCTGGATTATAGATAGTAAAAATGACATCCCAAAAGAATATAATGATTTTGTTTTAGGTCATTTTGAATTTAAAGATATTGATAAATATATCGCAGGAGAAATAGACATTAAAACATTTTCAAAAGCAAAAATGGTTTTCAGTGGACATTATCATAACAAATCGTTAAAGGATAATGTTATGTATATTGGTACCCCATATCAACTTGAATGGGGAGATTATGAAGAAGTAAAAGGTTTTTATATACTTGATACAGATAAGAACATTGAATTTATAAAAAATGAAACTTCTCCAATGCATATAAAGTTAAAATACGATGACAATAACAAAAAACCTTGGACAATAAGTGGATTGGGCGAAGACATTTATTTTGATGAATTGAATGAAGATATTCTAAAGATACTCCAAAAAAATATATTCAATGTCTATATCAATGTAGCAAAAGATAGTAAATATAATGAAATTTTATATGACTTAAAACAGAAGAATTTTGAATTTGAAGTTTTGAATAATGTGGAATTGAGTGAGTTGATAGACATTAAATATGACCCAAAAGAAAAAGAAATTCTTGAAGAAGATATTCAAGTAAAGGGGTTAGAATACATCAAAAAAAGATTGGATTCAAAACTTAATACTATTTTAAATGAGGTATTAAAATTTAATAATGAAGGGTGAGAAATGCTTAGACAAATTTTAGAGGAAATAAATAGTGATAATTTAAAAAAGTTAAAACAATTACTTATTGATGAAAAATCATTAAAAGTTTTAATAGATACAAAATGGTATAAATTAGATTCTATAGATGACGATGACAATACTTTCTGGGTATTTGACGACCACGGGGATAGAACTTCGTTTCCTTTAACAGAAATTATAAGGTATAAAGTCATTGAGGAAGAACCTGAAGAAGATAAAACAGATAAAGAAGACAAAGAAAAAGAAGATGACAGTAAGTAAAATTATACAGGAGTAAATATGAAAATTCATTTCAAAAAATTGACACTACAAAATTTTATGTCTTACTCAAAAGAACAATCAATTGAATTTTCTGAGACAGGATTGACTTTATTGTCAGGCAAAAATGGGCAAGGAAAATCAACCATTGGGACAGCAATATACTTTGCTTTATTTGGTAAATCACTCAATAAAGTTAAATTAGCAGAAATGATAAATGACACAGCAGGTAAAAAATTATTAGTTACCCTTGAATTTATGATAAATGATGATTTATATTTTATTAAAAGAGGAATGAAACCTAACATTTTTGAAATATATGTAAATGGTAAAATTTTAGACTTGGATGCTAAGTCTAAAGATTACCAGAAGAAATTCGAAGAAATGATTGGGTTTAATGAATTGATTTTTGGGCAATTATTATATCTGGGAGCGAATGTTACTAATAGCAAAAATTTTATGGAATTATCCCCCAAAGAAAAAGAACAAGTTTTTCAAATACTTTTAGATACTTCTATTTTTAACGAGATTAAAGAAAAAGTTAAAAACTATAAAAAACATATTCAGGACTTGATGAAAGAAAATGAGTTTAAAACTTCTACTTTAAAAAGTGATATTATAACTTTACAAAATGAATATAATAAAGCAAAAAAACAAAAGCAAGAAATAATTGATAAAAAACAAGAACTAATCTCTAATTATGAAAATGAAATTAAAACACTTGAAAAATTGCTAGAAAAAAAGATAGAAATTGATAATACTACACTTGAAAAATTACTATCTAGAAAAAGTATGATTGAAAATCAACTAAAAAGTTTTAAAAACAATATACAAAAGCATATCATAAATATAAAGGCATTTAAAAAAGCAGAAAATGAAAAAATAATCTGCGAGAAATGTGGTAACGAAATAATGGCAAAATTTGATTTTGATTATAAAAATGAAGTTGAAACTGCTAAAAAGATAAAAGAGGATATATCTTCTTTTGAAAAAAATCTTGAAATCATTTTAAGAGATATTGATGTTGAAAAACATAAAATTTCTGAGTTGAAAATGGAACAATTTAAACAAATTGAAGCAGAAAAAAAGATAATAGATTTAAAAAATAAAATAAATGAAATAAAAAATCTTAAAGAAATTGAGGTAAATACTTTACTAATCGATGAGAAAAAAGAATCGTTAAAAAAATTTAAAGATGAATATATCGATTTATCACAAAAAATAAATGACCTAAAAGAACTTGAAATCTTGTTAAGTGAAGATAACCTTAAAGGTGAGTTGATAGATGAGCAGATACCAATTTTGAATTATCACATAAATTTATATTTAGAAAAATTAGGAATGTCTTATAATTTTATTTTAGATAAATTTTTCAAAGAAAGAATCATATATAGGAATAAAGATTATAGTTTCAACTCATTAAGTAATGGACAAAAAATGAGAGTTATAATTGCTATTTTATTTGCTTTTTTGAAATTGAGTGAAATAAAAAGTAAAATTTCATTTAATATATTATTTTTAGATGAGTTCATAAATGGCAGTTTAGATGAGGATGGTGTTGATGAAATTCTGGAATTATTGCATAAAAATTTTATAGAAAAAGAGATAATTCTTATAACCCATAATAAAGATATAAAAAATAAAGATATTTTCAATAAGATTTATACAATTGAAAATAAGGGTTATAGTAAAATCGTAAAAAATTAGATTGTTAAATAATTATGCAATCATAAAAAAGGATAAATTATGAAAAAACTATTTCTAATACCTTTATTGATATTAGGGTTAAACGGGTCTTGTCTAAAAACAAGCGAATCTGATAAAAAATTAGTGAAAGACTCAAATCAATGCTTAAATGCTTTTGATTTAGAATCGTCATATAGTATAACTACAAAAATATCAGGTCAAATTTTTTTATTAAAATTCAAAAATAAATGTCCAGAGATAGAAAATGTTAAAATATCGTTATATGCTAATGATGAGAATATAACTTCAAGTAAATTTTTTTTACCTATTTTACCTTTTGAAGTGAATAACACTTTTAAAAATGTAAAAGTAAGATTTGATTATGATAAGGATGAAGTTGAATTTGTTTCTAATGAGGTTGAGTGCCCAATTACTTTAAATTCTTTCAAAAAAGTTAAAGAAATTACTGATGATTTGGAGTCAGGTTTATATTATATTTATTCAAGTACAGAACCATATTATAGATGTTATAATGTTACTTTAAAGAAAGAAACAAGTCATTATATAGAATATAGTACTGACAATTTTGCTATTCGACCAAAGAAATTTTTAATTGAAATTCCCGAAAAAATCAAACAAAGTACCTTAGATTTATTGAATGCTTATGCCTTAAATGATGATAACGATATAGTGGATTATAATTCATCGGGCACTTCATATGAAATTTCATTTAATAAACCTATAAAAATTCAGTATAATTTTTATTTAGTAAATGGTAAAGGAACATTCCGAGCACATTTTAATAGTGCAGAAAACGATGTAGTTATGGCACTTAAAGAATGTAAAAATGAATTTGCCAAAATAGATGAAGATGATACGAATAATGAATGTAGAATGACATCGTTTGTAAGTGATGAATTCGATATTTCTGCTGGTTCAAAAGGTTGGAGTGGTATGGGAACAGGTGAAAAAGAAAACGACCCTTCAAAAAATAGCATTGAAGTAGATATCAGACAAAATGTTATGAAAGATTTAAGGTTTCAACGAGTAGATTATTAAAAATCTACTTGACTTTTGTTTTTATTTATGGTATAATTATAAAACAAAAAGTGAATGGCACATGAAGTTTATTAAACAAAGGAGAACAAATGCCAGATTTAGTGTATAATGAAAAGTTTAACGACTTATGGGTTGAGAAATATCGCCCCCAAAGATTAAAGGATGTGGTTTTACCAGATTATCTTATGGAAAAATTTCAAGAGTATATAGATAAAAGTAATATTCCGAATATTATGTTTGTAAGTAGCACTCCAGGGTGTAGTGTTGAAGGTAATAATGTGGAAGTTAGAGTTGATTCTTTACATAAAAAAGAATTATTGAAGAAATTCCCGTTGTTAAAATCAAAAACATTATTTGAAAACTTAACCTATGAAGTTTCAAAAGATACTTTTGAAGTAAATGAAATAGCATATAAAAAAATTTCAGAAAATTGGGATAAAAATAAAAGTCGTATAATAAATTTAATTAAAGAAGATAAGAAATTCAAAAGTAAATATCCTAAATTCATTTATTGGTTAAATTTTAAAACTTTTGAAGAAGCAGTCGAGACAACTAAAAGAATTAGAAGAAGAAAAAAATACTTTGAGAATGATTTTAAAGATTTGAATTTTAAACAAAATATAGACGGAAAAGTTACTTTATTAAAACTTAGAAAAGCGATTATTGACAATAAAGAGATGGATTTTTTTGAAAAGCAGCAACCTTCAACCGTTTCATTTTGGGTTAATAGAGGATTTAGTATTGAAGAAGCACAAAAACAAGTATTTATGATACAATCAAAAAACGGGAAAATCAAATCAAAGTTAGTAAAGGAACACCCCTGAAAAATATAAAAAAACTTTTACGACAAGAATTGAATACTATTTAGAAAAAGGATATGATGAGGGAACTGCTAAAAAAATGTTGAAAGAAAGACAAACAACCTTTTCACTTGAAAAACTAATTAAAAAATATCCTATTGGTGTGGCGTTTCAGATTTGGAAGTCAAGACAAAACAAATGGAAAGAATCATTACAAAACAGAAGCACGATTCAAAAATACTTTGATAGAATAAAAATGGATTGGACTTATTCGAAGGATTTTGAAGAATATTGTGAATGTTATTTAAAAAAATATACGAAAGAATCAATTTCAAAAAACAAACAATTAAATGATATAATTCTCAAAAAATATTCTTCAAAAAATAGTTATATTGATTTTTATGTTGAAAAATATAAAAATTATTGTAATTTCGTGGTGCCTAAAGAATTTATTAAGCCCATAAAATTTTTTAAAAGTGATATTGAAAATAAGATTGGGGTTTTATATAATCCCATTGAAAATCATAAATCAAGATATGGATATACAAAAAAAGTCAGTGAAGGTTTATTGAGAAGTAGTTATGAAATAAATTTTTATGATTTATTGAAAGAAAATGATATAAAATTTGAATTGGAAAAACATTATACTAATTCAAGAATGCGATGTGATTTTTATATTCCTTCAAAAAATATGTATATAGAAATTGCTGGTTTGAAAGGTAATTATGAATATGATGCTAAAATGATTTACAAAGAATTCAAATTTGGTGCCATTATTTTGTTACCACAAGAATTTGAAAAATTTATTAAGGAGATAAAATGTTAATTGATGTAAAAAATTTGGATTATTATTTCAATAATTCAACTTTAAAAATTAAAACAGATACAGGATTTGAAAATGTTATAGCATCCGTAACAAAAAAAGAGAAAACTATTATAGTATATTATGAATATAATGAAGAACTTGACTTTATGGAGGTCGCCGAAAATCATCTTTTTGAAATTGAAAACGGATGGGTTTATTCAAAAGATTTAAAAATAGGTCAAGAAATTTTAAGTGAAAAAGGAATTATTGAGGTTTTATTTATTGAAGAAACAAATGAAGTGAAACCGGTTTATGACTTAACTGTTGATAGTGAAAAGCACCAATACTTCCTAAATGAAGTTTCATCTCATAATACAGGTAAGGGAAGTATGTTAAATGCTTTAATTCACGAGTTAGATTCAGATGTAAAATGGATAAATGCTTCTCAGGATAATTCGGTTTCGACCATTAGAAATGAAATCGTGAGTTTTGCAAGTACTATGTCAGCACAAGGTAAAAGAAAACTATTGGTTTTAGACGAAGCAGATAACCTAACGACTTCAAGTCAAGGAAGTGCAGGAGCACAAGATATTTTAAGGGGAGTGATTGAGCAATATGCTGGTAATGTTAGATTTTTTCTAACAGGAAACTATAAAGATAGATTCATAGAACCTTTATTGAGTAGATTTATTGTTTTTGATTTTGATATTATTTTTCAAGAACATAAAAACGAAATTGCCAAAAAAATGTATAAAAGACTTATAGATATTTGCGAAATTGAAGGTGTTGAGTACGATAAAAAGGATATAGGTGAAATAGTTAAAAAGCACTATCCTTCTATGAGAAATATGACAATTTCATTACAAGATAATGTAGTCAATGGAAAACTAAAACTCCAAAATTTGGATGTAGATGATATTTTTACCGACTTAATGGAAAAAGTTAAAGAAAAAAATTATAGTACGACAAGAGGAATGGTTATGTTACTCAATAACCCTTCAAATTTTTACACTTGGTTTTGGAAAAAAATGGACGAATTTTTACCAGCACAAAAACAACCTGGGATAGTTGGGGAATTGGCAAGGTATCAAGAAATGGATAAAATTGCTAAAAACAAAGAAATTACTTTAATGGCATTTTTATTAAAATTGATGTCGGTATATTGAGGTTAAGATGAAAAATATAAAATTAAAAGATATACCATTTATAATCCCAACTCCTGAAAATAAGGAACAAATTATTACTATATTAGAAAATAATATAGTTTCGTTCCTCAATAAGAATCCTCAACTTGATTTAATAGATGGGATTCTTGGATTTTGCGAAAAAAACAATTTTCGAGTTGAAGACATTGAAGATTATATCGAGGCAAGTGAAGTGATTAAAAATTTAGCAATGAGCAAAAAAGTTCAAAAAGATAACAAGTTAAGTGGATTAGGATTCTTTTAGGAGAAATTATGAACGATGATTTAGAATTATATGTATTACTCAGAAGAATATATGAAGGTTCGAAAATAAATAAAAGATTAAAAAGTGTAAAATATACAAAAAACACTATTGAGCATTATAGTAGTTATTTATTACCTTTTAAAAATTACGAAAAGAAATTCATTGCTTTACTTGCTATTTTTGTAACTTATAAATACTCAGCAAGTAACTTTGAAACCTTTTTGAATTATTGCCACGATAATTTAAAAGATAGAAGCAATTATTATAAATTTAAAGACATTATGAAAAATCCATTAAAATATATACAGGCAGACATTGAATTTTTAATGGAAAATAGTTTAAAAATTGAAATTGATGAGATATTCCAATTATATCAAAACGGGAAAATAAGTTTTTATACTTTATACTTTTTATCTAAAAATAAAAAACTAAACACCTTTCAAAAAATAATTTATAATAAGATAGATTATTTAATGAAATTTATGCGATGGAAATTAGATGAAAAAATTTTTAAAAATATAATTATTGAAGACGGGAGTCTATTTTAAGGAGAACAAAATGGGATTATTTTTTGATGAAGAACATAAAAAAGAAAGTGAAGTTAAAAAAGAGAAGAAATTAGGTATGTTTGACTATCACAAAAAACTTTTTAATGGTAAATTACCCAAAGAAGAGTTTAAGAAAGTGAGCGAATATATGCTTTTACAGCATTTAAGTTCAGAACCTAAGTTTATAGAAACATTAAATCAGTTTAATGTTATGGCAATACCACAAGAAAAATCTATTGAATTGATACAACTGCTTTTTGGGAAAGTTGGGTTTGTTAGATATCCTTCAAAACCTAAAATTAAAAAATCGGTTTATTTAGAAGCAGTAAAGTGGTATTTCAAAATAAATGACGAAATGGCATATAAATATTTGAAATATCTTAAAAATTCGACACTAAAAGAAATTCAGGAAAATTTCAACGAATTTAATCGTTAATATCCGTATAAAGAATTTCACATAAGTTTTCTTTAAGGAAACTCCTACTTAATGTGATAAAATGGCATTGAGTTTCTTTATTATCAAAACTACCTTTTTCTGTTTTTGAATGAATAGGTAATAAATACATTGTTCTTTTTGAAGGTGAAAATCCAAAAATATCAGTTGTATAATAATCAGTTATATTTTGTTTTTCTTTTTCTTTTTTTGATAATGAAGTTTTTTCTTTTGTTCTTAGTGGTCTTAATTCAGGATTTTTTGAATGTTTTGGGTTGTCAAGATTTGTTAAAAGATACATTATGTTCTCAATAGAATCTGTTTTAATGCTTTTCGTAAAATTTTTAACAATTTCTCTTCTTTTAACACTTGACTTATAACCTTTATGTTCTGGACGATATCCTAAATTTTTCATTTGTATAGAGTGGTTGGTTTTAATAAGTAATCTTTCAGTTGATGCTTCTTTAACAGAAACTTTAAAATCGGTTTCTTCAAGATTGCTCATAATTTTTGCTTTGAAGTCAGACCATTTTAAATTTGCTAAATCTTCAGAAGAATTTCTGTAATTTAATAATTTTTTTTGAGGTATAGATATTTCAATACTAAAAAGTTTTTTACCATCTGTTAAGAAAGTATTACCAATAAATTTTGAATCCACAAGAACTTCAAGAGCATCTTCAATAGATGTTTGTCTTAATACCCTTTTTATGATGATACTATTTCTTTCATTGGCAGTTTTTAAGTAATCTCTAAAAAGTTGTGAGGTGTTACTTCCACCACCTATTGAAGCATCTGAATGATTATCAAGGGCAGCAGATACAAGTGTTATTCCAAAAGAATTTATCCCTTCAATCCATTCTGATTTTTTGTCTTTAAGGTATAACACTTCTACATTTTTATAGATGAATGATTTAAGAACATATTTTGGGTCATATGCTCTGTCCCTAAATTTAAAAAGGTTCCATTCTAACTCATCGTTTATATTTTTTATTTTTTTTGCTATTATTACACACATTATAAAATCCTTAAGGTTAATTTTAAATTTCAATTATATTATAATTATATTATGACTATAAATACAAATACAATCATTTTTAATATATTTAAAGGAGAAACAATATGAATGAATTAGACAATCTCGATGGAGAAAAAATTATAATTTTTCACCTTATGAAGAATCCTGCTTATTTTGCCAGAGTATTTTCAAAATTAGAAGGCAATAATTTTAAAAAAGTTGAAACTAAGACGATATATCAATATATTGAAAAATTTCATAAAAAATTTGAGAAATCTCCGTCAATTAAAGAATTGGCGCTTTTTGTTATGGAAAGTGGATTAGACAAAAATTTAAAACAGAATGTTTTTAATTACATTAAAACAGAATTAAAAAATGAGCAAGATATAAAAAATTTTGACTTTTTAATACAATTCACTCAAAGGCACTTAAAAAAGATTTCATTGATGGATGCTATCTTGGAAAGTGTCGATGAATTAAAACAAAAAGACGATATTGAAAATGATATAATCGTAAAATTTGAAAAGGCACTAAATTATAATTTTGATACGGATTTAGGTTTAGAGTTCCATAATGACTTGGAAAATAGATTTAAAAAATATCAAGAAGAATTTAGAAAAATTTCAACTGGAATAAATGTTCTTGACGATTTATTAGGTGGTGGTTTCAGAAGTAAAACATTAAATTTATTTTTGGCGCCATCGCACGGAGGTAAATGTTTAAGAAAAGATACAAAATTGAATATATATGTAGATGAAAAAACACGAAAAAAGTTCGAAGAGTGGAAAAGAAATAAAAAATTGAATTCTTAAAAAAAAGCATAACATACATAAAAGAAATAGACCTGAAATCTATTTCTTTTTTAATGGATAAAGATGTTTATAATAAAAAATTATAAATTCAAAAAAACTATTGAAAAACATAACATTAAATTTATAAAGTATTTTAATATAATAGGGACACTTAAAGGAGAAAATAATGAGTGATTTAAAAAAAATAACAATGGAAATAAGTGAATTATTTGAATTCAATGAATTTTTAGAAGAGAGTTATGAGTGTGATATATTTTCAGATTTAAAATATGAGTGTTATATTGAATCTCCAGATGGTATTGTGCCTATTAGACAATTAGTTAAAAAAACACCTGAGGATTGGGTTGAAGTTACACTTGAAAACGGAATTGAAGTTGTGGTTTCATTAAATCACAGGTTCGTAATAAATGGAAACATTATTTATGCTAAAGATTTAAAAGTTGGAGATTATTTAGAAACAGTTGAAGGATTAGTTAAAATTAAACACTTAAATATAAAAGAAAATACAGATGAGTTTTTATATGGTTTATCATTAGATGCACCACATTTATATTATGATGCTAATGGAATTTTACATCATAACACGGCACTAAAAATAGCAACTGCTGCAGGTATGTCTTTACAGAAGAAAAATGGTTTATATGTTTCACTTGAAATGGAAGAAGCAGAAATACTAAAAAGATTTGATGCTAATCTACTTTACACTCAACTACACGAATTCGACAATATGAGTTGGGAAGTGTATAAGGCAAAATATGATAAAGTTAAAGATTACACAGGTAAATTTTTTGTAAAGGAATATCCTGCTGGAGGTTTTAGTGTATTTGATTTACAATTCCTAAAAGATGAGATTGAAAATGAGCATAATATCAAGTTGGATTATATCGTGGTTGATTATCTTAACCTAATGAAATCAACGAGAGCAAAATTAAGTCAAGGTTCTTATACATATTTTAAAAGTATAGCAGAAGAATTGCACGGGTTTGCAAAACAAAACGATATTATAATAATTTCAAGTTCGCAAATGAATAGAAGTTCTTATAACAATACGGAAGCAGGAATGGAGAACATTTCAGAGTCAATCGGTGTTATTGCTACAGCAGATTTTGCCGCAAGTATGTTATCGAATGAAGAATTGAGACAGCAAAAGCAAATTATATTAAAAGCAGACAAAAATAGATACACGGGGAAACTTGAAAAGGTTTTATTAGAAGTTGATTTTTCAAGGATGGCCTTTAAAGGTATCGTTGATGAGCAAGCAGGAATTAAACAAATGAATCAAAAAGTTAATGAGGTAGATAACAATAATTTACCGGATTTGACAAGTCAATTAAATGCGAGTTTTGGGGTACCTGAAGACTCAGCAGGTGATTTGAAGTTTGAAGAATCGAGTGGGGATTTTGATTTTGGAGATTTTGAATAAAATTTTTAAAATCATTCAAAAAACACTTGACAATTTAAAATAAATCTGTTATAATTATATAGTTCATTTAATCAAGACTTATAACAGATTATTTTAAAATTAAATAATAACGAGTAAAAATAAGGAGAGATTAAATGAAATTAGCGACGGATAACGAATTTTATAGTAAAGACAAAATTCTCAAAATTACACATTTTGGGAACAAATGGTCTGCGACACTTGATGTAATGATAAACATTAATGGAGAGGATATTTATATTCAAAAACAATTTAATGAATTTAATGAAGATGAGTTATCACAATTTTTTAAAATTGATGATAAATTATATGTAAATTTAGATAAAATCATAAAAATAACATTTTATGGGGACAACGGCGATTATTGTTTTATGACAAGTCTATCAAAGAAAAGAATATATAGTAAGTTTTTAAACTATAATATCAAAGTTTCTGGACAAAATGAAAGAATCCATAAATACTTAAAAGGAGCAAAAATGTGGGTAGAAAGAAGTAATAATTTTTATAATTCAAAAAACATCAATAATATAGTGTATGATATTGAGAAATTGAGTGTTATTTTAAATTTTAAAAATACAGAATCTAATAAAGATAATGTTGAAAATGTTAGGCCTTCTTTTGAAATTGAAAATTTCAAAGATTCAAAAGAGTTATATGATTTTATTACTGAATTGACAAGTGAGTGTAAATGGATAAAAGTTGGTAATAGATTTGTAAATCTTGAAAATGTTTATAACATTAAATTAAACAAAGAAGACAATACAGTGTTCTTCAATTTCACGAGTAACATTTCAAAAATGCTTGGTGGAAAAAAAGTTATTTCTACGGAATTTGTGAAATGTGATTGCTCACAAACAAGTATTAAAGAAATTGAAAAGATTTTGAGTAGTTAAATACTTAAAAAGGATTCATATGAATTTAAAATGCCCGAAATGTAAGACAGAAATGTTCTCAAATGGTAGCATTATGACCTGTCCTGCTTGTGGTTTCAATGTTGGTGCCGAGATTGACCTTAAAAAGAAAAAAATAAAAAATGAAAAGGTTGATAATCTTAGACAAGGTAAAAAGTTTGAATTAGGTTCTTTTGCCTAATTATGATATAGTTACCACTTAAAAAAGGAAGAATATGTCTTTAAAAAATATCTTAGAAAGAATGAATATATCAGAAGTTTTTATAGGTTTCAATGATGACGAAGATAGAATGTTTGAAATGGCAGATAAGATTTCTGAACATTTTGAAGAAGTGTATGATTGTAGATTAAAAACTTATGAAAACGAAATTATAGGGTTTTCGATTGATACAGTTTCAAGTGTTAAAAAAAGTGAATTTAAAGACAAAATTAAAAATTTTATAAAGGAGATTAAATGACTTGTCCAAGATGTAAATCTACAATGAATGATATGGGTAAAGCAATGGTTTGTCCAAAGTGTGGGTTGAATATAACAAAAACAACAGAAAATGGAAAACAAAGAACACCTAATCTAACATCATTGAACGATGCTCAAAGTTCAACTCAATCGTTAGATGTTATGGTTGAAGGGAATATGGCGATGTTATGATTTAATAAGGTTTTTTAATTCGTTTTCTGTAAGAATTAAAAACTTTATTTTTCTTGTTTCAGCAAATTTTTTTGCTGCTTCAAATTTAGCAATGTTTATAGGGTCATCAACTTGACTTGCTGGTTTTATTTCAAGAAGTAAAACTTCATTTTTAAAATTTATAACAAAATCTGGATAGTAATTTCTATCTTTTCCATCAAAATAATAAGGTATTTTTACACCTTCAGAAATTATTTTGGTAACATTGGGATTTGAATCACACCATTCGAGAAATTTCTTTTCCCAAGAAGAACGATATTTTATTTTACCACCATTTTGTTTGTTTTTAACTATGATAAATTTATCTTCATTTACAGGAACAAAATCGCCATAAAGGTGACCTCGTTTAGTTTTTTTTGTAGTTGTATGATGATTCTTCACTTTTGAAGAAGTGCTTAAATGTTTATATTGATTTTTAAGTTTTAAATAAATGTTCCCATAAGACATTTTAAGTCCTTTTAAATTATTTAACAATGTTAATTTACAAGTGATTTTTTATTATAATTATAAAATCATTTATAAATTAAAAAACAAGGAGATAAGATGATTAAAGAAAAAATCGTTTCAACAGAAGAAGAAGACATTCAAAAAGCAATAAGTGGTGCTATTAGGGTTTTAAGTCTTGAAAATGAAATAAAAGACTTAAAAATGGACATTAAAGCAATTAAAGATGAACTAAAAGACGAAGGTATAACAGTTAAAAATTTTAATAAAGCATTGTCAATGATTAAACAAAAAATTAAAGAACAACTAAAACCTATTGATAGTGAAGCAGAGTTATTTGCGAGAAGATTTGAAGAGGATGACAATGTGCAAAATTTAGCAAATAAACTTTTAGGCGAATGAAAATGGACTTAAAATTTTCGCCTTATAGTTATTCAAAAATAAACACCTATAAGAATTGTCCTCATAGGTTCAAACTCCAATACATTGATAAAATCAAAACTCCATTCGTAATGAATAGGAGTTTAGAAAAGGGGTCATTTTTACATAAAGGAATAGAACTTTATTTGAAAGACGAAATCAAAAAAATTGCTGATTTTGAATTTAAGGTTTATCAAGGCGAAGAAAAGTCAATGTTATTTAAGCAACTTAAAAAAATTTTAAAAAACAATACTATTCAAGACTATAAATCAAGAAATGAATTATTTATAGAAATGGGGTTTGGACTTGATATTGATACCTTAGAAGTGAAAGATTACAATTATGAGTCTGATATAATAGGGTTCATAGATTTAATGTATTATGATAAAAACGAAAAAATTGTTTATATTACAGACCACAAAACAGGGAGATTTAATGAAAATCAAGATAAGATCCAATTGTATATTTATTATCTTGTGGCATTATCATTATTTCCTGCTGGAAAAGCAAAACTTTATTTTGAATTTATTGAGCATAATAAGAATATAATATTTGAATTTGATAAATCAGAAAAACAAAAAATTCAAGATGAAGTTAAAAAGGTTATAAATACCATTGAAACTACAAAATCTTTTCCTAAGAAGGATACATTTTGTAATTGGTGTCCTTATTTTGAGCATAATTTATGCGATGGAAATGCTGACACTCCTATAATGGAGTTGGATATATTTTAAGGAGAAAAAATGTTATTATCATTTTTCAGGTCTGAAGGCATAGGCAAACATCCGTTAGGTAATGAAGACAACGAATTTTTATTTTATACAAAAGACATTCCATTAGAGTACTTTTATAAAGTCAATTCAGAATTTTGGATGTTAAATGGTTGTTTTAATTTTTCCGAAGACGGAACAATTTCAAAAAGGAACAATTATGAAATGGAAAAGTTTTTATGTAAGGAATTCAGTTTCATAATTGTAGATTTTGATGAAGTTAAAAATGCTTTCAATCGTGATTATATTATTGAAATTTTACAAAAAAATAATTTTAATTTTTCATTATGGGAGAGTAGAAGTTATAATGGTGTAGATAATTTTAATATGAAAGGTGTTATAGAATTTATTGGTAACAATAATTTTATTAGTAGAACAAAAGCATTAGATTATGTTAAACACTTGATTAATGATTATTGTAAAGTCGATTATTCTTCAATAAGAATAAGTTCCGTTCAAGCACCGACATTTAAAGAGAATGAAATAATTACATTTAAGGGTGGAAATGTTTTAGATTTTTATTATGAAGAAAGTAAGATTGAAGTTTCAAATTTCGATAATTCACTCTTATCTTTATGTTTAAGGACATATGAAAATTTAGGTTATAATATAAAATCAGAAAAAGAAGACTTGATAAATTTACAGCATCCAAAAGAAAAAACAAAAGGTGGATACTTTATTTATAAAAATTCTCCACAATTTTGCCACCATTTTAACAAGTCAAAGTCATTCTCAATTTTTGATTTGATAAAAAACACAAAAGAGTTTAAAGAATATAATCAAAAAAGAATTTTAAATGAATTTCAAGATAAAATTTTTTCACCTATTCAAAATAAAAAAGTGTTTAATCAAAGGTATATAGATATTGAAACTCTCGAAAACACTTTTGGGAAAATTGAGTTGGAAGAAGATAAAGTTATTTTTGTAAAATCAGCAATGGGGACGGGTAAAACTAATTTTATAAAACACTTGGAAAAAGATAAAAAATGTTTAATAATTACAAATAGGGTAACACTTGCGAAAGAATATAAAGAAAAATTTCCTCATTTTAAACTATATAATCAAGATAAGTATTTTGAAGGAGATAGTTTAATATGCCAATTTGAATCTTTATATAAGTATGATTTAAAGCAGTTTGATTTTTTTATAGTTGATGAATTTTTATCACTTGTGGAACATAGTCAATCTAATTTGGGGGATTATGGTAGTTATAATAATCTAAAATTTTTTTATATATTACAAAAATTTAAAAAACCTTTATTGATTATGGATGCATTTTTAACGGGTATAGAAGTTGAATTTATTAACAGAAAAAATATAGAGTATTATGAGAATTTTTATAGAGATAAAACAAACCTTTATGTTTATAAGGAGTTAGATGAGTTCATCTATACCATTGAATCCACTTTAAAAAATAAAAATGGAAAAGTCACCTTATCAACTACAAATAAAAGTTATGCTAAAATCATTAAAAAAATTTTTGAAAAGGACTTTAATGTTGTTTGCATAACAAGTGAAACGGATAAGGATTATAGTGAGTTTTTCAAAAAAGACAAACATAGTGAGTGGGATTTGTTAATATATACTCCTACAATAACAGTTGGGATAAATATATTGAACCACTCTTATCATCATTTTCATTTTTCGGATGGGACAGGTAGTGTTATAAATTCATTACAGCAAGTCAAAAGAAATAGACAAGCAAAGAATATTCATTTTTACTTAAAGAATAAACGATTTAATAGGATAATAGATTACGAGGAATTGGAAAGTGATATTATTAAAAAACTTGACAAGTACCTTGTTAAGAATTCATTATTCGTTGAGTTTGATTCTTATGCGAATTTAAAACTAAGCAAGTTTGGTAAATGGACACTTAAAAAAATTTATATGGAAAATTTATTCAATACCAACCCACTTTTAACTTTTGAAATTTTGCTAAAAGAACAATTTGAAAATAAAACTATTGAAATTGATACCATATCTAAAAAATATGACTTGAAACAAATTAGGGAAACTTTAAAACAAGAAGAAGAAAAAGAATTTAAAGAAAAAATTGAAGTCTTAAAAGATTTATCGACTTTTGAATTTGATTTAAAACTTGAAACAGATTATAATGAATTTTATAAATCAATAAACAAGATTTTTATAGAACTTAATAAAGAAGAGATAATTGAATTATTAAATATAAGTAAAAGAGATAAAAAAATTCTTATGAAATTCAATTACCTTAAAATGTTCTTAAATGATAATATCAAAAACTTAATTGCTTATAGTTTAGCAAACAATCTCAATAAAAGTTATATACATAACTTAGAGTTGATAAGTCAATTTAAGTCAATACAACTTAAAGATAAATATTCTGAAAAAGAATTAAAGAATGAAAGATTTAAGAAATTTTTAAGGTTGATAGGTTATAAACGATACGGTAAATCTTATAAGTTGAATTCTTCAATAATGAAATTTTTTAATAAATTAAAAAAGGATTGAAAATGTTAATCTATGACCTTCAAGCAAAGTCGTCAAGGGCATTGGCGAATTTAGTTGCTTCGTATATTAGAAGAGGATTTGAAGTTATGCAAATTGTTACAAACAAGGAAAGTGATAAAAACACTTATACTGCCTTTATGGTAAATAAAAGATTCTTAAAAAATGTTCAAGATACTCTTGGATTTACAGAAAGTGAAATGTCCGTAATGACAATGGATTTGAGTGATTGTAAAATAGATGATAAATTCCAAGGGTTACTTGAAGCAAAATTATTTGGGAATACAGAATTTTTATTCGACATAGGTTATAAAGTGTTCTTTGAAAATGTAGTCGTTACAAAAGACAATGGATACATTTCCTCGATAATAATTTCAAAACCCAAAAATTATGATAAAAAAAGCAAGTCAATTAAATTGAGTGATAAGGATTATAAAAACCTTAAAGATGAAATTTGTAAGTATTTCAAGGATAAATGATGTTAAAATTAGATTATTTAGTTTGCCCGGAAAATGAATCCAAAGGTGCTTTCATTAAAAATTTTTTACAAATTGATTATTTTCATCAAAATATAAAATCACTTGAAGAAATTGAAAAAAAAGTTGCTGAAGGAATTGAAGTAAATGCCCCGAAAATTAGAAGTTACGATTTTTTAAAAAAGTCAAATAAATTGTGGTCAATTATCAAAAAACACGAATTAGAAAAAGAGATAGGCATCCCAATAAAATTTTTATAAAAAGTCTAATTTTACTTGACTTTTTATTTTCTTTTAGTTATAATTATAATACAAAATCACATGAATATAAAAAAGGAGTTTTTATGAAAAACATTTTAAACCTTACACAGCATAATGCGACTGAATCACAAAAAGCAGCAGGGGTTTTCGAACCGACAGAAAAAGAAACTGTTAAATCATTATTGACTTTTGAAGATGCCCCTACACTTGAAGAAATGACAAAAAGAGCAGAGTACTTATCTGTTTTAGCAATTACTTATGGGATAGATAAAGTCCTAATCGGTGGAGCACCATACTTTATGGGTGTTTTGGAAAAGGAATTAAAAAGACACGACTTAAAACCTGTGTATTCATTCAGCAAAAGAGTTAGTAAAGAAATTGAAAAAGATGGTAAAGTTGAAAAAATCAATGTGTTTGAGCACATTGGGTTTGTGGAAGTGTAATGCCACCAATTTCAACCATTGGGGATGCAGGTACAGGGCACGGATGTTTTCCCACAACGAATGTAATTTCAGGAGCAGGGAGTGTTTTCATAAATGGAAAACCTGTTGCCAGATTAGGTGACGACTTAGAACCTCACGCTGGTTCTTGTCCTGCTAAAAAACACCCAAGAAAAATTGCTGCTGGTAGTGGTAACTTGTTTGTAGAAGGGAAACCTGTCGCAAGAATTGGAGACCCAATAGATTGTGGTGGTGCTTTAGCAAAAGGTAGTCCTAATGTTAATAATGGATAAAATGGTATTAAATCAATTCTTTAAAACTCCTTTAAAAGTTGCACATCATAAATGGATTGATAATGAATACATTCAATCCCCAAGTGGTAAAAACATTATGACTGGGTGTAATTTTAAGTCATTTATAAATTATTGTAAAACTATATTTGAAGATGGAATGGAAGAATACTTTGAGGAAGTTTCTCACGAGTACAATGCTCAAATTGATGTAGAAGGCCTACAATTCAACGACACTAAGACAGGAGAAATCGGTGGTAAAGTTGAAGGTGACCCAATCATCAAAAAAGAAGCGAAATTCCCACCAATAAGTGCTTTCCCTATGCCTTATGATAAAGATTATTCACAATATGTTCCTCCTAAGGGTTACATCGAAAAAGAAGTAACTGTCAATTTCACTTCAAAAGTTAAAATAAGAGATATTGAAGCATTCTATAATAAATTTTTACCTGAAGCAAAAGGAGTGGAAGACGATATTTTGATTTTATTAGGTATCGTCCCTGACCCAAATCCCGTTCCACCAGATCCATTGTTACCACCCCCACCACCTGTTGAGGTTGTTTTACCGACTTTACCTGACTATCCTTTTTATAAAGTTTTTATAGATAGGTATAATGAAGATTTTAAATTTACGATTAAATCATCAAAGAAATTTAAGATTAAGATAATTATCCATAATGATAGTTTAGGGTTATTTACAGAAAAGAGATTTAATCAAAAATATGCGAAACTTGACCCAGACACAGGAATCGTGACTTGCTATTTTGCTGATGGAAAAGCAATAGACCCAGAAGTGAAATGGAAAGAGATGTTTAAGTTTGAATGTCCAGAATAAGTTAATTTTTTATTAAAAATAAATTATAATTATAAAAAATATATAAAAATAAAATAAGGAGATAAAATGATTGAAAAATGTAAGAAAGGTTATACTGAATTTGTTACACCTGACGGTTTAAGATGTTATATTAAAATTTCAAGAAAAGTCAATCTACAAAATCAAAGTGGAAAGTATGTAGTGAAGTTTAGATACTCAAATGACACAACTTGGAATTACCATATACCAGATAGAGAATTCAATACAGTCCTTGAAGTTGTTAAGTTCATAATCGATAACGCCACAAATAATGGAAATCATTATAAAATTTATAAGAGTATGTAATGCTTTTAATTTCAGATACACACTTCTATCACGATAATATCATCAATTATTGTGATAGGCCCTTTAATAACACATACGAAATGAATGAGTACATTATAAAAAAGTGGAATGAGGTTGTAAAAGAAGACGACCTTATAGTGCATTTAGGTGATTTTGCTATTGGTTGGGATAAGTCATACAAAACAAAAAAAGATTCTTATAAGTCAATTATGGATAGATTGAATGGTAAGAAAGTCCTTATTAAGGGTAATCACGATAAAGAGTCAAATCAATTCTATTTAGATATTGGTTTTGAAAAAGTTTTAGATAATATGATTTTAACAATCAATAATAAAAAAATTTTATTTACTCACTATCCACTTGAAATAAAGAAACAAAATAGTAAAGAATTGAATGAATATATATCAAGACTTAAAGAAAATGATTATGATTTAGTTCTTCACGGACATACACATAATAGGGTAGTCAATTTGCCAAATCATAAAAATTTTAGTGTTGAGTTACACGACTATACACCTCAAAAATTTTAATTAAATCTTAATTAAATAAAAACAAAAGGAACGATAATGATAATTTATGCTAGAACAAATGATAAACTTTATCCAATGACTTTAATATCAAGATATGAGAAATCAGATGATAATAAAATAAAATTCACTTTCTCAAATGGGCAATCTTCAATAGAGGAATATGAAAATACAGATAAAAGAGATACTGCTTTCAATAACATTGATTCAGAATTCACGAAGAATGTGGATAGTTAATGAAATACGAAAATAACGAGGAACTATTAAAGTCATTGGTTGAAGAAATTGCCAAAAAAGTTGCTTGCGAGTTAAAAGATGTTAAAGAAGGGGTTAAGAATATCGAAAACTTTTTAACTTCGTTTCAACCCCGTTTTGAGAAAAAGGAAGAGTAATGATATTAAAATTGACTTATGAATTAGATAATTCAAAAGAAATAAAATCAGATGAGTTTTTGGGAATGTTAGATAATACCATTCCAAATTTCCAGGAGAGGATGGAAGCAGCACTAAAAAAAGTTAAAAAAAATTATGCTGCTTCATTAAAACACATTTATCCGAACTTACAAGTTGAAAAAGTTTTACCTAACTACTTAACGGAATTGAATTTTACTTTAAGAGTTAAAGGTTCGTTTTATATCGAAATTGAGTTACCACTTAATCTTAAAAAAGCGACAAGGTTAGAGTTGGAATCACTTGAAAAACCTGTAAGGTTTAAAAATCTTAAGAATGAAATAAATGTTAAATCTGTTAAAGAAGCAATAAATAAATATGGAAAAAATTGTTTAGTTGAAGTAAAAAGTTAAGGAATAAAAATGATTGTAAATTTGTATGGGGGTCCTGGTTGTAGAAAATCGACCATTGCCGCAGGAGTGTTTAACCATTTTAAAAAACTAAATAAGCAAATTGAATTGGTTACAGAATATGCCAAAGATTTAGTTTATGAAGAATCACACAAAAAATTACAAGACCAATTCTTTATTTCTGCAAGTCAATATCATAGGATATGGAGAGTTGATAAGTATTATAAAGATAAGGGTTTAAAAGAAGATGAATATGTTATAATCACAGATAGTCCATTTTTACTTGGTTGTGTTTATACAGATGATTTATTTTTGAAAGAGTACTTATTTCACAAACACGATAAATTTATGACGATTGATATTTTAATAAGAAGAAGTTGTCAATTCAATCCACTTGGGAGACTACAATGTGAAGAAGAGGCAATAAAATTGGACACTATTATAAGAAATGACATTCTAGGAAGATTAAGTGATTATTATGTTTGTGATAACGAAAATGAAGTGATAGAACTTCTGGAAAATTTTATAGGAGAATAAATTGGTTTTAAAATACAAGAATGATATAGCACAATTCAAAGAAGAATTTGAAGTTTTTGAAGATGCACTTGAAACTGCTAAGGAGTTATATCAAAAGGGTTATGACTTTGAAATAATTGACGATGAAGAATATAAAATTTATAGTGTCAATAAAAGAGATAATTTATTAAATGGGTATAAATTTATTCAAGTAAATTTTTAATTTTTATAATTTTTACTTGACTTCTTCTTTCTTTTTTGTTATAATTATATTATAAATTCAAAAAAGGAATACACTTGAAAATAAATTTAACAAATGAAATAATAAATATAAAAGTTAAAGATTTAGCAGAAATAGTTTCGATTATGAATTTTGGACTTAAAGAAAAAATTGAATTTCTTGAAGCAGATGAGTATGAAATGGAAACTATTATGAATGTAAAAGTTTGTAAAATGATATTATTTGGTTCAGATAATGCCGATGTTATAATTTTAATGAAAGAATTATTCGATAAAGAATTGACACTTGAAGAATTAAATGAAATAAATGATAAACTTATTTGTGCTTTTGATAAACAAATGAGTAAAAGTTTGTAATTTTATTTTAAAATTTACTTGACTTTTTATTTTTATTTTGTTATAATTATAATGTAAATAAACGAAAAGGAATTCGCATGACAGAAAGACAAAGAATTGAATTAATGATAAAAAAGTTAAAGGTGGATTTAAACACATCATTAAATTTTAATGAGCAAGTATATATACATAGTGAAGTTATAAGACTTAAAAAAATTTTAGAGGAGTTAAAATGATATTATCAATTTTAGAAAAATTAAAAGGTGAAAATTCAACTAATCAAAAGCAAGTTATGTTAAAAGAAAATGATAATGAATTATTTAGAAAAGTGTTATTTTACACTTACAATCCATTTTATACCTTTAACATTAAAAAGTACCCAAAGGGTAAAAGTTTTTCAGGAGAGTTCCAACTTGAAGCAGTATTCGACTATTTAGACAAGTTAAGAAATAGAGAAGTTACAGGTAATGCAGCAATTGATATGGTAACTATTTTAAGAAGTAAATTAAATGAGAGAGATGCGATAGTGCTTGACAAAATTTTAGCAAAAGATATGAAGGTTGGTATAAACACTAAACTTATAAATAAAGTTTATAAAAATTTAATACCTACTATCAATTATATGGGTGCGATAAGTTTCAATAAGAAAAAACTACAAAAAATGATTGGTAAAAAATTATATTCAGAAATAAAATATGATGGATTATTTTGTAATTTGATTTTTGATGAGAACGGAAGAGTTGAAACACTTGCGAGAAGTGGTAAAAAATTATTTTTAGAAAAAGCATTTGAAGGAATTGAATCAAAAAATCTTGTAGTTACAGGTGAGATATTGGTTGAAGGTTTTCATAGATATATTGCTAATGGGTTAGTGAATTCATTAAAACAACTTATAGAAAAAGGTTCAAGACAAAAAGATGTTGAAAATTTTATAAAAAATTATGATATTACTCCTAACGAAGCACTTAATAAAATTCATATGGTTGCTTGGGATATTATACCACTTGATAAATGGCAAGAAGGTAGATATGAAAAACCTTTATATGAAAGAAGAAAAGATTTAATTGAATTCCATAAAATCAATTCTAAAATTGGTTTAGTTGAATATAAAGAGGTTTCAACTTATGAAGAAATTATGAATAGTTATTTAGAAGCAAAAGACAATGGAGAAGAAGGTATCATTTTGAAAGATACTGATAGTGTTTGGGAAGACGGAAAACCTAATAGTCAAATGAAGTTCAAATTAGAAATTGAATTAGACCTCATCATAACCGATTTATTAAATGGAAATTCCGGAACAAAATATGAAAATTTTGTTAATAGAATTGTATGTGAAACAGCAGATGGAAAATTAAAAACTACTGCTGGTGGTATTCCTGAAGCAATGATGAATTACTTAACGGAGAATAAAGATAGTTTAGTTGGTAAAGTGGTAACTATTAAATGTTCTGGGATAAGTGAAAATTCAAATGGAACTTATAGTGTTTTACATCCAAGATTTATAGAAGTTAGAGAAGATAAGGATACATCAAATACATTGAATGAATGTTTTGAAATTGAAGAAAGTGCTAAAGAATTAAATTGAAATTATTGTAAAATCCACTTTACAAATCGGTTCAAAAATCGTAAATCGTAAAGTGAAATTGACAAAGGAGGTCTAATGAAAATAAAAGTTAAAGATGAGATGAATACTTTTAAAATAAAAGCAAATCATCAAGAGATATTTTTATTGAAAAAAGCAATGGAAAAATTATTGAATAATTTAAAAGACAGTCATTTTGAAGTAGATGGGTATAATCGTTATTTATTCGATGCTCAGGAATTTGAAGATGAATATCAAGTGAAATCAAAAGTCAATACAATGGTTAAAAAATTTCAAGATGTTTTAAATGAAATTCACCCATATTAAATTAAAAGGAGAAGGAAATGAATTTTAAAGAATTGAAAATTATGAGAATGAAAGATAAAGAAAATAAAAATTTCATTATGATGTTAATTGACACGATAGAGAAATTAGCAAAAGACAAAAACCCAACTGACCCAAATCCAGACTTGTTTATCATTGATGGATTAAAAAAATCTATTAAGCAAGTTGAAGACTCAATCAAAAATGGGGTGGATGTTGAAAAAGAGTTGAATTTTCTAAAAAAATTAGCAGAAAAAGTTTTACCTAAACAATTATCAAGTGATGAATTGACAACTGTTTTACACGATTTGGTTTCAAGTGGCAAAAACTTCGGCGAGTGTATGAAAGAGTTAAAAGTCAGACAAGACATTGATATGAAAAAAGCGAGTGCAATGCTTAAAGAAATTTTTGTAAGTTTAAAGGAACAAAAATGAAAAAACACAACTTGACCGAAGACCAAATAGACTTTCTGCTCGTTGTCAAAGAAATGCTTTCAGAAACATTAGGAAGTTTTGATAATGTTTTAGAAATGTTTTATAAATCTTACCCTGTTTATTTTGAAGGAGCAACTTTAAAAACTTTTAAAAACAGAATTATAAAAGTTTTTGATAATGACTTAAAAATAAATGGCAAAATAGATACTAAATATATGATTATTTTTGTTAAGTGTTTGAGAATGACAGCAAAGATAGGTAAAAGTGTCAATTTACAAAGATATAATGTTATAATTGAAAATTTAAAAGGAGAATAAATGTTTGAATTATCATTATGGTTAATAGGTGCTTTAAATGTTTCGGTTATGCTTGTCTTTTTTGCTGTTGTTCTGTTCGGTGGTTTTATGTTTTTTGAATCATACGATTTTATTGTTTATGAGGGTGGTAACATCAAAAAAGCATTCGAACGAAGAAAATCGTTATTTGTTATTTTAATAGTGGGTGTTTTATTTGTTATTTTAATACCTCAAAAAGATTTTATGATGTATGAATTACAAAAACATTATCCACAGCAAATAGAAATATATCATAAAGCAAATTGTAAAAAATAAAGGTTAAAAAATGAAACACTCATTTGAGGATTTTTGTGGTGTCTTGAGAAAAGACATCACTCCTTTACCACTTGATGAATTTAAAAAGACACCAAATTTAGCAAAACTATGGGAAAGGTTAAAAGAGGATGATATTAGAAAAGTGTGTTTTAAAAATGATTTAGATGCCTTTTATGAATGGTTTTATAATTTCCTAAATGATAATGAAACTTTAAGAGTATTTTATAACACTTATTTTAGTTATAAAGAATTTAAACCCATTGAAAAACTTGAAATTAAAGACGATATTGTAATTATTAAACCTAATTCACCCAGCACTTTAAGGAATATAAATCTTGAAGATATTTTAAAAAGTTCATCAAAAAACAATCCTACAATTTTTGATAAATACAAAGCAGCACTTGAAACGGGTAAAAATATGAGGTCAATTACAATGCCTTCTGTTTTTTCAAACAGCATTAAAGGGATTTATAGATCTTTTGCTGTAACTTTAAAAACTGTTATAATGCTCCCATCAATTTTTTCACCTAATACTTATTACACTCTTTTAGATGAAGTGTATAAAATGGTTAATAAGGAAAAGGTCAATGTTTTAATTCCCACAGCAAGTTGGTGTTCTCCTGTGATAGCAATTGATAAATCACCTTTAAGGGGTAAGACCAATAAATACCACATAATAGATGTCCAAGAAAATGTTTTAAAAAATTGTATTGAACTACATAAACTTGAGAATGTGTTTGATGAGTTGCCAGAACTTAAAACTTTTTGCATACCATCTGAAAAAATGGATAAGGTTATAGATAACGATTATGATATTGTTTTCTTTTGCCCACCTTATTTTGACTTGGAATCATATGATGGGAATTTACAAAGTATAAATCTTTATCCTACTTATGAAGAATGGTTAGATAAGTATTGGAGAAAAACAGTTGAAAATTCATTCAATTCACTAAACAAAGGTGGAATATATTCTTTCGTAATATCGAAACAAATTGATGGAAAAGAAATAGGACAAGATTTACTTGAAATAGCAAAAGAGAAATTTGAATTCATTAGGGAAATTAAAATTTTTTACAAAACTATTGAATTGAGAAGAGTTTCTAATCAATCTTTTGAAAGGTATGAATCTTGTTTTATTTTGAAAAAAGTATAAAAAAGTTTTAAAAACTATTGACTTTTTTCATCTTTTTTGTTATAATTATAATATAAAACAAAAGGATAGCACATGAAAGATTTATTTATAAAAATAAAAAATGATTATATGAATGTATTAAAAGAAACAATCGTTCCAAGTGAAACATATCATTTTGAAGATGACACTTGGACACATACTTGTTTGGTATTTGCTTTAGCAAAAACAGACTTTATGAAAAAAGTTGGATTATTACACGACTTAGGAAAACCTGCGGCAAAATTCATAAATGATAAAGGAAGAACATTATATTCAGGACACGAGCATTTATCGACTTTAATTGCTATTGACTACTTAATGGGAGATAAAGGTCATTTGAGTCCTGAAGATATAGATATGCTTTACACTATAAACTATCACGGAGTTTTATGGCAAAAAAGTGAAAGACAAATTAAACAATACTTTAAACATAACATTAAACTATTAAAAAATTTATATGAGTTCAGAAAGTATGATATTGCTGGAAATATATGTTTTGAATACCAAGAAGGAAGGGATGTAAAAGTTGAATTAGAAGAAATTGATTTACCTAAAAAAGATAGTAATAAACCTACTATCCATTTAATGGTTGGGTTACCTGGTTGTGGAAAATCTACTTACATAAATGAAAACTTAAATGAACTTGAAGTGTTAAGTAGAGACAGTATTTTAGTTGAATATGGTAAAGAAAAATATAACACAGACAACTATAATGAAATCTGGAAAAATTTAACGAGTGAAGACCAAAAAGAAATAGATAAATTACTACAAAAAAAGAATAGTGAATTGTTGAGAGCAAGAAAAGATTTTGTTATAGACCTAACAAATCTTTCAATCAAGAGTAGAAAAAAATGGTTCAATAAAAATTTTAATACTAAAATTTATGTGTCACTTATAGGGTTGAATGAATTGAAAAAAAGAAATGAGACAAGAGAAGATAAAAATTTATTTCACTTGTGGAAAGTTATGGGTAAAAATTTTGAGTTGCCTTTACTGGGAGAAGATAATAGTGTTTATGAAATAGAATATATTTTTTAAAAATTATTTTCTTTTCAAAAAAAGTATAATTATAAAAAAGATTATAAAAAATTTATTTTTAGTTAATTTTTCTTTTCAAAAAAAGTATAATTATAAAATAGATTATAAAATAAAAATTCAAAAAAAAGGATAAAGATGAAACCTAATTTCATTCCAAAAAATAAAATGTTACTTTGCATCCGCGAAGCAGAAAAAGAAGATGAAGTTAAATCTGAATCAGGTATTATTTTAGCAACTACAAAAACAGTTTCATTTACTGAAAATGTTAAAGTGGCAAGAATAGCAAAAGGGTTAGAGTATTGTGAAGATGATATTATCACTATCAAAAAAGGTGAAGGGATTCCTATTATTGTCAATAGTGAAAGATATATATTAATCCCAGATGAAATTGTTTTAGGTATTAATAATGAAGCAGAGTTCAATGAAAAATTGGATAATATAAACGAAGATAAAGAAGATGAGGAGAATGAAAATGAAAAATAATGTTGAAAATTTCGAAGAGGTTTTAGGTGATGTCTTTTCAAAAATTTTAGGAGTGGATATCAATTTGATCCACATTGATGAAGTTTTAAAAGAAGAACAAGAGTGTAACGATTGTGAAGAATGTGAAGAATGTAACGATTGTGAAGAATGTGAAGAATGTAACGAGTATGAAGAATGTGAAGAATGTGAAAACAATAATTCTGATATTGATACACTTACGAGTATGAGAGATAGATTTGACTTGGCAGAAAGTAGATTTTTCGATTTAGAGGAAGGACATTTGAGTATTGAAACTACAAGAAGATATGTGAGTCCAAAAACAAATGAAATGAGTTTTGAATCTATTACGGAGTTAAAAAGTTCAAGTAATGAATTGAAAACGATTGCCAGAAGAACAACCAAAGAAACATTTATCATTAATGACAGTGAAGTTGAGGAAAACGAAGTATTCAAAAAAGAAGATGATGCTTATGTTTGTAAATCGACACGGGTTGAAGAATGTGATGGTAGAATTTACAAGAGCGAAATAGAAGTAAATGTCGAGTTTTTTGATTGCCAAGAATTTTCTGACCTTGGCAATGTTTAGAATTTTCGTGGTTTTTTAAGTCTAATTTATAATTATTCATAAAAATTGTTTAAATAAATTTAAAAGGAATAATTATGGATGTAATTTTTACAAGATGGTTAGAAAAAAAGAAAATCATCAAAGAAAGTAAATTGTTAGATTATATTGAAAAAAATAATCTTAAGGAGAAACTTCAAAAAATAGAACCTCAGAAATTTGTTTTTTCAAGTATTAAATGGAAAGAACTTGATGAAAAAATAGATGTTCTAGAAGTGCATAATGAATGGTTAAAAGTAACCAAAAAGTTTAATGTGAAATTTTTTGAGGAGAACCCAACTAAAAATACCACCATACCAGACAAAGAAGTAGCACTTTACGAAGTACCAAAAGAAAAAGTGGAACAAGTTGAAGAAAATGAGGTTAGTAATAGGGTTAGTTGCGAAACTAATAAGAAAGATGAACCTATTAAAGGTGGTTTGAAAGCGATACCTTCAAAACTTATAAACTTTTTTAAGAAAAGATGAAAAAGTCCTTGACTTTTTCAAATTTTTATATTATAATTATAACATCACATGATAAATAAAAAGGAGCATAAATGAAAAATTGTATGATAAAACAAAATGTAGCAATGAAATTGTTTAATGGTTTAGTTAAGGATGACGAAACAGACTTAAAAGAAAAGAATTTACAAAGATATTCTATGGATTTATTCTCAAAAGGTGTTTATTTTGATTTTTCAGGAATGAGCGATAAATGTTTAAGTGCTGCTTTTGATGTTGTTTCAAAGTATTATATTTCAAATAATGAGTTGAAAGAAACATTTTTTAGAAGATGGGAAGATGTTGTCAATAGTGAAGTTGAAGGAACAAGAATATTTTATCAAATTCTCCATTACTTGACAGGAGTAAAACCCACGGATTTTGAAGAGGATGAAGGTGTTGTAGAATTCTTAAATGGTTATGAGATTAAAACAATCGAAGTAATGAGTGAAAATGAATTTTTTGAAAAACTATTTCAAGTTATTAGACAAAACATCGCATTAGATAATGATTTAGTATATGAAATTGCTGATATTTTATCTGAAAAGATTGAGGGTTCAATTAAAGATAAATACAATCTAATTCAAAAATGGGATATCGGTAGCAAAGACTTAAAAATGTCGGTATTAGACAAAGTAGGTATTCCTGCAAAAGGTGAAGACTTCTTCAGAATGATTGCTAACAGATATCAAATGCCATTTGTTAAAAATATAGAATTCCAAGAGTTAGTGTCGAGAAAAGATTTTTCAAATGACCTTGAAAGACATATCGAGTTATATGGTTATAAACCCTTTGCTGAAATTTTCAATAGATATAAAGAAATTTTTGTAATGATGAAAAACTTATATAATAGAAGTATTATAAACAAAATTTCAAGATTATCTAAAAAATACCATAAACCTGTTAAAACAGCAGAATATTTAATGGTAACTTCTAAAGAACATTCAAAAAGTGAAATCAAGTCAATCATTAAAGAAATGGATATTAGTTACATTTTAAAACTTTATAGAGCAGTTAATACAAGACTTCTAACAAATGATGGCGACTTGATACAATATCAAGTTAGAAATGGTAAAACATTTTTAGACAGTTATAACAAAAAAGTAAGCAATGAATATCTTAAAATGGTTAAAAAAGTTATCATCAAAAGACTTTCTAAAAAGTTAAACAAAAAACTTAAAGAAAGTAATATCAAAATCATAGGGTTTGATAGTAACATAAAAGTCGCATTACCTGAGAGTGGTAAAAAGTTTGTAGGTAATTTTCCTTTTGGAAGTAAAATTGAAATAAGCAATAATCCTGTTGTAGGAATTCATTGGTTCAATCTTGACTTAGAAGATACTTTATCGAGTAGGGTTGATTTGGATTTAAGTGCCACAAATAGTGTTGCCAAAATCGGGTGGAATAGTAATTGGACAGGTAATGCCACTTATTCAGGAGATATTACAAATGCACCAAGACCAAATGGAGCAACAGAATTATTGAAATTCAAAACAAAAAATTTGTTTAATGTTAAGGTGAATCTATATACTGGAACTCATCCTGATTTGAATTACAAATTTTTCATAGGTGATGCTGAAGATATAGTCAATAACAGAATGTTAGAGAAGAGTCAAATAGTTTTCGAGACAAACATCAAACCTAAAGATAGAGAAGAAACGATTGGTATTATTGATAGTGATACATTTTATTTTTTAGCAAACAATAAAATGACACAAGTTTCAGGACAAGATCCATTAGGGGTAGAAGATATGTTAAGAAGACAACTTGACTCATATCTATATTTCAACGACTTAGAACTTGAAGAGATTGAAGAAGATGAAGAAACAAGAGTGTTAGATTTAAGAAACCCAGAAATGGGACTATTATTAGAACTTGTTTCTTAATCAAATTAACTTTAAAGGAGAAGAAATGACAAAAGAAGTGAATATACTTTTAGATAAAATAGTTTCAAATGAACCGAATGAATTCATCATAGCAAACCCACAGACGGATTTTGATTTTGGAATGAGTGTATTTTGTATTATTAGAAAGGTCGATACAAAAAATAAAACCATTAAAGATATTGATGCTGGAAAGATAGATATTAGTGATAAAATCACATTAGTAAATCTTAAAGATTATAAATATGAGGATTAGTAATGGTTGAGTGGAAATTTAAAGAGTGGAGAGAGTTATCACTTATGCGAAGTGATGGTTCGTCGTTTTATGACGACTTGCATTCTTTTAGAGTGTATAGAAGAAAATTAAAAAAGTCAATTATGACAAAGTATGAAGTCTGGAAGATATTAAATTTGGGACAGTCAAATTTTGACTGTAATAAAATGAATAAAATACAAAATCTTCATTACAAAAATAAACATCATAGAAGAAAGAATGAGATAAAATATATGTTTAGAGAAAAAATGATTAAGGAGTTACGAAATGAGTTATCCTAATGATGAGAATTTAGTTTCAAAGGATATTGTTAATGCTTTACTTGAAGTTGTTAATGAAGATGACTTAAAAGCAAAAAAGACAAAAAAGAAGACACCAATACTTAAAAAAGATATAGTTAAAACATTTAATAATATCTGTAAATTTATGTGTGGTATTGAAAATGTAACTTATAAAGAAGAAGATAAAGGGTTTGATAGAACACCAATCGAAAGATATTTTTGTTATTATTCAGTAAAAACGAATGAATTTGAATTTTTAGTGAATGTTGCCTTGATGAACATTATTACAGAAATGATGATAGATGAGGAAGATTGTTTCTTAACAAGAAATGTAATTGACGATTTTTCAATAGACGGGGCAAGAGTTATTTTTGAAACTTTATTAAAAGAGTTAGGGTTTGAGGAACAAATTGATAACGGCATAGAAGTAAAAATTAAAAGTGATTATAATTTAAAAGGCAATAAAACCTTTTATGAATTCAAGATAAACGAATTCAATGGATTAGTTTGTATAAAAACAAAAAAGACGAAAAATAAAAATAAAAGTAAAAAGGATGTAAAATGAAAAAAATGTTATTATTAGTTATGGTTGTGGCAGGGTTATTTGGTGCTGAGTATAAATGTGTTTCAACTCAAAAACAAGAAAATGGAGTAATGCTTAGTTGGAAATTTAAAGATAAACTGCTTGTAATAGAAGATAAATATAAAGTTAAAATTGCTATCACTGATGGGACAGAAAATGCTACAGGAACTTGTTACAATACAGGTGAAAAGTTAAAAGTTGGAAAAAACAATTATAAAAAGTTCAAAAATAGTGATGTGACAGTTTATGTGAGTGAAGACGAAATCAAAAATGGCATTTATTTAATAACGATTAAGACACCAGGCACAATGGAGGGATTTGCTTGCACGAAATCAAACATTTGAAGCAGTGTTTGAAGCAGTATTTATAATTAAATAATTTAAAAATTAAGGTTTTTAAAAATGGTTAGACATATTAACACCTCTTCTAATAAACATATTAAGGCAATTATTTCAAAATTTGAATTGAAATCTTTGCTAATGATAAATAAAAATTCAAATGATTTTTCAAGTTATAATCTTATTTCAATATCAAATGACAATTTTATTACCCAAGATGAATATAAGAAATTTAATAGTGTTCTTAGAATTCATTTTTGGGATGATATTGATAATGAAACTATTAAAAAAATCATAAAATTTTCAAGTAAAGATAATCTTATTATTCATTGTGATGCAGGCGAAAGCAGAAGTGCTACTGTAGCAATGGCAATAACTTATAATAAATGTTTAAAAAAATTAGATGAGTATAATTTTGAAAAGTTTTCAAAAGAATGCTCAATTTTACAAAATGTAAGATATACTCCCAATATGGAAGTTTTTAAAAAAATAGTTAATTATTACAAACAGCATTACATAAAGATATAATATAAGGATGTAAAAATGAAACTTTTACCTGTTCTCTTCTGTTTCACTTTATTATTTGGTTATAGGGTTGAGTATAATGGATTTACCACCCTCAACCTTGACAATAATGGCAACTTAGAAATTCCCGGAACAATGACTTCGTACTTCATTTCCACTGACCGTTCTTCAATTCTTTCAAGTCAAGTCAAAACAGATACACCTGACGAAGATACCAATATAACGATAGATATAAACATTTCAAAAAAATTACCTGACGATATAACTATAAATTGTAAAACTTATTCTTTATCTGCTGAGGATGGAATTGACTATACCGAGTTAGATAAAAACATCACTATAAATTCAGATGGAACAGGAACGACAGTTGATATTGAAATAAAATCAGATGGTAATACAGGTCAGAATAGGGGATTCATAATTCAATTAGAAGCAGTCAATAATGAAAAAATGATTAAAGAAAAAAGTAATATATACATTTTAATTAGAAAGAAAGATACAAATGATGAAGACAACGATGACGATGGGTATTCAGGATGGTTTTAATTTTACTTCTTCTTTCTTTTTTGTCTGCTTCAGAAAAATTATATTGTGAAAATTCAAAACTTTCTCTTGAAGGTTCAACTGCTAAAACCTGCTTTCACTTTAATCCACTTCCCATTGGTAGTGGTACATTTAAAGGAAGTGAGATAAATACTACTTTAAAACACCCATATGGAATAAAAATTTATAGATAAATTTAAAATTTTTATAGATTTTACTTGACAAATCTATTTCTTTCTGTTATAATTATAATATAAATTAACAAAAGGAGACACGATGAAAAGCATAAAAGAATTAAAAGAAGAAATTTATGAAGACTTAAAATATGTAGAACATTTTTATGATATTAGATTAAGTGAAACACTAGATGAGAAAGCAAGTTATGTTTATGATGATATTTTAAATCAATTATTCCATATTTCAGAAATTGAATGTGAAAGCGAAGATTATACTTATGTAACTTTATTGAATTTATAATAAAAAACATTAAAAAACACTTGACTTTTAATTAAATTTTAGTTATAATTATGATATAAAACAAAAAGGAACCACATGAAATTTAAAACACTAAAAGAAATTGAATATGATAAAATCACTAAACAAATGGTAATGAGTTTTTTGGGTGGTTATGTATCTTATGACTTATTTTCACTTATTGTTGAAGCAGATGATTGTTTATATTATGAAAATAGAGATTTAAAAATAATTAAAAACAGAATTGGGAAAGTAATTTCAAAAACAAAATTTAAAGATTATGAAAAATTTTATAAAGAATATAAAAGAAGCATTGATGAAGGTTTATCATATCCATATTTTGATATTGATTTTGAAGTACCTGATTCAATTATTCCAAAACTTGAAGAAGAATTATCAAGATTATTTTATCATAATTTAGAGGATGTTTATGACAATGGTCTAAAAATCACTAAAATGGAAAAAACTTTTGATGAATACATTTCAATATCTACAAGTGCGAGTGTAAGCACGACCAATTATATTTTTGATATTGAAAAATATGGGCAAATTACAATAACTGACACAGATATTAATAGGGTTTAGTTGTTAATTGTGGTAAAATTTTTTAAAAATTTTTAAAAACACTTGACAAATTAAAAAAAATAAGTTATAATTATAATGTAAAAAGAAACAAAAAGAAACAAAATAAAACAAAAAGGAAGCACATGAAATTAACAATCAAAACAAATGACAAAAAAGTAAAAAGTATTTTAGAAAACGAGTTAATGGGTCAATTTAGCGATGGTTATTGGGAAAATAGTAGAAATCAATTATGGAAACATTTAGATAAAGTGGTTTTAACTGAAAATGAAAACGGATTAGAAGGTCAAGATTTTATGGTTAGAAGAGCAAAATACTCTATGTATAATGTTGAAAATAGAGAACTATTAAAACACATCGGTGCGAGAATGACTGGGTTAGTAGCATTCGCAGATTTACTAGAAGAAAATGATAGTTATGAATTAAAGTATGCCGTTGAATATCTTTCAGAAATTGCTTGGGGAACAGATGGTTTTGAAAAAAGAATAACATCATATAAACCTGTAAAAGTAACACTTGATATGGTAACTCAATTAAGAGAAAGAATGAGTTACAGAAAAGACGAAAAAACTAAAAAAGCAATTGACTTATTAGAAGAATATATTTCAAAAAATGAAGTTGTATTAGATGTAAATGAGTTAAGAAAAACACTTAAAAGAACGAATGAAGTGCTTAGAACAGCACTTTAATTTTTAATTCAAATCAATAAAGGATGTCGCATGAAAAAAATCAATAACTTTGAATCAGATCTTAGATTAAAAAAAGTAAATTCAAAATCATTTTTGAAGGATTTATCAAAAGAACAATATAGTAAAGAAGGCAATTTGAGAATAGGTAAAAGTGAAGTTGAAAGACTTTATAAACAATATACATATACACTGTTTTGTAACGAAACTTATATGTTTAATATGGTTACAATGTCTATGATGTTATTAACAAAAATCTTTTAATCGATTAAAAAGTTTAAAGAATATTAAAGGGAAAAAATGAAATTAAAAATTATTGAAAACATTATAAAATCATTTCACAAAGTTTGTATAAATTTAAGTGATATTGAAGACATTTCATTCGGAAAAATTGAGTGGAATCAACTTAATAGATTCCAATGTTTCTATTCAATAAACATCAAAGACATTGAAGTGCTTGTAGATATTGAGTTAATGAATGCGATGGTAGATGCGATAGTTGATGAGCAAAAATTCCTTGAACATAACAATATCATTGACGAAATTTCAATAGAAGGTGCAGGATATATTTTTAATCAAGTGTTAAAAGAATTAAACAATGAAGATTTTAAAATAGATATCAAAAGCGATTTTAATTTAGAAGGTGACAAAACTTATTATAGATTTAGTATAGATGATATAGATGGATATATTTGTATTATTGAAAAATAAATAATTCAAAAACATATGAAGGAACTGAAATGAATAAGAATATTCTAGATAAAAACAATGAATTCAAACAAGTAGAAAAACAATATGAAGTAAATGTACCAAATGACTTGCACCTTATGGTTAGACTTGATGGACATAAGTTTAGTAAATTCACGAAAGGACTTACTAAACCTTATGATTTGTTTTTAGCAAGAGTTATGAAAAAAACTATGATAAGTCTTGTTAAAAAATTCAATGCCAATTTGGGTTTTACAGGTTCGGATGAAATCACTCTTTATTTTCCAAAATGTAATGAAAAACAAACTCATCCATTCGGTGGTAGAGTTCAAAAAATGGCAAGTCTTTTATCGTCATATGCCACACTTGAATTTGACAATTTTTGGAAAGAAGAAAGACTTGATTGTCAAAGTAATTGTGATGACTTCGGTTGTATTAAAACGAGATTAAACAAAGAAGGGCAAGCATTTTTTGATGCTAGAGTGTTTGGTGTCGAAACACTTGAAGAAGTGTTTGAGAATTTCAAATGGAGAAATCACGATGTATTTAGAAATGCGAAAACAGGTTTTGCCCAGGCATATTGTAGTCATAAAGAGTTGCAAGGGAAAACTGCCAATGAGCAAGTAACATTGACTTACGAAAAATACAATAAAAGTTTTGGGGAAAGTCCAAAGTGGTTCAAGTATGGTACATTTTGTAAGAAAGAACTTTATATGAAAGAAATAAAAAAAGAAACAGAAAAAGAAACAGAAAAAGAAACAGAAAAAGAAACAGAAAAAGAAACAGAAAAAGAAACAGAAAAAGAAACAGAAAATGGTTTAGTTAAAAGAAGTAGAATTACGAGTTGGAATGAATTACTTGAAGATTTTAAACCTGAACTATTTGATAAATATACTAACGAAAAAGAATATAGTTGAAAGAAAAAAGTTATGGTATTATACCTTATAAAATAGATTTTAAGAAAAATGAAGTGAAAATACTTTTAACGAAGACACATAAACAAGCGAAGTCTTATGATTTTATTAAAGGTAAAATTGAAGAGAACGAAACGATTAAAGAATGTGTCGTTCGTGAAGTTGAAGAAGAAGTAAATATCAAGTTAAATAAAAATGAATTAGAGGACTTTATTTTACAGAAGAATAAGAAAAAAGATATTGGATTGTTTTTTGTTAGTTTCAATGGTAAAGATATTGACTATTCATTCTTCCCAAATAGAGAAATTTATGGATTAAAATGGTTTAATGTGAGTAACTTACCTAGAATATCAAACAATCAAAGTAAAATTGTTACTTCGATTCTACAAAAATTCTGGAAATATAGATAAAATTTATAAAGGAAAAATTATGGAATGTTATACTGGTTATGCTTTTATAGCAATGTTATTCACTTACTTATTTTTTAGTGCTTACCTCAACTATGAAACTAAAAAATTAAAAATTAAATCAGATATTCAAGTTGAAAAAATAAGAACAGAAGTTTTGAAAAAACAAAATCAACTTTTAAATGATATAAACAAAAAATTAGAAAGGAAATAAGATGAAATACGACTTTTTAAAAAGAAGAAACTTTTTTGAATGGAATGAAAATACACCACTTATAATTGGTGCGATACTTGTAATAGTTATGATGTTTATTATTATTTTTTCAAATTCAAGTAAAAAAGTTATGACCGATTTTAATAGTGGTAAAACTTTTAAATGTTATGAAAAAAATTATTATATTGAAGTGAATAAATCCAATTCAAAAATTGATAAAAAATATATTTATTATACTGATGGTTATAAACATTATTTATTTCCATTATGTAAATGTGTAATAAAAAATTGAACCATTTTAAAAGTTAAATCATAATTGAATTTTTTTCGGTTGTGGTTTTGGTTTCAATTATAATTATAGTTGGTTTCAATAATGATATTTTCAATATGTTTTTAATAATCGTTCAGTAGTAGTTCAGTAATGGTTCAATCACGGTTTGATAAAATGGTTTCAATTTTTCATAAAAAACTTTTAAAATTTTATTAAATTTTTTCAAAAAACACTTGACAATTAAAAATTTTTTTGTTATAATTATAATGTAACAAGTTAAAAGTTACGATAAACTAAACAAAAAGGAATCACATGAGAAATAGAAATACAAAAACATTGACACTTGAAATCATTGGTAGCAATAAAATCAGTTATGTAAAAGTAAAAGGTGGTTATAAAGAAGCAGTTGAATTCATTGAAACACATTGTCCAGATTGTAAGTTATGGACAATCAAAGGTTGATAAAGGAGAAACAATGAAAAAAATTAAAATCAAATATTATTATGAGAATATAAGTAATAAAAAAATCACAACTAATATATTGGATATTCTAGATATAGAATCTGGTGTTTCAAGTCTTGAAAACGACCATTTGAAATTACGAAAAAGATGTCTTTTCACAGGTATAACAGACAAAGATGGTAATGAAATTTTTGAAGGGGACTTGATTGAAAAGTCGATACCTACAAGTCGTAATGATTTTGAAGGGGCACCATCTTATTTTGAAGTCGTATATCATAAACCAACAGCGAGTTTCGGTTTGATAAAACTTAAACGACCAATAAATAGAAATTTTGTGATAGGTCTAGATGAGGGTTCAGCAAGATATTATAAGGTGATTGGAAATGCCTATGAAAATTATGATTTTTACTTATCAAAGACAAGTGAAGAAGAGTAAAAAGTAAGAAGTAAGAAGGAGTAAATATGGGAAGTTGTGCGAATTATAAAACAAATGTATGTGTAAAAGTTAAAGCAATAAAAGATGATAATGGTGTTTTATGTAAAGAAAAAAAATTAGTTTTAAGTGGTAAAGGATTTTCAAGAGAAAAAACTTTTAATCTTTTTAGAGAGTTGAAGAAGGATTTTTTAATTACAGATGATGAAGGTATAATCGACACGACAGTAACTTGGAAAGATGAGTACGAAAATATGCCATTAGAACAATTCAAAGAAGAGTTTTATGATGAAGCATTTTGCGAGTTTTATACAGGAGATGATAGCAAGTATTATAATGTGGAAGTTTATGCCTTATCCGAATATAAAGTCGATAAAAAGCAATTAGAATTGTTAAGTAAAGAAGATAAATTACTTGAAAATGGGTATATAGTTTTCAAAACACCGGAATTCTGGAAAGAAATATATTATGAAGCAGATAATAGAACTTATAGAGATATTACATTTGAATTATCAAAGATTATCAAAATTTGTTTAAACAATAATTTTGAATATCGTGTGATTATTGAAGGTGATGGTTATTGTTAAATTAAAGGGGACTTTATGAATTATTTATTAATTTATTTATTACTTTATTTATATATTTCATTTTCATTGTTATTAGTGTGTCTTATGAGTGAAAAAAATGGAAAAATAGTTTTGAAATTAAAAAAATGGAAACAATATATAACAATGTTTATACAAATTATTTTTTTGTCAATCCCCATCATTGTTTTATCCATTTTAATGATAATGTTTATCGTAGTAATGTTTTTAATAATGTTACCTATATTTTTTATATTATCTTCAATCTATATAAGTATTAAAAATTTTAAAGGAATAAAATGAGAATAATAAGTATTGAACTGGGCACAAATAAAAAATGGTTCAATAGGGAAAAAATTTCAAGTTTAGATGAGTTCAAAAATGTTAAAAAGAAGTTTGATGAATATATTCTAGATAGATATTCATATGAGATAAACACAAGAACCATTCAACGACAAATAGAAGATGAATTTGATATTTTTGTAAAAAATTATTTCCATAATGTTAATATGGATATATCTTTTGATGATATTGCTTCTTTAAGTTTTTCAAAAAATGGAATGTTTATTGTACCATTATCAAATATAGCAGGTATGGTGTTTTTTACAGACAAGAGAAAAGAATTTTGGGATGAGTTTGTCAAGTTGTGTAATTTTAGACAAAAAGATAAGTTAATTAAAACTTAAAAATTTAGTATAATAAATAATCAAAAGGAGAAAAAATGATTATAAAAATTAAATCCTATAAAGACAAAACTATTACATTTATAGAAGCGCCCAAAATTATAACAGACGAAGAATATAATCAAGTTGATGTGGTGGATGATAAAATAAAAACATATTATTTATACAAAAACGATAAAATTACAATTTATGATAATGGAGTTAAATTGTTTTCTTATAAAGTGAATGGAAAAAATAAAACAAAAAAATAAAGGATTAAAAATGGAAAAAGATTTAGAAACATATAGTTATAAAGAAAAATATGGGATCGATAACATTAAAATAGGGCAAATTATGGTAATTGAATTGAATGACAATTTTATTCCAGCAGTTGTAGTAAGCATAAAAGCAAATGACCCACACTTTTTTAACACTTACAAAGTGGTATTGCTTGAAGAAGATTATGTTGGGAATTTTTATAGGACAGGTGTTTATTTGGACTTTTTACCAATTTGGAGAAGAGTGGTTCAAAATAAAGAAACTCAAAAAACTTGTAAAAAGATTTTAAAACAATATAGGAAAAAATATAATGAATTCAATGAAGCAGAATTCAATGAAACGATTGAATATGAACTAAAAAATCCAGAGTACAAGCATTCAAAATTAAATTTATATCCTACTTCTTATGGTGCCTTTGTAGAAGAATTTGGACTTCAATTTGATGCAAAATATAGTGTAGATGTAGGACACTTACATTATATTAAAAAACATAAAGATGGTTGTGCTAAAATTATAGGATTAAAAGAGAATGAAATTTAAAAATGGTTTAAATGAATTGTTCTATGCCATTAAATAGAAATAAAAGAAGGAATTGGAATGTTAAAGGAAATTATAAAAAGTCTGATGGAAGCATCAACTATTACAAGAGGTAACCTTGATTGGGATCAGGTTAAAGATAATGTAAGAATCGAATTGAATGGTAAAGTAGGATATGGTTTATTAGCAGATGATTTTTTAGAAATTGGTTTTGTTAGTTCATCTAAATCTCCAGATATTCTTTTTGATGTTAGATTTGAATCTAAAAAAGGACCTCAAATAAAAGATGTCGATTTTATTATTTATAATGAAGTTACAGACGATAAAGAAAAAGTAAATGTTAAATTAGAAAAGTATAAAATATATCCAATCGTTTTTCAAGAAACATCAAAACACGATACATTCAGTGAAGTGGTTTTTTCAAATGTTGATTTAAAAACATTATCAAAAGACGATTATTTTAAAGAAAATTTTGTTATTGAGGGTAAAGTTGTTAAACCTATAAAATTTGGTAAAACTTTAAAATTTAGAAACTACTTAAAAGATAATGGATATGAATTGACAGAAGTTAATTTGATAGAAAATTTAAAACCTTTTTTAGAAGAAGTGTTAAATAAATCTTAAACAATATAATTTTATAAAGGGGGAAAAATTATTTTCCCTATGGTTATGAAGGATTAAAATGAAAGATTTGAATTATAAAGTTAAATCAGCAGGAGTACCATATAAAGGAAGTAAAAGACAACTTATACCACACTTGAATAAAATCTTAGAAAATCACATAGATTTATTCGGTAATGATATTGTCATTTATGACCTATTCGGTGGTGGTGGTAGTGTTTCTTTTTCACTTGCTCAGCACCCAAATGTTAAAAAAGTTATTTATAATGAATTAGATAAAGATTTATTTGACTTTATAATGTTTTTAAAGAATATAAGTCAAGAAGAATTTTATGAAAGATTTATGAAACCTTTCTTTAGAAGGGATTATGAGTTCAAAGATAAAAACGAAAGAATCTTTTTTGAAAAATGTTATAGTTTTGGAAATGGTGGAGTAAGTTACATTTATGGAAAGCATAATGAAAAAATGAAAGAGTATTTTCATTTAATAATTAGAGATAATGATAAAAAAATTATTGATAAATTCCAAGACGAAATAAAAGTTATTCCAGAAATGTATGATATTTTAGAAATGGGTATTCCAAAAAATATGGAAGAATTTCAACTTAGAAAATTAAAATTACAAGGAATTGTGGAGCCTTATATACCATCTAAAAGATGTATGTTACAGCACTCTAATAATATCAATCTTTTATATAATGTTATACCATTTATCAAAAATGAAAAGATAGAATTTCATAATAAAAGTTATCTTGACTTTGAAAATTTTGAAGAAAATGCTTTCATTTATTTAGACCCTCCTTATCAAAATACAAGTGGATATAATGTAGATTTTGATTTTGAAAAATTTAAAGAATTTATATCAACTCATAAATGTTATGTTTCTGAATATAATCTCGAGCATAAAGATTATGAAGTAATTTTTGAAAAACTAAAAAGAAACATTGGTGGGGTTGCTACCGAAAAAATTTATGCTCATAGATATTTTATAGAAAAAACAAATGATAAATCAAGGGAGACAAATGGATTATTTTAGTGTAACTTTTTTCATTTATCTTTTAAGATGGATTTTTAGTGCTTTTATTATGATGATACCATTATATTTTCTCGTGAAATATGATTGCTGCCCATCTAAATATCAAGAATATATTCACTTGATAATCGTTCAAGTAATAGGAGCATTTTTATTATTTCCGATTGACACTTTTATATTTTCATAAGGGCAAGTATGCATTCAAGTATGAAATATAAACACTATCGTAACAATAAAATTTATACAATTCTAGATAAATGTAAAATACAAATAAACGACGAATGGATTGATGCCATTATTTATACTGATGGTAACTTGAAGTTTGTCCGAAGTGAAAATGAGTTCAAAAAAAAGTTTTTTCCAGAAAAAGAGCAATAGTTGAAATTTATATGATAATTTATGATTTAAACAGTACCACTGTTTATCATATTGTTATCGTTGATATTATAAAAGTATAGTGTTGGTTTATAGTGTTGGTTTATAGTGTTGTTATCATTTATAATTATAATGGTTGTTATATGGTGTTGTTTATAATGATGAAATAAAAACTTTTGAAAAATTTTTGAAAAACATTTAAAAACACTTGACTTTTAAATCAAAATGTGTTATAATTATAATATAAAAAGAAATAAAACAAACAAAAGGAAGACAAAATGGAAATAAGAGCAAATGTTTTAACTTGTGAATGTATAACAAAAGATGGAAAAAAAGAATACTTAATAGAAACAGAGGAATTTGACGGAGACAGATTATGTATGAATTTTCAAGTTGAAAATGATGGAACAGAAGATTCAGAAGAATATGTTGAAGTTAGAAGAGTTTTTTATATATAAAAGGAATATCACATGAAAATAAGAATTAAAACTTGGGAAGAGATGGAAAGTATTTACGGAACAGATATCGATGGAGATATATGTGTTGAAGGTGAAGAAGCATTTACACAAGAAATGGAAGAGTTTTGTGGTAAAGAAGTAGAAATTGAAAAAGATGAATTCGGAAGAGTATTAGCATTTGACGAAGATTGTTATAGTTGGAATATCAAATCATATATGGTTGATGATAGAGATTTAGATAAATTTTTAAATCTTTTAAACGATTAAAAAATAAAAAAACACTTGACTTTTAATTAAAAAATTGTTATAATTATAATGTAAAAAGAAACAAAAAGGAATATCACATGAAAACAAGAAATGAAATTTTAGAAATGGTTAATGAAAAATTAAGTCCTTACGGAAGACTATTATTTTTAACAAAAAGTGGAAGTCAATTATATGGTACTAACACACCAGAATCAGATACAGATTATTTAGGTGTATTTTTAGCAAGACCAGAATATCATTTAGGATTTAAAAACATTGATGAGGTTGATTTATCAGAAGTAGTAAAAGATGCGAGTGGTAAAAATACAAAAGAAGCATTGGATTGTAAAGTGTATGAATTGAAAAAATTCTTAAAACTTGCCGCTGAGAACAACCCAAACATCGTGGAATTACTTTTCGCACACACAAACCCAGAAGCAGTTGTTTATAATACACCTGAGTTTGAAATGTTTCAAAATAATAGTGAGTTATTTATCAATCAAAGAGTGTTTCATTCGTTTATGGGGTATGCGAAAAGTCAATTAAAAAAAGGTAAAAACAAAGCAGTTAATTACAAAGATTTAATTACATTACAAAAAACATTAGAAGAGTTTTTACAAACTCACGATAATAATATGACATTAGGTGAAGTTCAGCATTACAATGAGTTTGCTCCTTTCAAACACTTATTCAAAAAAGATGGTGTAGTTGTGAGCAACTTATCGTTTCCAAGAAACTTATTCATCAAAAAAGCAAATAAAATGATGAAAGAAAAAATTGCTTCATCAAGTCATAGAGCAGCACAATGGAAAGAAGTTGGATATGATGCCAAATTTTTTATGCACTTATTTAGACTTTTAGAAGAAGGAAGGGATTTAATCGTAAATAAAAAATTAAACTTCCCACTTGAAAATGCCGAAGAACTTAAAAGAGTTAGAAATTTAGAATTTACACTTGAAGAACTTGAAGAGAGAATGGAAGTTGAGTTTGCAAATTTCGAAAAACTTCAAGATGTAGTAAAAGATTTACCTAAAACTGCCAACTTGAATGAATTAGAAAAAATGTTTATGGAATTACTTAAAAAAGAATTTTGTAATTCTTAAATGTTGAAAACAATCAATAAAGGTGTTAAAATGAATTTCCATAATTTTTTAGAAAAATATAATATCAATAATAAAATGGTTGGATGTTATGAATGGGGTTCATTGTTATGGAAAACAATGGATGGACATTCAGATTTGGATTTTGTAGTTATAATAGATAGTTCCAAAGATGTATTTGAAAACTATACTTTTGAGAATGTTTATAATGGAAATACTTTTAAAACAGATATAATTCTTTTAAGTAATAGAACATTTGAAGGTCTTTTATGGGAACACGATGAAATGGCAATGGCACTTTATTTTTCAAGTGGTTTGATGAATTATAATCCATCATATTTTAAACTTGATTTATCAAAATTAAGAAAATCATTTTCAAAAAAGTATAATAATAGTTTTGTAAAAGCAAAAAAGAAATATATTGTCGAATATCCAAAATACCATTCTGAAATTGAGTTGAGAAAAAGTTATAAATCTTTATTTCATTGTATTAGGATTTTGAAGTTTGGAATTGCTTTAGCAAAATATAAAGATGATTTTGAAATGGATAAATTTATATATCACTTGAAAGATGATTATAAAATGGTTAAATTGATTTACGAAAATAATAAAGAATGGGAAGATATAGTCGCAACTTTTAAAAAGGTATTTAAGTATAATGAGATGGCAAGTGAATTTAGAAGACTTGCACCAAAAAAATAAATTAAATTATAAAATAAAATTTATAAGGGTATAAATGAAAATTAAAGCAGTCGGTATTCCTTATAAGGGAAGTAAAAGAAAACTTATTAAAGAGTTGAATGAAATTTTTGAAAAAATACATCAAAAAGATATAATACTTTACGATTTATTTGGTGGTGGTGGAAGTGTTTCATTCTCACTTGCCCAAAATCCAATTATCAAAAAAGTTATTTATAATGAGTTGAATAAAAATTTATTTGATTTTGTGATGTTTTTAAAGAATATAAGTGAAGAAGAATTCTTCACTAAATTTGTAAAACCTTTTTATGGTAGAAATGAAAAACCTAAAGATAATGTTGGTATAGTATTTTTTGAAAGATGTTACACTTTTGGAAATGAGGGTGGTGGATATATTTATAGTCGTGAAGTTGAAAATCTCAAAAGAAATCTACACTATATCATCATCAATAATGATGAAAATCATTTAAAAGAATTTAAAAAAAGTTTTAAAAAATTATACAATAAAGATATAAAAATTGAAGAAATTCTAGAAATGGGAATACCCAAAAACATAGGTGAAGTTCAAGTAAAAAAATTAAAACTTAATAATCTAATGAAACCTTATGTGCCGTCAGGTAGAAATTTAGTTGCTCATATAAATAACATAATTTTATTGGCAAAGACTTTACCATTCATCAAAAATGAAAAGATAGAATTTCATAATAAAAGTTATCTTGACTTTGAAAATTTTGAAAGCAACTCAATCGTTTATTTAGACCCTCCTTATCAAAATACAAGTGGTTATGATTCCGAGTTTGATTTTAGTCTTTTTGAAGAATTTATCACAAAAAATAAATGTGTTATCTCAGAATACAATCTCGAGCATAAAGATTATGAAATAATTTATCAAAAGAGTAAAAATAATATAAGAAGAAAAATGGTTCAAGAAAAAATTTATGCTCATAAAAATTATAATTATACAATTTTAAAAAAGAAAAATAAAACTTTATTTTAATAAAAAATGTTTATAAAACTTTACTTGACTTTTTATTTCTTTTTCGTTATAATTATAATATAAAACATAAACACAAAGGAGACAAAATGATTTTTACAACTTCAAACGAACATAAAATAAAAGAAATAAAAAGAATTTTTCCTGAAATAAAAATTGTTAAAGGAAGAGATTTAAAAGAAGTAAAAGGTTCAAGTGAAGAAGTGGCAACTTACAAATCACTTGAAGCAGGTAAGGGATTTGTAGTTGAAGACACAATACTTGAAATAAAAAAAGACAAAAAATTTGAAGAATTAGTAGAAATCAAATGGTTAATTAACGATTTGCCTAAATATATAGGAAAAAAAGCAAGATGGATTGTTACACTTGCTCATAATGACGGAGAATTCATCACTTTATACAGAGGAATAATTGAAGGAACAATAGGGAATCCATATAAAGTAAATGGAGAAATCAAGGGATATGGATTCGACCCATATTTTTATATAACATTTTCACAAAGTTTAGCAAAACTTGACGAACAAGGAAGAAAAGATGATTTTTCAGCAAGAAAAAAAGCATTATTAGGAATGAAAAAGAATAAAAAATATAAAAAAATAAAAATTAGTGATATCCCAAAATGGAATGGAAAATATCAAAATGAAGATTAAATGTTGAAAATTAAATGTAAGTGAAAACTATAAGGATAAAAAATGGAAATAGAAGATATGTTAGAACAAATGTTTGGTGGTAAAATTTACGAAGACAACGGAAAACCTAGAAGGAATCACTCACAAAACCACTCACAGAATCACACTCATAATTATACTTATAATAAAAGTTTAATTAGTGAAATTTATACTTTTATTAAAGGTAAGAACCCATATAAATTAAGTATATTAAAGAGTGGTACTTATGCTATCACTTTAAATGATAAAATTATAGTTAAACTTTTTTGTGAAGATTTAATAGAAGCAAAATATGAATATATTATAAAAGTTATGGAATTTTAAAAAGAGGAGAATGGATGAAAACGATTGTAACAAAATTAGGAAATGGTGGCGCTTTTAGTGAAGTTTCAAGTGCTTTTTTAATTGAAGGTGAAAAAACTATATTATTTGATTGTGGGCACGGCATATTTAGTAAAGTTAAAGATGAAGACATTGATTATATTTTTATTAGTCATACACATTTAGACCATATTTCAGACCTTGAAAGACTTATCTATTTTAGATATTTTGTAAGGGAACTTAAAACGACTATTTTATCTGGAAGTAAAGTTATTGAGGAATTGGAAAGAATTTTTAAAAATAAATTTAATTCAATGTATGTGAATGGGGAGAATAAACCTATTCAAATGGTCGAGTTTAAAACAATTAAAGAAGTGCATTTACCATTACCAATGAAAGAAATAGAAGTAAATCACGGGCCTTTTAATTGTTATGGGTTATATTTATATCACGATGATATTTTAATTAGTGGGGACACAAAAGCAAGTTATAATATATTTGAAGTTATCAAAAATCATATTCAATATGGTAACATAAAAGTTTATCACGATTTTAGTAGTGGTTTGTCGCATAACAATATCCATTGCTGTAAAGATGATTTTAATGCTATTTATTTTGAATTACTTGAAAATGAAAGAGTTGAATGGGAATTCTATCATACAGGTGAAGAAATAAAAGTTGAAGATGTTATCGATACTTCGATTTATGATGAAAAATAAAGTCAAATCACTTGACTTTTTCGTTCTTTTTTGTTATAATTATATTGTAAGAAATAAACAAAAAGGTATCGCATGAAATATATTAATTATAGAGGAAAAACATTATCATTTTACGAAGTGAATGACACTTATTTAGGTAAATACCATTTTTATAACAACGATTTAAAATCAAGTTTATTAGATTTAGATAAAATTAAAACAAGTGTTTTAACTAAAAATAGTATTTTTGAAAAATTTGATGTTTGGGATTTTAAACCTTCATCAATTTTTGATGGGAATTATATTTTAATTAAAGATTTCAATGTTGAAAAATTAAATTTTGGGGAATTTGTTATTTTTAACTTCGGGGAATATCATAAAAGAGGATTTTTTGTTTATGATGGGGTTATAGATATTAAAAACAAATTACTTTTTAGTATGGAAGAGGTTGAAACAGCATATTATTGTGAAGATTGTCCAAAAGAAATGCTAACAGGAGATAAAATCAATAAAATTTTAATTCCTACAAGTTTTAAAGATAAAAATGGAAATATAATTTTTGATAGTGATGCTTGTATTATAAATAATGTCATTTATAGGGTTGAAAATGGAAAAATAAAAAACACTAAAACGAATGAAGTTTTTGAATTAAAAAACTTTATTGATAATGAGTTTTATAGATGTATTCGAAATAAAGAATTAGTATAAGGGATAGAAAATGAAACTTTTTAATTTATTATATGACTTGAAAATAAAAACTAAAAACATATTTGAAAAAATGTTTAAGAAGACAAAAAAGGATAAAGACACTTTAAAAAGAGTAACACTTTTTTTGGATTATGCTTTTACGAATGGTGTTATCCCTATAACATTTGATGAATGGTATGATATGTGTTATTTATTATTTGAAACACCCAAAGATAAAGATGTTGTCAATGGGCATTTAAAATATCAATCAATTACCAATGTCCGAATAACTAATTCATCAACCTCAAAAATAATTTTATATGATATGGCAGGAGATTTAATGCTTCATTTAAAGGCAACTTATATGCCAACTCAAATGGATTTGGTTTTACTTGAAGAAATGAAAATAATTGAATCACTACAAAATTATTATAAACAATTTAAAGATTTACAACTGCTGGTAAATTATTCTGGAACAAATGAATTCAGCATAAAACACACTAAAAAAACACTTAAAAGTAATATAAACATTTTTTATAAGAATAATTTGGCATTTTTTGCTTCAAAAACTTTTTATCCATTATTTACAAAAACAGGTATAATACTTGAAAAAACACCTGAGTATTATACTATAAGTCATTTAAAATATACTTATAAAGGAGAAAAAATTGTTTATAATTTTTTAGTGTATGATATGAAATCATTGAAAGAAAAATGTTTTTTTATCTGGAATGTTATTGAAGAATTTGAAATGGAAGAGTTAAATAAATTAAAAGAAAGTTTAAATGATGATTATCTCGATGGAATTAAAGATTATTTTATCACTATTATAAAAGCATTATTTGTTTTACAGAATGTTGATATTGTAGAATTAAAATATGTACCATTTTCAAAAATAGTTTTTTTAGTTGTAGATATGCCTATTGAAGTTGAAAATTTTATTAAAAACAATTTTGAAAATATGGATATGGCAGTTGTAGTTAAAATGAAAGCGATTATATCGGATGGATATCATTTTATAAAAACGAGAAAATATATTAATAAGGAGTCAAGATGTTAAAAGTTGATAAAAAAGAGTTTATGGATAAAATAAATGAATTTACAAATGATGAAAAAGAAATGGATAATGATAGAGAACTTGACCTTATCACGAAAAAAGTTACTTCTTTCGAAAGAGTAAGAGTAACACTTTTAAACATTAAAAATTTTAGAAATTTTAATGACAAATATGGGCACGACGAAGGTGATGTAATTATTGAAATTATCGACGGAAGTTTAAAATGTAAGTATTCAAAAAATGATTTTTATGTTAAATTTGGTGGAAATGAATGGTTAATCGTTTCTTTTGAAGATGAATCTCATTCACCTAATCCTATTAGATATAAAGAACAGATTGAAATTGATTGTATTTCTGGAAATTCTTATGTAACAGAAATAAAAAATTTAATTACTGAATTAGACAGAATAAGATATTTTAGACGATTTTATCAAGTTGAATGCAAAGTTATAGGATAAAAAATGAAAAATATATTTGAAAAGATTTTAAAAAATAATAAAGTTTATAAATATGTAGAAAATCAAAAAGAAAAATTATCAACTTTTTCAGAAATTACCCAATCAAGATTTATTGGGTTAGCAATTTTTGTAGTTTTTTTACAACTTTACGGACCTATTATTGCTTCATTGAAAGGGTTTTTAACACTTGGAAGTATTCGTGCTGAGACCATTATCGCAATAATTGGGATAGTTATCATTTTTGCTGAGAAGTCATATGAATGGTTTTTAAGAAAAACAAGTTATTCGTTTATTTTTAAAATGATAATTCTTATAAATTCATTATGGATAGTAGGGGGACTTTTATATTTTATTTCACCTACTTATTTCATTTGGTGGGATTCAATTATTATGATACCTGAAGGACTTATTTATTTGGCATTTATGACTGCCAATAGCAATTATATACATTATTTTGAATCTGACGACTATACACGAGCAAATAATTTTAGAAATAATTTGTGGTTGGATATATCTTTAATAGGGTTATTTTTAAGTGCCTTAATAACTTATTTATTAGGTGCTTCATTTAGTATGGCATTGATAATTATTTTAAATGTTATATTAGTTGTTTATCAATTAAACATAGTTCATCTATACGAAGAAAAAGATTTTTTATATATGTTACACTATCATAGACATTTAAAAAATGAAAAAACAAAAAAGGAGAATGAATGAAAGCAGTATTTAGATTTAGTTGGGTCCAAATAAAGATAGGGAAAGATAAGTGGCGAATAGATTTAACAGACGATGAAGGAAATTTAAAAGAAAAGATGTATTGTTTAGATATAAACGATATTATTGGGTTAGAATTATATGATTATGATAATGAAGTTGAATTAAGAATTTTTACTAAATCAAGTGGAAGTTTTATTCGTTTTACATTATTCAAGTGGGATGATGCCACACCCGAAGAAGTTATGGAAAAAAATATAAAAGTGAGAAAAGAATTTTCAAATTATTTTTTTAATAAAGTTGAAAAATTCTAAATTAAATAAAAGTGAAAACTATATAAAGGATTAAAATGGAAAAAGTTTTTAGATTTCAAGATTGCCAATTAAAATTTTTAGACGATGTTATAAAAATAAATTATACGGATGCTAATGGAGAACAATTAGGATTTGGTTATAATATCAAACAAGACGAATTAGTTGGTACTAAAATTGTTGAGAGTGTTAATGGACACAATTTAGTTTTATTTACAAGAATTACTGGGTTAAATGAAATTGAAATTCCATTATATAAACATAATGAACACACTCCATTTGAAAGCAAAGAAGCGAATAAAAAACTTATGAGTGATTTATTAGGTTTTGCTTTTGAACCGATTGAGTCTTTTGAACCGAAAAAAATTTTAAAAGTTATGTCGGTTAAACAAGATAAAGAAAGTGGGGAAAGTGAAGAAGGTACAGTATAATTGAAATTTTTTCAATTATGTTTTTAGTCGTGGTTTCAATTATAATCATAGTTTTAACTATGGTTGTAATTTTAACTATGATTTCAGTTATAGTTTCAAATATAATTTATGATGTTTTAAGTTATGGTTTTCAAATTATGGTTAATATAGTTTCAAATATGGTTTTAATGACGGTTTAACGGTGTTTATGGTTATAATTTCAATTATAGTTATAAATGATGGTTTGGTGGTGTTTATGGTTTTTTATAAAAACTTTTAAAATTTTATGAAATTTTTTCAAAAAACACTTGACAATTAAAAATTTTTTTGTTATAATTATAATGTAACAAGTTAAAAGTTACAATAAATTAAACAAAAAGGTATCACATGAAAAATACAAACAAAACATTGACACTTGAAATCATCGGTAGTAACAAAGTAAGTTATGTAAAAGTAAAAGGTGGTTACAAAGAAGCAGTTGAATTCATTGAAACACATTGTCCAGATTGTAAGTTATGGACAATCAAAGGTTGATATTATGAGTAAAAAATTCACAGAAAAACTTTATATATCAGACAATCTAACTCAATCAGAGTTAGATGCACTTGAATACTTGACCGAAAAAAACATTTATGAGAAAGTCGGTGTTTATTTCGATAATGACTATAAAATTTGCGATTATGGTATGGGTGAAACTTATGGTTTCGTCAAAAAAACTTCGAAAGACCCAGAAACACTTTTAAGTCAAGATAGTATAGACTTATTGTTAAACTATTGAAGGAATAAAGATGAAAAACTTTTTTTTGAATGAATTAAGACAAGAAAAATTTAGAAATGGAGTACCATTTACAAACGACAATGAAAAATTATTTTCGCATGAATTTTTAAAAACACTTGATAAAGACCCACTAAAATTAGTTGAGTCTCATAATAATTTTAATATAAGTTTTAATATAAGTTTCAATATAAAATTGTTTTTAGTGAGATTAAACTTGATGACACTTTTAGCACAAGATTTTATTGAAGAAAATAAATGGGTTAAAAAACTTCTAGAAAATGGAAATGTGTTTATTGTAGGTGGGTTTAATCGTGATGTTTTAGCAGAATTACCAATTAAAGACATCGATTTAGTTACTGACTTGACTCCAAATCAAGTTGTAGAAATTTTAAAAGACGAAGTTGAAACGGATTTAATCGGTGAGCATTTTGGTGTGGTTATGGTTAAAGCAAAAGAAACATTTGAAATAGCAACTTTTAGAAAAGATATTTACCACGGGAAAAAGGGTTTGGGTGCAGATGAAGTTGAATTCGGAACACTTGAAGACGATTGGCAAAGAAGAGATTTCACTATAAATACCCTATACTTTAATTTAAAAACATTTGAATTACTTGACCCATCTCAAAAAGGGATTAAACATTGCTTGGAAAATAAATTTTCATTTATTGGTAGACCCGAAGACAGAATTTTTGAAGATAGTTTAAGAATTATGCGAGTTTATAAATTCATCAAAAAAGGATTTATACCCATTAAAGGAACACTTGAGGCAGTAAGAAGAAATTTCGATTTTATGATGAAAAATGGAAATGCCGAAAGAGTAAGAACAGAAATGGAAAAGTTAATTCAATTATAAGGGAATGAAATATGAATAAAGTTACTAATAAAATAGATTTAATTATCAAAAAAAGTGATTTGAGAATAGGCCAACTTATGACACTTTGCTCAGATGAAGCAAAAAAAGAAAACAAAGATTTGTTTTATATCAATGAGGATGATTTGTTTAAAATCCTTATAAAAATTGAAAAAAAATTAAAAATAAATTGAAAAAACACTTGACTTTTGTTTCTTTTTTCAGTATAATTATAATATAAACAAAAAGGAACAAAAAATGAGTTATAAAGATACAATTTTAAGTGATGAATTGAGTAAAATTTTAACTTCAAAATATGGTGTAAGTGGAGACCATATATCACAATCAAAAATTAAAAAATTATCAGACGAAGCAATTAAAGAACTCATATATGTGAGTGTTGATTTAGATTCAAAGTATTCAAATGAAGCAAATGCTATTAAAGCATATTTGACATTTTTTCCATTGATGACAGGTAAGTTCAGTGGTAAAAGACAAGATATTTATACTGATTGGAAAAAATACCATATCGAATTAGATGGTCAAGACGGAGATTTGCCAAGTTGGATTATATTGTACCCAAAAGATGGTAGTCAAATGATAGAGTTAAATCTAGAAAAAATAAACAATCATTTAAGGAGTCAAGAATGAGTACTTTTGAAAATTTTAAAGAGTTAGTAAATATAGTGGAAGATGAAGGTTTAAGTTACTTTATATTATATTGTTATACTGCCAATGATATGCCTGATGAAAAATCAAAAGAGTTATTCGCAAAAGCAGAAAAAGCATTAAAAGAGTTTGAAAATTACATTTATGAAAAGGCAAACTCAGAGTAAATTAAAAGGAATAACTATGGACAAATATATACAAGATAAAATAAGAAAAAGTTTAAAAAATACATATATCATAAAAGATTTGAAATTTTCAAATGATGAAATAACATTCACATCAATAAGTATATTATCTCAAATGGATATGAATGATATTAAAGAATTGATTTTAGATGCATTTGAAATACACGGAATAAAAGACATTGATATTGATATAAATCAAGATTTTATTAAAACAGGTAACAACTATGTAACAATAGAAATTTTTAGTTAGTAAATAGGAGTAAAAATGAATAAAGAATTTATGCAAAAAGAGATACCAGAAGTTCTATGGGAAAGTGAAGGTAAAAATCCACTTAATGGCGAACCTTTTATGACGATTAAAAGAGCGGATGGATATTATTTATTTTCAGAAAGAGCGGGAGTGGATAGTGTTGCTTTCATTTTAATTGATAAGGACAAAATTGGTCTTATCCAAGAAATCAAACCTCCTTTATATGAAAGGGGCATAAAAAGATTAGCAACTGCTTTTGGTGGTAGTTTAGATAAAAATATCAACCCAGAAGAAATCGTTATTGAAGAAGTTAAAGAAGAAGCAGGATATAGTGTTGATGAGAAAGATATTACTTATATAGGTGAGACAATGGTTTCAACCCAATCAAATCAAATGCTTAAAGGTTATGTCGTTGATGTAACAAATGCGAAATTTGTAGGGGCAGACGAGGATGAAAAAATTGTTTGGTTAAATGAAAATCAACTTTTTGAAAATAGTGATTGGAAATCAATTTTCATTTATACAAAATGGAATTATATCAAAAATGAAATATAAACTATTCAAAAGGCCTAGATTAAAAGTTATTATTAAGGAAGGAGAAAAACATTTATGGAAAACATTTCATTCTTTCCATTATATGACTTTTAATCAGCCTGTTGAAAAAACACTCCCATCATCAAGTAAATTTTATACTTATTATTGGTTAAAAGAAGATAATGGTAAAATTGAAGAAGTTTTAGTCGGTTGTGTCGCTGTTTTATTTCAAATTCATAAATACCACAATGCTCGTAGATTGAGTAGATTAGTCGTTTTACCTGAATTCCAAGGAATGGGATTTGGTAGAATTATCATTGATAGTATTTCTGAATTTTATAAACAAAAAAATATAAAAATGTTTATATCAACTTTTCATAACAAGTTAGGATATTATCTCGAAAAAAGTGAGTTATGGCAACCGACATTTGGAAATAAAAGAAAGTTACCACAAAAAGCAGACGGAGATAAAACAAAAGGTTTTAAGTCATTAAGAAAGGAAGATATTTTATTTAGGTATAATTATATTGGAAATAATTTCAAAAAAAATTATAAAATAAAATTAAATAAATCAAAAGACCCATTCATTTTAATTGAGTTAAGAAAACAACTCAAAAATGAAACGGACAAAAATAAAAGAAAAATTCTTAGAAATGAAATAAAAGAATTTGAAGGAAAATAAATGCTAAAAGAAATTTTAGAAAACAAAAAAATCGATGAAGAAGTAAATGTATTCAAGATATTAGATAAAGAAACATATGAAAGAATCGTTCAAAATAACAAAGACATTAAAGATAAAGAACCTGTTTTTACAACTATTGAAAAAGATGGCGAAGAATTTTTAGTGTTATTTGATAGAAAAGCAAACAAAATGGTTGGTTATAAAATTGACGGAGAAACACTTCAAGAAACACCTGCATTAGTGATTGCTTTTTTTGAACCTAAAATCTTAAATTAAAGGAAGTTGGACTTACTTATCTTCAACTTCTAAAAATCCTTCTTTTGGGTTTTTAACTTCATTAAAAAATAATTCATTCTTATAAAATTCCCTTTCATTAGTATTATATACCCAATCAGGTTCTAAATAATCTATTATATCGTGGTGTGGTGTTATCAAAATTATATTTTTAAGATTATTTTTTCTGATATATTTTGATAAAGACACGGATAAACTTATGGCAGTATTTCTGTCTATAAAGGAAGTAAATTCATCAAAAATTGTATAATCGTTTAAATTAAATGCGACTGCTACTCTATACTTTTGTCCATTGCTCAACTTATTAAAAGGTAATATCCATTGTGGGATGGTGTTAAACCCAACTGCTTGAAATCTATTAACAATTTCATTATACTCTCCTAAATTTATTACAGGTTCATTTTTATTTTTGATGTCTATATTTTCAATAAAATTATGACCTTGTTTAATTAAATCTCTACCTAATAAACTTTTACCACTTCCAGAATTTCCAAAAATTACTCCTATATGAAAATTGTCAGGTATATTTATGTTATGTTTTTCAAATGTTAATTCTTCTACATCAAGTGTAAAATCTTTTTTTAATCTTTTTATGTTATTAGATTCTTCAAAATTATATTTTAATATCATTTTTATTCCTTTTAAATTTATTTAATAACTTTTTATAAACTTAATTTTTATTTTCTTTTTGATATAATTATAAAAAAAATATATAAAAAAATTTAAAATAGGAGTTAAAATGTTTGAAATAATAAAAAATGCTTTAAACGAAGAAGGGCTAAAGGGAAAATTTGTTACTTCATCTGGGGATAAAATAAATGTCTTTATTCCAAATGAAGAATTAAGATACAAATTAGAAAATGATAATATCCCCATTCTTATGCAAGAAATTCCAGGTTTAATACAATTAGCAAAATTCGTTTATGGAATGAAAATGAGTTTAATACAAATAAATTCAAAAGAAGATGTAGTTTTATATGCCATTGGTGTTATATATGGTTTTTTGAAAAACAGAGTAGGTGGTTATATTGATATAGAATTATTTTACAAATTACTTGAAGATTTTTTAATTATTTTTATGGATGTTAAAAAAATCGCATATATTATTCATCAAACATCAAAAAAAGAAGAAAAAATTGAGTGGTCAGAAGAATTCAATTATTTTAAAAATGTTTATAGTTTATTTGATGATTTGACAATGACTAAAATAATTTCAATTATAAATAAAATGGAGGTAAGAAATTCTGAAATAGGAATGATGCAAGTTGAAAAAATCATAAATGCTATAAATTTTTATGAAAACAATAAAAAATAAATCCCATTTTTATTGACTTTTGAAATGTTTTTTGTTATAATTATAAAAAATAACGAAAAGGCAATTAAAATGTTATATATTGATGACAATTTGAATGTTATGGAAAAGTTAAAACGGGAAAATAAAAAATACAAAATGATATTTTTTGACCCACCATATAACACATGCAGTAGGCAATCCTACAAAGATTGTATGAATAAAAATGAATGGAAACAATTTATAATTGAAAGATTAAAATTGACAAAGGATTTATTACAAGAAGATGGTGTTATTTTAATGGCGATAAATTATAAAATGTTTCATCATTTAAAATGTGTTGCTGAAGATATATTCGATGAAAAAAATTTTATAAATGAATTCGTTTGGGTAACAAAGGAATCAGCACAAGGCATTCCTACAAAAAATCTTGTAGTTAATAATCACGAATATATTTTAGTTTATGGAAAAGATAAAAATAAATTCAAGTACAAAGGAAAAGAAAGAGATTTATCGACTTTTAAAAAAGATGAAGGAGGATATTATAAAGTTCAATATCTTCAAAGATTCAATCAAGGGTTTAAGGAGGTTGAAATTGAGTTAGAAGATAAAATTCATAAATTTGAAACTCCTTACACAAAAGAAAAAATTGAAAAATGGAAAGAAGAAGGTTTATTATTTTCAACTGGTAAATATATTGGAAGAAAAGAATATATTGGTACATATAAAAATAATAAACAATTAACTACTTTTTTAGGAACATTTTTAACAAAAGAAGAGAAAGAAAGGTTAAAAAAAGAGTTAAAAGAAAAAGGAATTGAGTTTAATTTTATGAACCCAAAACCTGTAAAATTACTAAAATTTTTAGTAGAACAAACAACTAACAAAAATGATAATGTTTTAGATTGTTTTGCTGGTAGTGGTAATTTAATATGTGTATGTAATGAGATGGAAAGAAACATTGATGCCATTCAATTAAAAGAAAATGGAATAAATGAATTCTTATTAAAAAGATTTGGAATTTTAAATTTAAACAATTAAAGGAGAAAAAATGAGTTATACATTAAAATTAGGTAAAGAAGTAACACTTAAAGAAGTTTATAAAATCGAAGCAGTATTTAGTTGTTGTGATAAGTCATCAAGAGAAATTTTTTATGTTTCTAATGAAGATGAAGTTATGAGATATATAAAATTATATGAGTACTATAAAAACAAATTCGAACATAGAACTATTGAACCGAATGAAGCAATAAAAATGTTAGAAGAAATTGGTTTAATCGATGTTATAAATGATGAAGACGAAAAATATAATTGGATGTTAGATGTTATGAATGAAATGTGGGCAGATTTAGATTATTGTTTCCCAGCATTAGAAGATTATAAAATAAGTTATTTTGATGAATTGGGTAAAGAATTTAGAATTGGAATTGAAAAAGGAGAATAAAATGGGCGAATGTGCGAGTTATAAAGCAAAAGTAGATATAAAAGTAAAAGTTATAGAAAAAGAAAATGGTGTAGAATTTGGAAACATCAAGTATTTGGGAAAAGTTGATGAAGATATTTTAAGTTCAGAAGAAGTGATAAATTTATTAAAAAAATATAAACAAAATTTATTATTAAAAAGTGAATATGATACAATTAAGTTGAAATGGAATGAAGAATATGAAAATGGCATTCCAGAAGAGGCATATGAGCAAATGATGAGTGATATTGCTTATTGTCATAGATCCAAGGTTTATAGAATATCAAAAATAAAAGTTTCAGAAAAACAAGTTGAAGATTTGAAATTGGATTCGGACACAATAATTGAAGAAGGTTATATTATAGCAAATAAAGATAATGAATTTTGCAAGTCTATTTATTGTGATGACGATAACTTTTTTATAAAAGATATTACATTTTTAATTGAAAAAACGATTGAAATTAAAAAAATGGGTTATGGATACAAAGTTATTTTAAAAACAGATGGACAATGTAATTGTTAAATTTAAGGAGAAATAAAATGAAAAATGAAAATATCATAATGATGGCAGATAGTTATAAGTATGGGCACCATAAACAATACCCAAAAGATATGAGTTATATGTATGATTATATCGAAGCAAGAAAAGGACCTGAAGAAATCACTATAAGTGGTCTTCAATACTATATAAAAAGATACCTTAGTCAAAAAATTACAACTGAATCGGTTGAAGAAGCAGCAGAATTCGCAAAATTTCACGGAATAGATTTCAATTATGACGGATGGATGTATATTGCTAAGCAACTAAATGGTAAAATACCCATCAGAATAAAAGCAGTTGAAGAGGGTGTAAAAGTTAAACCTGGAGTGCCACTTGTAGTGGTAGAAAGCACTGACGAAAATGTTCCTTGGGTCGTTGGTTGGGTAGAAACAATGCTTATGAAAATATGGTATCCAACTGTTATCACGACTAAAAGCAAACAAGTTTTTGAAATGCTTAAAAAATACGGAAGTGAAGAATGGGCAAGATTTGCATACCACAATTTTGGGGATAGAAGTATGACAAGTGTAGAATCAGCAGCAATAAGTGGTTTTGCTCATAATTGTATTTTTATGGGAACGGATAATTTTAATTCACTTAAATTCGCAAGAGATTACTATGGTGCTGAAATAAGTGCTTTTAGTGTTTTCGCGACAGAACATAGTTCAACTACGGCAAATGCTGAGGGTTCAACCGAAAAAGAAATAAAATTTGTAGAAAGAATGGTCAAAGAAAATGACAAAGAAGGTGCGATTCTATCATTTGTGGCAGATAGTTACGATGTTTTTAATTTCGTGGAAAAAGTTACAAGTGAAAATTCTTATATAAGAAGTAAAATTCAAGAGAGAAAACAAAAAATTGTCATTCGTCCAGATAGTGGTAATCCAATCGAAGTGATTTCTAAAATACTTGAAATTATGGAAAAAAATAATGTTTTTGATATTGAAATAAATGGAAAGAAAGCAAGCAGTTGGGCAGGAATCCTTTGGAGCGATGGAATAAATCCAACTACAATCGAAAATATTCTTAAAACATTCATAGAAAAAGGATATGCTGCTGAAAATTTTGTTTTTGGTAGTGGAACACAATTAGGGCAAACAGGAATAGATAGAGATACATTCAGTTTTGCAATGAAATGTTCTTATATTGAAAGAATGGTAGATGGTAAAAAAGTTGGTGTCGAAGTGTTTAAAAACCCAATCACAGATAGCAAAAAACAATCTAAAAAAGGTAAAGTTATCACTATTAAAAGAGATGACGAAATTATCTGTATTAAAGAAAGTGAGAAACAACCTAATGATATTGAAATGCTAAAAGTTGTTTTCGAAAATGGGAAAGTTAAAAATGAGATAACACTTGACAAAATTAGAGAAAATATAGATAAATTTTAAAAAAGTCGGGATATTTCCTTGACTTTTATTTTCTTTTTAGTTATAATTATATTGTAATAAAATAACAAGGAATTAAATTGAAAAAATTTGATTATATAAGTATTTTAGCAGGTGGTAAATGTAAATTTAATTGTGATTTTTGTGTAGGCAAAAATATCAGAAAAGACATAAAACCCCATTTTTCAACTAAATGGGAATCATTTATTGGATGTTTTGCAGATATGACTGATTTATTATCAATAAGTGGGGATACATCTGACCCTTCATTTGTAAAAGAGTCATCAAAAATTCCTTCAATTGCTAAAAGTTTTAATAAGCATTTAAAAGTGTCATTACACACAAGAAACTTAAATGTTATCAAAACAGCAAAAAATGCTGGTTATGATTCTTTTGTTTTTAGTATAGATGAAAATTTTAATAAAGAAATGTTTAATGTATTAAAAAATCATAAAGATGAAAATTTTGATATTAGATTATCACTTGTTATAACTGATAAAAATTTTCATATTTTGGATGAATGGTTTAAAAATTTTAAAGATATTTTTGAATTTAAAATGACAATTAGACCAGAAGTGAATTCATCAAAAGAAAAAAGATGGCAATCAACTTTTTATAATGCTTTTCAAAATATAGGAAACGAAAACATTGACAAATCAAAAAATGCCATTAAAATGGAAAACGGGGCAATAAAATTAAAAGATTATCCTAACATATGGTATTGGGATTATAATGAAACAAATCCAAAGTTAAATGTTAGATATTTGTTTAGTAATGGGACAATTTCAGGAAATTGTCAATGGGAAAAATTAGTATAAAATAAAGGATGGCACATGGAGAATAAAAAATATGGGGTGTTAATCGGTAGATTTCAACCTTTAACACTTGCCCATCAAAAAATTATTGAAACTATTAAAAAACAAAATTTAGAACCTGTAATTATTGTGGGTTCTAAAAATAAAATAAATGATAAGAATCCATTATCATTCAAACAAAGAAAAAAGATGATAAAAAGAGTATATCCTGATTTAAAAGTAATTGGACTTGAAGATTTTTATGATTGGGATGAGTGGTTCGCAAATGTTGAAAAGGTATTTAATCAATTTTCAAAAAACCCAAAAGAAGAAATTGTATTTTTTACCCACTTAAAACCCGAAGATAAACAAGATTTTATTTTTAAAAATGAAACTTTTTATTATGAAAATTATCAAGTTATATTTAAGAATGAAGGTTATGACCTTTTCGAATTAGACCAGATTCACGATGATGGAGTTTGTATTCACGCTACTCATTCAAGAAAATGCGAAATAACAGCAAAAAAACATTTATCGGAAAAAGTTTATGAATATCTTAAAAGTATTCACTTCTGGGGTAAAACACTTTTTAAAGATAAATATACTGAAATAGTTGAATACCCACAGGTCATAAAATGTTATGGTGGAGATGGAACACTTTTAAGGGCAATAAATAAATTTAGGCACAAAAATAAAGTTTTTTATGGTGTCGCTCGTGGAAGAGTGAATTTTTTAATGAACGAAAATGAAGAATCGGGGAATTATCATATATTACATCTTAATTTACTTGAAGCAGAAATAAGAAATAAAACTTATTATGCTTTTAACGATATTTGTATAGGTGGGGATATGAATAGTTGGATTCATTTTGAAGTAAATGACAGAAATAACATTTTTGATGAATTTAGTGGAGGTGGTTTAATTTTTTCAACTGCTCAAGGAAGTACAGGTATCAATAAGAATAATGGTGGTGTTATTTTACCAATCGATAGTAAGAACATCGTGGTTACAGGTGATAAAACAAATAGAAAGATTCATTATGTACTAGAACCACAATATATAGAAATTAGAATGAATTCCCGTGATAGTATAAAGGTTTGGGTGGATGGTAAAAATAACATAATTGATGATGTCGAATATATAAAAATAAAAACATCAGAAGAAAGTGTTAAAATTGCCATTGATAATATAGAAGAATTTCTTTCGAAAAGAAGAATTTAAAGGAAACAAAATGAAACTATTTATTTCAAATGATAAATCTACATATAAGTATATACACGATGATTTATCTGAAACATCGATAAAATTATTGCCAGGTTGTAGTAATCAAGATAGAAACAAATTTACATTATTTGCCTCAATGTCTTATGGGTGTCAATACAAGTGCAAATTTTGTTACTTGACTTTAAAAGACATAAAATATAAAAAATTATCAAAAGAACAAGTTTTAAATAATTTAAAAGAAGCACTTGATAAGCAACTTGAAGAAACCCCAGAAATCAAGGATAAGTATATCAAATTATGCTGGATGGGAATGGGGGAAGATGCCTTTTTGAACCCTGACGATATGAAATGGGTTTCACTTAACTTCTTGGACTATGCTATGTTATTTGTAAAAGGTTTGGATGGTGTTGATATATCATCAATCGTACCAAAGAAGATTGATATTTCTATTTTCAATAGATTAAATGGGTGCCTATATCGTTATCCATTAAACCCAGCAAATGATATTATTGTTAATATTGATAAGGACACGAATAGACAAAAATATAAGCACAGAACACCTTTAAGATTTTTTTATAGTTTATATAGTTTCAATGATGAAGTTAGAAAAAAACTTATTCCTAAAGCATTACCTGTCGATGAAGCAATTGACTTATTGTCAGAGTTGAAAACGAATATCATTTTCCACACGATGTTGATAGATGGTATAAACGACACAAACGAAGATGTCAATTTAACTATCGAAATGATAAAACATATAATGGATTATACTTTTTTAAATTTTATTGAGTTGAGAATTTTAAGACTTAACACTTGCGAAAATTCAACCTTAAATGAATCAAAAAATTTTAATGATATGTTAAATTTATTTTATAAAAACGATATTCCCTTAAAGGTTCAATTTAGTGCTGGTTCAGAAATTAAGGCAGCGTGTGGGCAATTTTTAACAGATGAATTTAGGAATATAAATTAAACAATAAAGGAAACAAAATGGAAAGTTCTGATTTAAAGATTTTAATACTTTCTTTCGCAGCATTTATCACTACTTTGACAGTTTTAATATCAAGTAAAGCGCATTATATCAAAAACAATCTTGTGGAAGAATTTAATAAAGGTTATAAAATAAAGTGTTATTTAGATGAAGATAGTGAGGCTTTTATGTATATTGATAATACCAAGTTTTATTATAAAAAATATAAATTTATAAGCAAAGATGGGGACATTCACCTTTCTGCTTTTAAGTGTCATAAAGGATAAAAATGAATATATATTATGCCCAAGATGAAGTCAATTTTGAAAATAGTGTTTTCTTAATGGGTCCTTCACCCAGAAGTAAAGATACAAAAAGTTGGAGAAAGGAAGCAGTTGAATTATTTGAAAAAATTGAGAAAGAATATGACTTTACTATAAACCTCATTTTACCTGAATTTAAAGATTCCAATTTTAAATTTGAAAAAGAAAACCAAGTTAAATGGGAATTAAAATGCCAAAAGTTTAGTACTTTTCTATTTTTCTGGATACCCCGCGAAATGAAAAAATTACCTGGTTTAACCACAAATATAGAATTAGGTATGAATATCGATAGAGAAAATTTAGTTGTGGGATTCCCAAAAGATTCTGAAAAGAACGATTATATAAGAATTTTATGTAAATTGAAAAATATACACATATTCAAATCACTCGAAAATCAAATTATATATGTTTTTGAAAAAATAAAAAATGATAAAGAATTAGAAAGTGAATTGTTTAAGTTGTTTGAAAAAACAAGTAATAATTAAATAATACTAAATAAAAAAAATTCTAAAGGGATTAATTAAAATGTTAAAACAAATATTAAACGAAAAACCTAACAGTATAGATGTGTTTATAATTGATTTAAAAAATGAAGAAATTGGACATTTCAATGATGTAGATTCATTAGAACATTTTTTGATGAAAAATGATATTGATTTAAAAATTGAAACAAAAATTTCAAAAATGAAATATACTGAGATTGGGGATTTTATTTTTATAAATAAAAACATAAAAGGGAATTTTTGAAGATATTGAATTTATCAATATATAATTAAATAAATAGAAAGGAAAATTATGTTAAAAGAAATTTTAGAAGGAATGTTTAGAGGTCTTTCAATTTGTACAGTAAAGATTGGTAATGTTTATGCTCAAGCAATGTATGGTAAAAAATTAGGTGGTAGTGATGATGAAATTTCTATTGCTTATTGTGGAGATATGATGTGTGATAAACCTGCTAAAAAGGTTGAAATTGAAAATAAAGAGGAATTTGAAGAAGCATTTAAAATGAATGTTTTAAACTTTATTCCTCAAGATATATCTCAAAAAACAAAAAGTGATAATGAACTTTTAAAGGCATTATCAAAATATAATGCCCAAGATGTATCTTATAAATTAGGTAACATTGCTGATTTAAAATTAAAATGAAAAGTTTAATAAAAAGTTTAAAATTTATATAATTTTTTATATAAGACTTGACTTTTCATTTCTTTTTTGTTATAATTATAATGTAAGAAATAAACAAAAAAAGGAAAGCACATGGTTAAAATTAGTTATTTATATACAGATGGTGGGAATGTTGCAGCAAGTCAAGGAGTTATAAATGTTAGTGATGATAGATATTTTCAATCATATGACACTATTATAGCAGCAAAAGAAGAGGGAATAATTTCACTTGACGAACAAAAATGGAATTATAGTAGAACAACTTTAAAATATCTTTATCAATTTTTAAGAGATTTTTGTTATGTTGAAGTTCATAGTAAAAGAGATTTAATGAAACTTATAAATGAAGGTGAAATCACTTTTAAAAACCTTAACGAAAATTGATTTAAGGAAAGGTAATGAGTGTTTTAACGGAAGATTTGCCCATAATTACTAAACAAACAAAGGTAAGGGGCAAAAAACGAGTTTTTACCAATACAAATTTTAAAGCATATCTGTATAAAGGGTACGAAGTAACTTTTAAATCGGGTACAAAAGAATATTTTTATTCTATCGCATTGGAAATTCCGATAGAAATCATTAAAGAAATAATAGTTAAAGAATTAAATCTATTTGGGTTTAAAATTCCTTTAATGACTAAAAAAACGATTGTAAAAAAACATTGTTATTTAGAAATTCCGTTTCATTTAATATCAAACGACTTTTATGCGATATATTGTCCAAGTAATTTTGTGAAATCACATCATCAAAAAATCGTAATAAATGGTTATGAAGGTCTGAAAAATTTAAGTTTTAGAGAAAACTTTACAAAGAAAGATTTAAATAATATAAAAGAAGTAGTCAATAAATTAAATTTTGAAGTAATGAAATAAATATATTTTTTTACTAAAATTATTGATTGACTATAATTTAAAACATAAAGGAAAAAAATGTTAAAAGAAATCTTAACTGAAATGGCAGAGGGTTACACTTCGAAAGATATCGAGAAAATTCTAGATAAAAATGATTTTTTTGGTTTATTAACAAAAGAACTAAAAAATGATGGATATGATTTTTCATTTGATTTGAAATACGGACTTTATAATAATGGAAGAGTGGATGAAGTTGTTTTTGGGGTAAAAAGGATAACTTATACTGAATTGGCATCGGATTATAATAACCCGAATGACGAGGAAAAAAGTAAAACTTTTGAAGTGATTAAAGAATATATTTTCAAAACACTTGAAAAATATAAAAGTAAATTTAAAGACATTTTAAATTATGAAATAGAAGTAAATAAGTATTAAAAATACTTGACTTTTTGTTTCTTTTTTGTTATAATTATAATATATAAATCATAAGGAGAACAAATGATAAAAATTAAAACAAACAATAAAGTGGTAAAAAGTAACTTTTTAAAAGTTGGAGAAACTGGATTTTATAAAACAGAAGATATTATCATTAAAATTGGCAAAAAAGAACATTATTTATATTCATTAGATTTTTATAAACAATGGGGGAGGGGTAGTAGAATTGAAACTATTGTTAGAAGAAATGTTAGTAAAGAAGAAAGAAGAGAAATACTTTTAAATGTTCTTAAAGAATATACAGATAAAGAAATCAAAAATATAGATGATATACTTTGGCACATTGAAGCAGGCGAAATTTACCATTATTCACAAAGAGGAAGTAAAAATTTCGAAGGTATTAAAGTAAATTAAAAAACTTTAACTAAAAGCACATGATTTAAGGAGAAAAGATGTTTGAATTTTTATTTAAAAGAAAAGGTAAATATACTCTTTTCGAAACTATTGAGATAAAACAAGATATAGAGAGAAAATTGAAAGAAATCGCAATTCTTTCAGATTTTTCAATTACAAGTACTAAAATTATTGATAATATAATTGTTTTTCGCTTACATTTTGAAGAAAAATGTCCAGCATCAATTTTTGAAAAAGTAATAGATAAAGATTTTTCGATTTCAGCAAAAGATACAAATGGAATGGTTGAAAAAGGTGAGAATCATTTCACTTTTAAATTTGATAAAAAATTGGATGAAAATGTAAATAAATTCAATGGGGAATATGCTTATGTTGAACCTTCAAAACAGTGTAAAAGTTTTATGAATAGATACTTAACTGCCATTGAAGTAATTAAAAAAAGCAAAAATTTACCAAATGATGAATTGAAAAAATTGAGAGAAGAAACTAAAAAAATAATCCAAGAAGATTATAAATTAGTTGAAAAAGAATTGGATTTTTATGGTATTTTTCCAAGATTCATTGAAAAAAGTGAATATAAGAGAGATGGAAAATCATTTTTAGTTAATCAATTACATTTTGGAAAAGAATATATTATTGAAAATAACATTTTTAATTATGACGATGATTGGATAAATGATAAACAATTTTTAAAAGAATTCGGAATGTTATCACAGATATTTCTAAAATCATTGCCAATATCTCCAAGAGGGTACTATTCATTTGCAGACATTGAATTCGAAAGATTTATAAAAAAATTTAACGAGTTTATGAGAAAATTCAATAAAAACGAGTTAAAGATTGAATACTACGATGGAATAAGTCTTAATATAGTTAGATTACATTGTTTAGATGTTTTCCTTGAAAGCGAAGATATTGATAATAAATTTATTTTCAAGTCTTCAAGAGAGATAAAACTAAATTATGAGTTAAAAAATATAATCGTTGTTTATAATTGATTAAGGAGAAAAAATGAGCATTAAAGAAGTTAAAGATGAATTCAAAAGAATACAAAAAAATGTGGAATCTGTTACAGATGACATTTTGGATAACACGAATGTAGATGAATTAAATGAAAATTTTAAATTATTAGTTGAAAAAATAATGAAAGCAAGAGCATTATTGAACTCAAATAATGCTTCATTAGTTGATAGATTTTTAAGTAAAGTTCCTTTAATTGGTAATAAAATCAAAGAAAAAATTGAGATAGAAGTAATAGATAATTCATCTTTAAAAGACATTGCCGACGAATTGAGAGAAATTCAAGAAAGTATTATACAAGATACGGAATATCGTTTTAATCATTATAGAGAAATTTACAAAGTTAATGAAGCAGCAAAAAAAGACATTGAAAATCAAGTTAAAAAACTTAAAAAAATGAAAATTAAAGACGAGTTTGAATCACAAGAAAGAAATAATCTTATCAGAAGTTTAGAGAGTTTAAATGTTATAAATGCTAACAATTTAGAGGAATGTAGATTACAAATCCAGTCATTTAGTTCTATGAGAGCAAAAACAGAAGAAATGAGCCCTCAAATTCAATCAATGTTAAGAATACAAATGGTTATCGCAACTCAGAATAGTAAATTAAAAAATATAAAACAAAATTATGATTTAGTTAAAGATGTACTTAACGAATTTATAGTTGTTAATGACAGAAATACAAAAGAAAGTATTAAAGATGCGATTGAATTATCACAAGATAACCTGATTGAAGTTTCAACTATAAAATCACTATCAGAAGGAAGAAAAAATTTCAGAAAGGAATTAGAAGTTATAGTTAAAGAACTTGATAATAAGAAAAAAGCATTAAGCAATGAAATTATTGAATACACAAAAACGATTGAAGAAAATCCTTTATTGATGTTTTCAGATGAAAAAAGTAAAAGACCTAAATTGAGGAATGAAAAGGTTTGAAAATGATTAAAAGAAGTAATTTTAAAACAAGGTTAAAAGTTCGCTTAAATTTGAAGTTTGAAGATACAAAGAATTATTTGAAGAAAGTATATGAAGCACACCATAATTTCATAATTATTTTTGGTATTATTATATATCTTTTTGCGACCATTTATTCTATAGCCTCGAATTCTATTATTTTGGCGGCATTTTTATCGGTATTGTTACCCATAATTCTTTCCGTGTTGGTTGAAAGATTGGATAAAGGTTATTCCACTATTGGTGTCATCGAATAAAGGATTAAAATGATTAAAAGAAATGATTTTAAATCAAAATTAAGAATTAGTTTAAAAATGGTATTAGAAGACACAAAAAAATATTTGAAAAAGATATATAAAAAACACAAAAATTTTATCATTATATGTCTTTTTGCTATCGCTTATTTTATGATTTTAAATTATATCATCTTATCGATATTTTTAATAATAATTTTACCAGCAATTTTATTTGTGGTATTTAGGTCTAAAGGAAAATGACACTTCATATATTATTTGGAATGATGGGTGTTACACTTTGGATATATAATTGCTGGTTTCTTATCCAAGTTTTTCAAAAACATAAATTTTTGAAGAATGAATTAATTATTTCATTGATGATAGAAGGATTTGTATTATCGATTCCTTTAATTTTTTTAACGGGAATTTTAGGGGTCATAATACAATTTTTCCTAATGTCTATGATTGAATGAAAAAGGATAAATATGAAAATTAAAAAATATAAAATTAAGTATAAGATTAGGTATAAAAAAACCATAAAAAGAATTAAAAGCATAAAAAGAATTAAACAAAAATATAAATTGGTAAAGGAGCAAGGATGAAAAAGAATAAATTAAAGAAGAGAAGATATCACGAAATGTTTATGAAAATGGCACAAATTTCTGCTGAAATGAGTTTTTGCAAAAGAAGTAAAGTCGGAGCAGTAATCGTTAAAAATAATAGGGTTATCGTAAATGCTTGGAATGGCACTCCATCAGGATGTGATAATGAGTGTGAAGATGAATTTTATTCTATTTGTCCTATTTGTGGTGGGAAGGATTATGTTTATAATGAATTTGATGAATCTACAATATGCACTAACTGTGTAAATGGACAAGTTAAAGACACAAAAACAAAAGAAGATGTTATCCACGCTGAGATGAATGCCTTGGCATATATGGCAAGAACAAATGAGAGTACAGAAGGAGCAATTCTTTATGTTACGATGTCACCTTGCTTAAATTGTGCGAAACATTTATTAGCAGCAGGAATTAAAAAAGTTATATATCTTGAAGAGTATAGAGATACAAGTGGTATAGATTTTTTAAAAAAACATATAAAAGTTAAACAATTAAAGGTGTAAAAATGGATTTGAATTTTATTATATCAAAATATAAAAATGATTTTGAATTTTCAAAAGAAAACGAGTTTATAGATAATGAATGTTTTAAACACTTGTCTTTTGGTATAAGTGTTTTTAAAAAAGATAATTCTTTTAATTCAACTAAAAAAATTAGTGATTTGGATTATAATTCACTTGATGAAGCACTTGAAAATTTAGAAATAAATGAAGATGAATACGGTATTTTATATCATTCATTAAAAATAAATCATTCTGCTTTTGATGAAGAAGGAGAATATGTTGAGTTATATTATTTATATAAGTCAAATAAAAAAATTGAAGATGATGTGGATTATTTGATACATAAATATCATAAATCAGGGGATAAAGAAGTATTAAAAACACTTAAAAATAAAATTATGTATTTGGATATTGATTGAAGTAAATAGGAATTGAAATACAATTTATTCTTTTTTACTTTTCACTATAAATATACAACTTTAAAGATATATATTTTAAAAAAAATTGTTAAAAAGGTTAATAAAAAGTTAAAAATATGGTAAAATTAGAAATAAAAAAATTAAATAAATATAAAACAAACAAAAATCATCTTTACGACTGAAACATCTTCCCAACTCCTTTAATGGGACTTATTTATACAATTATTATAATGAGTTGAGGAAAATGTTTCAGTTGTGAGAAAACATTAAAGGAGTTGAGGAGATGTTTCAAAAATCAAGAACACAATATAATAAAAAATACTACAAAAATTGGAAAAGAAAAAATAAAGAAAAACTAAAAATTCAAGCAATTGAAAATGCTTCTAATTGGGGACAATTCGAAAATACTGATGAGGTATTTAACGAGTTAGTCGTGCCAGTTCCTTACTTTACACAAGAACTACAAGAATACTACATTGACAATAAATTTCAGTCATTATTCAAAAAAGGGCCTGAAAAATTATTATCTACTTTTATTAAAATATATTTTGCAGAAACACATAAGTATCATCCTGAAAATTTATATTTAGGATTATATGGAGATAATATGAAACAATTTTCATCTAATAAATTTGAAAGATATTTTGAATTATTATTAGGTAAAGAGAGTGGTTTTTATGTTTATGATGCTCAGGGAGAAGCAAATTCTTATTATCTTTTATTTGATGTTGAATGGGGATTTTTAAAATGGAATAAATCATTAGAATATATCAATCTTATAGCATCCAAAAAATTTGATGAAGCAAGGGATTTTGTCATTGAAAATGATTTAAAATCTTATAATGCAACCACTTTAAGGATGTCTAATTTATTACAAAGAGGTTTCAAAATAAACGATTTAAAGAAAGATTTTACAGATGAAATAAATGCTTGTATAATCAAAAAAATAAATATAAATAAAAGAGTTAATTTATCAAATAATGAAGTTTCAAAAATAGCGAAAAAAATGGTTGAAGAATACCTTGGTAAAGAAGTTGAAAAAATTACAGATAAACAATTTTTAATTTCTATGAAAAAAATAAAAAGTATTACACTTAAAGAAGTTTTAGACTTATACGAAAAAAAATACGAAAAAAAAGTTATTCAAACAGAAAAAAATCTGGAAAGATATAGGGTTCATTGGGATTCATCAAATGAACTTATCACAAAATCTACGGAAAAAAATTTAAGAAAGTACAGAAATTATCTTAATGATGTTAAAAAAGTTAAAGAATCTATTGTTAATGATGAAATTATTTATACGGAATTAAAAATGAGTGGAAGAGATTATAATCTTTTAACTCAAATAAATAAACAGTTAAGAGAGGTTATCCTTTCTTTTTTGGGATTTACATATGAAGTGGATTTGAAAAGTGCTATATTTCAATTATATAAAAAAACAGAAACTAAATTATTCGGAACAAGTTGGTTGGAAAAGATTTATGATGAGTTAGACGATTATTCTATGAAATACGCTGAAGAAATTAGAAATAATAAAAATAGTAAGAATTTACAAGTGAAAAAAGTTAGAAAAAACTTAAAATTTTATTTTACAAGTATCTTTAATGGGGGTAATGTAGAGTTTTTGCCAGATTATCTTACATTCGTTTCAAATCCAAATGAAATTAAAGCATTAGGTAAAAAAATTCACGAAGTTCATAATAAACTAAAATTTCATTTAATTGAAACTAAATTGAACTTCCTGAAAAAAGATAATAAAAAAATAAATTCCGACAATATCCTTTATTATGATTATATTCAGAAAGAACAAAGAGTAATAAACGAATTGAAAAAACATTTTGATGTTTCTTTTAGGGTCCACGATGCTTTATATGTCCAATCATCACTTAAAGAAGTTAAAAATGCTATCAATTCGTTTAATTACGATGTAAAATATAATAGAATTACTTCAAAATATAAAGAACTAATTTTGAAGTTATAAGTATTTAAAAAATGGAGATGAAAAATCCAAAAAACTTTATTTATTCTTTTTACTTTTCATTATAAATATAGAACTGAAATAAATAAAATAAATAATATATAAAATTTTTTATTAAAGGAGAATAGAAAATGAACGGAGTAATAAAAGTAAAACATCTCAACGAGAGTTTTAGTGTCATTTCAACTAAACCTGAGGGTATAAAGAAAGAGATCGCCAAATTGTTTAAAGCACACCCAGAGGGTTACCAATTTAATCCAAAATACAGAATGGGTATGTGGGATGGGTATGTTAATTTTTTCAAAGTTAAAGATAGATTTTTAGTCATTCCAAGAGGTTTAGTGAATTACATTAAAGAATTTGCCGAGGGTTATTATCATTTTGAAATCCTAAACGAACCTGAAAAGGTAAATCCAAAAAAAGATGTTTTACAATTTATTGAAGAGATGAAATTACCTTATGAATTGAGAGATTATCAACTTAAAACAATTTTAAGAGCAATATACGAAAAAAGAGGTGTTTATATACTTGCTACTGGTTCTGGAAAATCGTTAATACAAGCAATAATCGCAATGTATCTCGCAAAAGATGGCAAAAAATCTGCCATCATTGTTCCAAATGTGTCGTTAGTCCATCAATTTTATAGTGATATGGAAGATTATTTTCAAAATGCTCCTTTTAAAATTGAAAATAAAGTTCATAAAATATATGCTGGACAACCTAAACATTTTGATTATCCAGTTACAATATCAACCTGGCAATCTTTACAAAAAAGTCCCGAATTATTCTCGGATATTAATTGTTTAATCGTTGATGAAGTTCAAAAAGCAAAAAATTTTGAAACTATTATAAGTGATATGATTATTCCATCGACCATAAATTCTGAATATAAATTTGGATTTACAGGTTCAATGCCGAAAGGAAGAGTTGCTGAGTTATCAATCGTTGGTGGATTAGGTCCAGTGAATAAAATAGTAACTGCGAAAGATCTTATAGATATGGGATTTGGGACACCTATGGAAATAAATTTGCTTTATTTAAAATACAATGAATTTATGGCAAGAGAAATTAGAAAATATAGTTACCAAAGTGAAAAAAAGTTATTTAGACTTTTACCTGAAAGAAACAGAATAGTTGTCAAGTTGGCAAAAAATTTAACTCAAAAGTACGGGAACACTCTTGTATTATTCGACACTATTGCCCACGGATATGATTTAATCAAACAAATTATAGATGGTGTGTTTTTAACAAAAATCACAAGAAAAGCAATTAAGGAAATGATTGATGATTTACCTGAAAAAATTCTTGTCAATACTTATTCTGAAAAAGAAAAAAGAATCGTCGAAAAACTTGAAGAAGAGTATAATGTAAAAATAAACATTGAAACACTTGAAGAAAATCATATATTTTTCATATATGGAGATGTTGATTCAAAAATTAGAGAAGAAATTAGACATAAAGTTGAAAAATTGGAAGATGCGATAATCGTTGCTAATTATCAAACATTTTCAACTGGGATAAATATAAAAAATTTACATAACTTAATTTTTGCGAGTTCAATAAAATCTTTTGAAACTATTGTCCAAAGTCTTGGTAGGACAATTAGATTAAAAGAAGGAAAAGATAAAGTTAGAATTTTTGATTTTATAGATGAATGTGTAAAGGGCAAGTCTAAAAATTATGGTTATAAACATTTTGAAGAAAGATTACAAATTTATTTTGATGAGGGTCATCAATTAAAAGAAAAAAGAGTTGAAATGAATATAGCATATGAAAAATTTAAAGAATATGAAAAAGAATTTGAAATTATTAAAAAATAATTTCATTTCTTTAAAAATTTTTGTTTTTTACTTGACAATTAAAATTTTTTTTGTTATAATTATAATGTAAAAAGAAATAACAATTCAAATATAACAAAAAGGAATCAAAAATGAAATTATCACATGAAAATTTAGAACTTATTAAAAATGGTTTAGAAATGGGGGATTATGAAATTGTTAAACATTATGAAAATGAAATGAAAGAAGTTTTAAGTGTTGAGTGTTATACTGTTCCTTATGAAGTTCTTGATGCATATTGTGAAGAAAATGGACTTGAATATATTTTAGATTATGACGATATAAAATTACACGATTATGATAGAGGTGTTGTTTATACAGAAAACAAAAATGTATATGAGATATATTTTGAAGATTATCAAAGTGGAGATTGTGAAACGACTCTATTCGGAATTTTAGATTTAATTGAAGATGAAAAATTACTTAAAAAATATATAAAACAAAATGCAAATGATGAGATATATTTACCAGATGAACTACTTGAAAAATTAGGTTATAATAGAGTATTTTCAGGAAGTGTTAATATAAGTTCAGATTTTATGAGACCTCAAAATGTTATCAAAGATAACCCAAAATATAACTTTTGGATAAATGTAGAAAGTGCATCTGTGTTTGGTGGAAGTTACTCAATATGGACAAAAAGCAAACACGGAGAAAATATAATAAATGAAAATTATTTAGAGTGGAATGAAATTTAAAGGAGGAAAAATGTGTTATCTTAAAAAGATTAAATTGTATAAGACAATCAAAGAAAAAATAAAAGCGTTAGGTTAATTTTCAATTAGAAAAATAGTATAATTTCAATATAAAAAATAACATAAAAGGAAGCAAATTATGAAAAACAAAAAGACAAGGGAAATTTTAAAGGCATTTTTAATTAACCCACAGGTAAAATTCACTTACCCAATCACAACGATTATGAATATCGAAAAAAGTGTTATCGCATTTATCGATATGGAAGCATTAGGCGAAGATGAGTTCAAAGAATATGGTATTGCCAAAACAGATACATTATTAGCACTTATTGATGCAATTCCAAATAGTGAAGTTGATATTGGAGAAACAGATATCGTTATCAAAAATGACAAAACGACACAAAAATTTAGAAAATCTCCAGCAGATTTATTCCTTGAAGCAAAAACAGCAGTTTTAAAAACTATTGAAGAATCATTCGACAAAACTATTGAATTAGAATTAGATGAAAAAACACTTGCAGACACTTTAAAAATTGCTAAATTATTAAGTTTAGATACATTAGTACTAAAAGATAATAAAATTATCACAGGAAGAGCAGTTGGAGATGATTTAGAAGATGAAAATGTTACGGAAATTGAAGGGAATTTTAATGGGAAAATTAAATTAAATGTTAATGATATTGCTAAATTGCCTTTAATGACTTATCACATCAGAGTTTTTACAAATGGAGAACATACAGTTTCATTTTGGGAAAGTGATAAGGTATCAGGAGTAAAAGTTGTAATTTCAGAAAAATTATAATTTAAAATCAAAAAGTTAATTTTTTAACTTTTTTGATTATAATTATAAATGAAGAAATTAAATATATCAAATAATTTTTTCACATGAGATGACAAATCGTCATCAATAAAAAATTTAAAACAATTTCTAAATTTCAAAAATAGCGAAAATAGGCATATTGCCACAAATAGCAAAAGTAGAAGATTTAGAAGAAAAAAGGAAAGAAATGTTTGATTTAAACTTTGAAACAATGATGAGCAATATCGAGAGTATCCAAGGCCCACTTAACAATAACTATGGAGAAGATAGTAGATTTTGGAAAGTTAGTAGAAATGACAAAGATGTGGGATTAGCAGTTGTTAGATTACTTCCAAGTTTCATAAAACAAAATGGAGAAGAAAAAATTGTACCATTTATAAAAGTTTATGAGCATAATATCAACTTAGGTGATTATGGTTCAAAAAGATTTTATTCAGCAGAAAGTCCAGCAAGTATTGGGCAACCGTGTGCCGTTAGTGATTTATTTAGAGAATTGGGTAAAGTTGGTACAGAAGAAGCAGAAGAGTTAAAAAAACACATTAGAAGAAGTACTAAATTTATTTCAAATGTTTATATCGTAAATGATGTAGTTAAACCTGAAAACAGTGGGCAATTTAGATTATGGAAATTCGGTAAAAAACTTTTAGATAAGTTCAACGAAGCAGGTAACCCATCAGCAGAAGATTTAGCATTAGGTGCAGAACCTATCAATGTATGGGATCCAATTAAAGGTGCAGATATCAAGTTAAAAATGGTTAAAAGTGGTGGTTTTTATAACTATGATTCATCTGAAATTTTAGCAAGAAAACCTTTAAAAGATTTTGCTAACGGAGATGAGTTAAAACAATGGTTAAAAGAAAATACAATCGAATTAACAGAATTTATTGAACCTGGACACTTTTTAACTTACGAAGAACAATGCGAAAAACTTAGAAAAACATTTGAAGGAAGTCAAGCAGAAGAAATTTTAAGAAGAATAGGAAGTTTCTTATATGCTGGTGATTCAAGTGAAAAAACAAGTTCAAGTTCAAATTCAGCGCCAAAAGTTGAAACTAAACCTGAAACTAAACCCACAGCAAAAGTTGAGACACCACAAGAACAGGTGGTTCAAAATACAGTAGAATCAGCGGATGATGATTTAGATTTTTTAGATGATTTATAAAACTACGGGCGATTTTCGCCTTTGCCACTTGGCATAAGATTAAAGGAATAAAAATGATATTTATTGATTTTTCACATTTATTTTATAGAAATTTATTTACTACTATATATAATACAAAACCCAAAAAACAAAATGGCAAGTATAATACTGATGATTTTATCGATGTTTTCTTTTTTCAAATGTTAAATTCACTTCGTAAAATAGAAGATGATTTTAAAAATGAATATGGAGAAATTGTTTTACTTATGGACGGAAAGGGTAATTGGAGAAAAGAATATCTCAAACACGACGGAACTTATAAAGATGGTAGAAGTCAAACAAGAAAAGAATCGGACATAAATTATGATACATTTTATGCTAAAATTGAAGAACTTAAAGATTATTTAAGGCACGAGATAAATTATAAAATTATTGAAGTTGAAAACATTGAAGCAGATGATTCTGGATTTATATTATCGCATTATTCAAATAAAAAAAGTTTATTAGTAACAGAAGATAAGGATTGGAAACAATGTTTAATAGGTAACTATAATGTAGATATGTATAGACCCATCGCAAAAGAAATGATTTATAATAAAAGTGATGATGATTTTCAAGATTATTTGAGAGAATTTAGGGCATTACATATTTTAGTTGGGGATAAAGCAGATAGCATTCCAAGTGTTTTAGATAAAGTTGAATTCACGAAGGAATTTTTAACCTTTTTATCGGATGAAGGTATAAAAGTTACCAAGGTATCAGAATTCGAAAAATTAAATTTCGCTTTTGAGTTGTATAAAAAAGCAGAAGAGTTAGAAATTGAAATTTTTAAAAAAGCAAGGTTCGGAGAAAAAACAGCACTAAAACTTTTACAAAGTCCTACAGAATTTATCAATAAAAAGATAAAAGACAAAAAGAAGTTTTATGACAATTTAAGAAAAAACAGAACCTTGGTTGATATGAGAAAAATACCAAATCATTTGAAAGAAAAAGTTATTGAAAAATTTAATGAAGACATACCAGAAAGAAAAGAAACAATGTTTTTAGAACAATATAATATAACAAAATGTAAAGATTTTAATCTTAATAATTGTAATGAAGTTGAAACTAATAACAAAATGAAATCAATTTTCGATTTTTAAGTTCAATAATCGAGTTAAATAAATTAAAAGGAAAGAGAATGCTAAAAGAAATTTTGAATCAAGTGAATGAGAGTTCATTAAGTAGAATTTGGGAACATTATACTAAACACCAAACAGGAACAATTTCAGCATTTAGATATGCTTTAGATTGTAATGAAGGAAAGGTATTATCAAAAAAAGATAATCAAAAAAGAAATGCAGAATTATATGCTTGGTTATTGAAAAAGGGATATGGATTAACTCCTGTTAAAGGAACATATATTGAAAATTATGGAACAAAAGATGCGAGAGAAGTAGATGAAGAATCATATTTCGTTGTAGATTTAAAAGATAAAGGTGACCTTAAAAAAGACTTAATTGAAATAGGTTCAAAATATGAGCAAGATAGTATAACATTTTCGGAACCTGGTGGGGAGTATTATTTAATTTCATCAAATGAATGCCCAAATGGTTATCCAGGAAGTGGAAAAGTCGGAGTTGAAGAAGTATTAGGTAAACCTACATTTGGAAAAGCAACCAAAGATACAGAAGAATTTTTTAGTAAAATTAGAGGAAGAGGATTTGTTTTCAAAAAAATGGGCGAGAATGTTATCACATTCGATAAATTATCGAGAGGTGAAAAATTTAGTATTACAAAAATTGCTGAAGGTATGAAATAATGGAATATTTTATTCTTATAAAAATCTTTATTGAAATTTCAATTATTTTAATTGCTGCTTTTATTTATAAAAGTAACATTAAAAGGGATTTTAAAAAGGTGTTATATGGGGTTTTAGCAGTAAATGCTATTATTTTAATGTTTATTAAATTTGATTTTATTCATTCTGAAAAAAGAGTTAAACAAGAACAGGCAGTGGTAAAAGAAAGAATGGAAAGTTCAATGTCAATACCGAAAAAACAAGTTGCTGAGTTTAATCATTCTAAAACACTCAAAAGATTTGACAAAGAATTTAGTAAAGTTCAAGATAAAATTCATAATGAAGTTACAAAATAAGTAAATTTTTTATAAATTTACTTGACTTTTTGTTTCTTTTTTGTTATAATTATAATATAAAACATAACAAAAAGGGATTCACATGAGAGAATTTAATTCATTTAACGAAGTGAAAGAGTTTATAAGTAACATAAATGTAAATTTTATGAATTACAAAAGAAGAAAATTAGAAATACTTTTAGATGATTTAAAAGAAGCGAAAAGATATATAAGAAGACAAATGTCTATGTTTATGACGACAGAAGTTTTTGATATATACGATTTAGTTTTAATGTATATTTATGATGTGGAATCAGAAATTGAATTAGATGAATATGCTAAATAAGGAGTAAAAAATGGTAGAAGTATTTGTGGTAAATAACGATTTAAAAAATATGGAATTTAGTGAAGAAGCAGATTATATTGTAAGTGTTTCAATTTATAAAAAATTAGATATGAAATTAAAAGGTAAGGATATAAAAACATTGATGAATTTATATAATGATAACTTTAATGGTTATTCGTCCCAGCATCAAAATTTTATGGTTGAAAAGATTTTGAAGCATCATTTAACAGAAAGATTGGAAAATTTCATCGAAGAAATTGACCTTGAAAAGATTATTAAGGAGTCTTTATGATAGCAATGTTATATGCCTTTGGTGTTTTATTGTTGGTTGGGATGGTATTAGTTTCAAGTATTGTTTTGTTTAAAATATTTGAAAATGAAAATAAGACAAAAGAAGTTATCATTTTAATTTTGATGGCAATAGTGTTTATTTTAAACTATCCAAATATCGAAAAATACCAAGTTGAAAAAGAAGTAAAAATTAAGTGTGAAGTTATAAAACTATGTAAAGGAGAAAAATGAAAAAATACAAATGTATTAAAAAACCTGTTGAGGTTGAAGTGATTGAAGTCACAAAGGCAGAATTAAAAGAGTTATTAGAGTACAGCCCAATATCAGTATCTGAATCAGATGCCGAGTGGATAGCAGTTGAGTGTGGAGATGATGAAATCATTGGATATATTTCAGGTGAAATTGATAATTTAAAATCAAAAGACAAAACACCTGATTTATGGTTCATAAATAGATATTATTTTCAAGAAAATTATAAAATCAAGGAGAAAAAATGAAAAAATTACTTTTATTTATTAGTGCTATTTTAGTTATGTTATCGTTTAGTGGTTGTGATAAAAAAGAAATACCGCCTGGTTATAATGGAAAAATTGTAGGTAAAGAAGGTTTTCAACCTGAATTATATAAATCAAGTTGGGTAACAGTTTGTAGTCCATTAGATTTTCAATGTTATAATAAGTTGATTTTATTACAAACAAGTGAGGGTCAATTTCAAGAAAAAGTTACGATTAGACTTAAAGACAATATGAATTTGGTTGCCGATTATGTTAGAGTTAGGGTAAAAGTTAATCCTGATAAAGAATTTAAAGATACTGTTTTTGAATTGGTTCCACCAGATGAAAATGGTGTTATTTCATTACCGAAAATTTATAAAACTTATGGTAATTTAATTGTTATAAGAGATATTCGTGAAGTTCTTAGTAATTACAAAATCGACGATGTAAGATTAAATTATAGTAGAATTACCGCTGAAATTTATCAAAAAATTAAAAAAGATTTTAAATCAACTCCATTGGTTGTATTGGATTTCAACTTAGGTAGATTAAATTATCCAAAAGTTTATGATAAAGCAATTTTACTTGCTAAACAAAGACAACTTGATATTAAAAGAGCACAAGCAGATGCCGAAATCAAATTGACGAAAATTCAGGCGAAAATGAAGGTCGCGAAAGCACAATATGCGATAAAGATGCAAGAGGCAAAAAGAATCGCGGATTATAACAAAATGTTAGGAGATAGTGTAACACCACAATTATTGAAACTTAGACAACTTGAAGTTCAGCAATCAATGGTTGAAGCAATAAAAGGTAATCAAAATGTTATTTATATGCCTATGGAAATGATGAATGGCAAAACATTGCTTCAAGTTCCTACAAAAAAATGAAGATAAACAGAGTTTATCTTCTCGTTTAGGAAAGGAGAAAAGATGGTTTATTTAGGTTTAGGAAATTATGAATTTATGAATGGTATAACTCTTAACATTTATGATTTGAAAGATATTTTAATAGATTTATATACTTCGGATGATTTTAGTATTAAACAAGAAATTCTAGAAACAATTTCGGAATTTGAGTGTGTTTATACTGATGAGGATTTGGAAAATGCTGCTGGAGAAGCAGTTAAAGAAACATTCGGAGATTGTGATGAAGAAAATGATGATACTTATAAGGAAGGATATCGCGACGGATATAACGATGGGGTAAGAGAATTAAAACAAAAATACCCTTGTATAGATGGAATTATTGAATTTTATGAAGGAGAAACAAATGATATTACAAATTGATATTTATTCTGATAAAGAGGAGTTTTTGGGTTCCGAATACTTTAAAGTGAAACTCAGAAAAATGAAAAAGAAAGAATTTAAAAATTTATCTTATAAAAAATTTATAAATCTTTTACTTGAAGGCATTCATATAATAGCAGTCCAAAGTGGTGTTACTACCTGGCAAATGGGAACGATTAAAAATGAAGATTTGAAAATGAAATATATATCATTTTTAGACGAAGAAGTTCTTTTTAAAAAGAAAAAGAAAATAAAGAGAAAAATTTATATTGATGATTTATTTTTAGAAATCGAAAAGATACCGAGTGCAGAAAATGACGAAGATTTTGAAATGAAATAAAATTTAATAAAAATTTAATAAAAAAGTATAATTTTTTATATTATACTTGACTTTTATTTCTTTTTTTGTTATAATTATAATGTAAGAAATAAAAAATTGAATATAATAAAAAGGAAATCACATGAAAAAAATCATTGATACAAGAAATTTGAAAACTTTTGAAGAAAGTGTTTTATCGAGTAATGAAATATATGTATGTAACAGACAACTATCTGATGGAGCATTTATGGATTTTGAAAAAAGTGGTCAAATTATAAAAGTTATTGAAAAAGAATTTGAAGGACTTTTAGATAATTGGGCAGCGCCAATTAAATTATCACAAATTATAAAAGTCGATGAAGAGATGAAGGATTATGAATTCGAAGTTATGTTTTATCTAGATTATGACAAAGTTAAAGCAAAAATTCTTTTCGAAGATGATGTTCTTCGAAAAGAAAATAGTGAAAAAGGATTTAGCACAATCAGAGTGAGCGATGTATTAACAAAAGAAAAACAAAAAGTAATTCTTAATGAATACCAAGAAAAAGTTAATGAAATTCAAAAGGTTTTAAATGCGACTATTTTAGATTATGTTAGAAAAAATTGTGATTTTTCAAAATTTGTTTATGATAATGGATTAGATGAATTGAGTAAAGTCGTTTATGAATCAATGGATACAAACGAAAAAATTGATTATATTAAAAGAATTAATTTTAAAAATGAAGGAAGTAATTATGGAGATTGAAAAAAGATATTTTCTCCAGACTCAACCTACTTGGGACAGGAAGGCACAAATATCAACGAATGATGTGGCAATAGGGTGCCCTATTTGTAATGAAGGAAGAAGTGCTGGGAAAAAACAAAGATTTCATTTATATAAAATGAAAGATACTTATTTAGTTCATTGTTTTAATTGTGGTTATCATAAAACTTTTTACAATTACTTAAAAGAATTTGACCTTAATTTACTTAACTCATACAATCACGAGAAAGGATTTGGTAGTTTAAATTCCTTACAAGAGTCTTTATCTTTTGATGAAAAATTACACCTTGCAGAAAAAGATGTCAAATTAAAGTTTATAGATAATCCATTTATACCAATTACAGAAAGCAAAATAGGAATGAGATATCTTTATTCAAGGGGTATAAATGTAAATCATTTTAAACTTTTTTATTATGCTAATGGTACTTATAAATTAAATGTTAAAGGTGAAGAAAAAGAAATAAATTTAAAAAATGGCATAGTTATACCTTTATTGAAAGATAATAAATGGTATGGATTTCAATATCGTTCTATAGATAGAAAACACTTTTTTACTTATTTGCCTGAAGAAAATACTAATTTTAAGGTCTTTAATTATTTTAATACCACTGATGAAGTTTATGTTTTTGAGAGTGTTTTTGATATGTTATCAAACGATATGCCACTCAAAAACAAAATAGCGGGATTAGGTTCGGATGTTAATAATGACATTTTAAAACATTATAAAAAAATAACATTTTGTCTGGATAATCAGTATTTAGATATGACAAGTTGGGAAAAATCAAAAAAATATGCTAAAAATTATAGTGTTTTCATCTGGGATGATATACCATATAAAGACTTTAATGAAATTTTAAAAACTGCTAAAATGAATGGTAAAAAAGATACAGAATTTAAAATTACTAAGATGATTAAAAAGAATATCTATACAGGATTTGAAGCAGAAATAAAATTAAAACTTATACATTAGAAGTTATATTAAAAATTAGAGTTAATAATTTTTTATAATTGATTATAATTATAAAAATACAAAGGAGAAATATGTTAGAAGGAATTTTTAAAAGTGGTTTTGAATACTATACAAGAATAGATGGAAAATTCAATAAAGCGACATTCAAATGGACTTTATTTGAGCAAGATTCTGAAGGTGAATATACCTTTATTGACTTTAAAACAAAATTGAAAAAAAGAACATTTCCAACTAAAAAAGCAATGGAAGATTATTATAACACTTATAAAGATATGAAAACTATTATCAAGTTGCCACAGGATATAATTTATGCCCATCAATTTTGGCAAAGTGAATATAAAAAACCTAGAATTTTATATCTTGATATTGAAACTATTGACTTAAAAAATAGAGAATTCCCAAAACCTCATTTGGCGAAAGCACCAATAACACATATTCAAATGAAAGATAGTGAGACGGGTCAAGTGATAATCCTTTATACAAAAGAACCTTCACTTGAATTGAAGAAAAAATGGAATAAAGTAAAATTTATAAAATGTAAAGATGATAAAGATATTCTAGAAAGATATGCCACAATCATCAAAAAACTAAACCCAACCATTATAACAGCATATAATGGACACCTTTTCGATTATCCTTATATATTTTTTAAAGCAATTCAAGTTGGTTTAGATCCTAAGATATTTAGTCCATTAAGTGATTATTCAATTAAAATAGATTTCAAGTTGAAAGATGGTTCTTATAAAAAGTATTATAGTCTTGATAAGATACTTGACTTTATTAGAAACACAGACGAAAAATTATATAAAGTTGATACCTGCAAAATTAAAATGGCAGGGCATTATTTATTGGATTATTATGAAGTTTATAGAAAATTTACTTATGGAGATTTACCATCTTATACATTGGAATACATTACTAAAATTCACTTAAAACAAGGAGAAGGAAAAGTTAGTTATAAACATTTTTCGAGTATTTATGAATTTTATGAGAAAGACTACGATGGGTTCTTCGAATATTCAATTATGGATGTGGAAACTTTAAATAACCTTGAAAATAATCTTAAATTTTTCGATATTGTTGGGGTTATGTCCTGGGAAATGGGCGCCAATATGGATGATGTATTAGCGACAGTTAAACCTTGGGCAGTATTTTTAACACATTTAGGGTTGAAAAGAAAACTCATTATGCCTGAAGATAGTATGAATGGTAAATTAGATAAATCCATTGTAGGTGGTTTTGTTAAAAATCCTATAAAAGGGAAACACGAGTGGTTATTTAGTTATGATTATAATTCACTGTTCCCGTCAATTATTAATACCTGTAATATATGTGCGACAACTTATATCCAATATAATGAATTGCCAGAAGAAGCAAAGAAAATTGTAGATTACTTAAAAGATGAAGATGAGAGTAAGTTACTAAAAAATGAAAAAATGATGAGATACATCAAAATGGTAACCCATAAATATAATTTAAGTTTTGCTGGTTGTGCTTTTTATAGAAAAGATATCAAAGGAATTGTTCCTGAAATTGTTAAAAGTATTTACTACGATAGAAAGAAAGAAAAGAATAGAATGCTACTTGCTAATGCGATTATAAGTAATGAAAAAGGCACAACTTTAATAAGTGTCAATGAAATTATTGAAAAAATCGATAATGACGAAATCACTTGGGAAAATGTTTATGATATTAAAATTAAAGACATTGAGAATTTAAGTGTTTTAGAAACTTATGCGAATGTTAAAGATGCAATTCAAATGGCAAAAAAAATCCAGATAAATAGTTTATATGGTGCTATTTCAAATGCTGCATTTATATTATTCAATAGAGATAATGCCGCAAGTATTACTTTTATGAGTAGATTATTAAACAGATTAACTGGACAAAATATAGATAAGTATTTAAGTGATATTGAAAAAAGTGAAGTGTCAAAAATCATTTATCAAGATACTGACAGTGTTTTAGGAAATACAGAAATTTATTTAAAAAGTGCTTAAAAAGTTAATAAAAAGTCAAAATTAAATTAAATTTTACTTGACTTTTTGATTTTATTTTGTTATAATTATAATATAAAAACATAAGGAACAAAAATGATAATGATTATTCAATCAGATAGAATCATCGCATATAACAAATTCAATTCATATGAAGTTGATTTTATCAATGACAAAGCAAAAGTAACTATTATTCTTGAAGATGAAATTATAGAATTTGAAGATGTTTTAGGTGTAAAAGTTTATCAAGCAGGTAATCTTATTGAAAAGATTATTTTCGTAGATGAAAACGATTTAAAAAAAGAATTAACAAAAATAAATGAAGGAGTATAAATGGAAAAAAGGTTTTTAAATTCATTCAAATTTGAAGGAAGATTGGGAAAAGTTGCTAATTTTTTAGATACTAAAAAAATACCATTTCTTTATCAAAGAGATGTGATTTATGTTAATAAAGATGATAAAATAAAGTTAAAAATAACACCTTCAAAAAATGGTAAATTAAAAATTTACTCTGTCGGGCATTATGGTAAAAAATTAGGTACAGATAAAACAGAAAATTTACTTTTTTTACAAGGGATTTTACAGGGTTCAAGTGTCGATACATACCTTAAAAAAGAAGATGTAAATGTTAATAATGAAGTCAATAAATTTTTTAATCCAGAACTTATGGAAGAAAATATCAATAAAGATTTAAAGAATGTTAAAGGTATAGTTTTATGTAGACCTAATCAAATTGATATACTTGTAGAGGATTGGAAATACAATCAAAAGGTTTTAGTAACATTTAACGAAAATACAAAAAACATTTCTGTTTCACATACTAAAATTTTTGGCAAAAAACCTTATAAAAGAATTCAAAAAATTGCTGCTTATGTAGTTGGATATATTGAGGACCTAAAGAAAATGAAAATTCTTTAAAAAAAAGGAAAAATATGACAAAAATTCAAATTGAAAAATTATTCAATAAATATAAAGATAAAGTCAAAAAAATTGAAGCACATAAGGGTTTCAAGGAAATTATAGATTTGAGTAATGAAAATTTATATACTAAATCATTCCTTGAACTTGATAATGGAATTGAAGAAAAAAAGATTTTAAATATAGTTAGACATAAAACAAACAAATATCTTTATAAATTTGAATTTAGCACAGATGAAAATTACTCAATAACTATAACAGAAGACCACGGAATTATGGTTTTAAGGGATAATGAAGTTATTGAAGTAACTCCAAACGAAATAAAATTTAACGATATGTTGATTTTTCTAGAAGATGGGAACATTAAATTCACACCTAATTTTAGTATAGTTAAATTACCTAAAACTACGAATTATGTTTATGATATTGAAGTGGAAGACAATCATACTTTTTTTGCGAATGATATTTTAAGTCATAATTCAGGTTATGTTTCTATAAATAGAATAGGTAAAAAACTGCTTGAGAAATATAAAAAAGATGTTAATGACTTAACCGAAGATGAAGTTATTGAAATCACTAAAAAAATTATTTCTTTCGTAGAAACTAAAATTCAACCTATAATAAACGAAACTGTCGATTTTCTTATGGATACATTCAATTTATTCGAAGTCGGATTTATGGGGGCAAAAGTTGAGAAAGTTATGGTTTCAGGTTTATTCGTTGCGAAGAAAAAATATGCTGTTGCCAAAACTTATGATGAGGGTGCTTATTTTGGAAGACCTAAAATTGCCGTAACAGGATTAGAGGTTGTAAGAAGTTCAACTCCTGAATTTGCTAAAGAACATTTGAAAACAGGACTTGAAATGACACTATTAAAGACAGAAAAAGATATTCAAAGTTATTTTAAAAGTGTCAAAAAAGAGTATTATGAAGCACTTGAAGACCCGAAAAAAGTTCCTGAATGTTCTAGAATTAGTGGTGTTAATAGTATTGATTATGAAAGAGAAGGTGAAAACTTTTATAAGCACGAAAATAACAAAAAATTGTCAGCACCAATGAATAGTAGAGCAGCAATTCTTCATAATGAATTGATTGAAAAATTAAAATTGACCGAAAGATATCAAAGAATAGAAAATGGTTCTAAACTTAAATTCATTTACTTGAAAATACCGAACCCAATAGGTCAAAATGTTATTGGATTTCAAGATGAAAACTTTTTAATAGATGCAGATTTAGTTAAATATATTGATAAAGATATTCAATATGAAAAAATCATTGAAGCACCTATTAAAGCGATTTTGGAACCTGTTGGTTGGGAGTTAGAGAAAAAAGCAAGTTTAGGAGATATTGGATTTTTTTAAATTCAATTTTTTTAAATAATTTAACAAAAAGTGTTAAAATAGGTTGATTTATTTTAACTTTTTTGTTATAATTATAAAGACGAAAAGATGATGAAAGCAAATCGTTTTACTTAAATAATTTAACAAAATAAGTTAATTTATTTTAACTTTTTTGTTATAATTTCAAAACAATTTCAATAAAAAACTTTTAATAGTGTTCCTTAAATTAGGTTAATTTTACACTACAAAGTTTTTTATTGAAATTGTGAGCATTTTGTTCTCCCGTAGTTCAGTTGGTAGAACACCTGACTGTTAATCAGGATGTCCTAGGTTCGAATCCTAGCGGGAGAGCAAAGTGCTTATTAAACTTATTTTAATAAACTCAATAAAAAACTTTAAAAAGGGTTCCTTATTTAAAAATTTTAAACTAACACATTTTTACCCTTCAAAGTTTTTTATTGAGTTTATCTCACGACTTTTAAAAATGTTCCTTATATTTATATATGGAAGATAATGGAAGTTTATACATTTCAAAGTCGTTAAATAAAAGAACCTTTCATTATCATTAAGAATAATAGTGAAGTTTATTTTCACTTTAAAATCAAATAAATGGTCTTATTTGTATAAATGGTCTTTTTAGACCATTTAATGTTCCAAGTTCGTCTAATGGTAGGACAGTTGTTTTTGGGACAACTTATGAGGGTTCGAATCCTTCACTTGGATCCATAAAGTCTTATAGTTCAAATGGTTAGAACACTCGACTGATAATCGGGAAATGGAAGTTCAATTCTTCCTAAGACTACCATAAAAGTTATTAAAAAATGTTCCTATGGAGAAATTGGTTATCTCACTACCCTTTCAAGGTAGCATTACGGGTTCAAATCCCGTTAGGAATACCATAAAAAATTAAGAACTATATTTTAATAAATTTAAGAAGTGGGTTGTCTGAGTGGTCGAAGGTGGCGGTCTTGAAAACCGTTGATGTGTAACAGCATCCGTGGGTTCGAATCCCACATCCACTGCCATAAAATTATATAAATAACAAAAATCTTCATAATTCCTTTAAATACTACAAAAAGGAATAAAAATGAAAAATAAGAAATCAAAAAACACTACAAAAAATCTTTCACAAGAAAACATAATTCAAAATTATTTTACTGTTGTTAGTTATGATACTTTAAAATCAATTCTATATTCTAATGGAATGGAATTCGATGAAGAAACTTTTCAATCATTTCAAGAGCAAAAATTTGTTTTAATTTATACTTATAATTATATTTTTTTAAAAGAAAATGAAATTAAAAGAGAAATAAAATTTGTTCCACTATTTCAATTTTTAGATTTTTTAATAGAACAAAGACATTCATTTCTTGAAGTTGATATAAATGTTATGGAAACCTTTATAAAAAATATATATACTAAAAATGCTTCACTTGCTGGAAAAATACTTGATGAAATCTAACCTTAAATATAAACACTTTATTTAAGATTTATTTAAGGAATAATTTTTAAAGAATGTTAATTTTTTTTAAAAAATATATTATAATTATATTATAAAAAATTTTAAAAAAAGGAGGAGAAATGTTTAAAAAATACAATTCTATTGAAAATTCATATAGAATAAAGGAAATCGAAATGATAAAAAATTCGAAATTTCATAATGAGAAATTCTGTGTTACAGAAAAAGTCGATGGTGCTAATTTCTCAGCAATAATCGATAAAGATGGCAATGTTAAGTATGCCAAAAGAAGTGGTCTATTGAATGAAAATGAGAGTTTTTATAATTGGGAACAAATAGCGGACAATTATGAGGAAAACTTTAAAAAAATAGGAACTTTTTTATGTAGTCAAAATAATTGTAATACAGTTCAAATTTTTGGAGAATTATATGGCAATAAAGTACAAAAAAGAGTAAAATACTTGCCCAAAGATGAAGTGAATGAATTTATTATGTTTGATATAAGAATGAATTTTGATGAAGGAGATGAGGGTTATTCTCAATATATTCCGTTTAACCAATTAGAAATTTATAGTGAAAATTTTAAGATACCACTTGTCCCAAACCTTTTTGAAGGAAGTTTTGAAGAGTGTTTAGAATATAAAAATGATTATGATTCAATTTTAGCAAGAGAAAATGGTGTTGAAGTTGAGAATAACATCACTGAGGGTAATGTTATTAGACCATACGAAATAGATGGTAAAGTCGGAAATAACAGGGTAATACTAAAAAACAAAAATGAAAAATTTAAAGAAAAGAAGAATAAAGGTAAAAAGATAGTTAAACTTGAATTGACAGAAGACCAGAAAAAATTTATTGAAGAAGGAAGTAAATACATCACAGAAAGTAGATTGCACGGATTATTCTCAAAAGGAGAAGTCAAAAAAGATTGGAAACAATTCAATAAAATTTCTGGTTTATATATAAAAGATTTATGGGAAGATTTTGAAAAAGATAACGAAGAAGTTACTAAATTATCAAAAGCAGACAAAAAAATTATTAGAAGGGAAATTCAAGCATTGGCAAATGAAATGATTAGAGAATTTCTCAAAAAGGAAATATAATGATATATATACTTTTATATTTTTTTGTTTCGCTCGGTACTTATTCATTTATGATTGGTGGCATTCAAACACTTGAAGAAGTTGTAGAATTTGTGTATTTTAATATATATACTATAATTTATTTTATTATTTTGATTTTATCATTCGCGATATTATTTCCTATTTTGTTAGTTTTATTATTTGCTTATGGTATTATTGAATTTTTTAATTTATTGATAAAAGGAATGAAATATATTGTCAAGTAAATACTTGACTTTTTATTTCTTTTTTGTTATAATTATATAAATAAAACATAAAGGAATCACATGATAAAAAGATTAGTAGTTGTAGATATTGACGAAACTTTATTCGTAACAAAAGCAAAAATTTATGTTAAGAAAAATGGTAAAATTGTTAAAGAATTGACAAATTCCGAATTCAATGAGTATAAATTGAATTCAGGAGAAGAGTTTGATTTTGAGCAATTCAAAGATACAGATTTATTTGTAGAAACCTCAATCCCAAATTTAAAAATGATAGATATTGTTAATAAGTTACAAAATGTTAAAAATACTCAAATTGTTATTTTAACAGCAAGAAACAATATGGATGACAAGGAAAAATTCCTTAACTTTTTTAGAGGTTTTGGAATGAATGTTGGGCACTTTAAAAACAACCAAATTCACATTATAAGAAGTGGGGAATTGGAAGATAATATATCAACTGCCGAAAAAAAGAAGTTGATAATTTCAAGACTTATCAATAATAACGATTTTAATTTGATTGAATTTTATGATGATAATCTTGAAAACTTAAATGTTTTAGATGAATTTGCAGAAAAAGGATGTTTGTCTTATAAATTTTTAGTTAAAATAAAAGAAAATACCATTGAAAAAATTGATTAAGAGTTAATTTTTTCTTTAAAAATAGTATAATTATAAATAAAAAACAAGGAGCATTGAATGACTTATGAAGAATTACAAGAAGTTAATTTAACTACAAAAAACGAAAATGAATTAAAGGACCTTATTGTTGAATGGGGTAAAATGAATAAAATCATTGAAAATGGTAAAGATACTATACAGGCATTAAAACTTGATAGTGAAATGGGTGAAATTTTTCAGGGTATTATAGATGGAGATATTGATGAAATAAAAGATGGAATAGGAGATAATTTAGTTGTAATTATTATGGTTATGTCTATTTTGGGTGTTGAAATAGAGATTAAACCTAAGCAAATTTATACTGACACTACTAAAAACCTTGCACTAAAATATGCGATTGTCAAAGGAGATTTTAGTGATAGTTTAATAAAAGGTAACATTGAAATGGTTGAGCAATTAGCACTTGCGATGATTGATTATCTAAATATCTTAGCAGTGGTTCATAAATTATCATTAAAAGAGTGTTTGGTACAAGCATTGACAGATATTAGACCAAGAAAAGGTGTTTTACTTCCAAATGGTACATTTGTAAAATCGACAGATCCAGAATATGGAAAATTTGTTTCTGATGAAAGCAATGAGAATGAAAAGAATGAAAAAAATGAAAGCAATAAAGAAACAAGTCAATTTAGAAAACAAAAAAATAAAAAAGCGAAGAAATAATTTTTCTTCCAAGGAGTAATAATGTTATTTGATTATGTAGGTTCTGGAATGAGTTTCACAAGGATTGTGGATGTAGATGTGTCGAAGTCAGATAGTTACATTAAAAGAATGAATATACTTTTAGATGGATTTAATGAAAATCACAAATATATTAAACATTCACTTTTATATAATGCCTTTGCCGAACCTAAATTCCCAGAGATATTTAAAAATTATCACAATTCATTATATTCAGATAGTGGTGGATTACAAGTTATTACAAGGGGTGCAGAGATAACGGATGAAGTTAGACAGAAAATTTACGAAACTCAAAGCGAAGCAGATTATGCTTTTTGTTTTGATAAAATTCCCGTTATTTCTCAAAGTTCGGTTGGTAGAATTATTAATAATCAAAAAAGATTTTTGATAGTGGATAAAATTAAAGAAAGTGGGCAAGTCACAGGTGGATATATTAAAGAACAAATTGAAAAATTCGCTGAAATGAATGCGAAAACAAAAGTTTTTATGATTATTCAAGGACAAGAAGTTAAAGATTTTGAAGAATTTTTTGGTGGAATAATGGATGTTTTACCTAAAGAGTATTTGGATAAAATTGAAGGATTAGCACCAGCAGGGTCAAGTTCAGGTATCGGATTAAAATTTGATATAAATAGAGCATTAGCAGTCGCAAAATTAGATTTACCAGAAAGAATTAAAAAAAGAGTACATATCCTTGGAGCAGGTGCTTTAAACAGGGTCATAATTCAAAAATTTATTTTAGAAAAGTTAATTCCCGGAACAATCGTTAGTTTTGATAGTTCAACTCATACAAGACTTGCCACAAATGGTGTTTATTATGGTTCAGGTGATATTTTTACTACACCTGTTAAAAAGATTTCACTTCCGAAATTAGCACATCATAATATAAAAGAAGAGTCGATTTTTCATCATTTTATAGCAGAAGATATAATGAAAATGTTAAAAGAATTAGATATAGATATTCAATCATTAGGGTATAAAGATAAAGATGATTTATACAAATGGATAAAAATAAATGAAGGTTTAACAAAAACGAAATTTTTAGAAACTTATGATAAAAAAGATTTAGAAAATTATATTTTTATTGACTTTTTAAGATATATGGGATCTGTTTATAATTTTGGTAATGATTTGGGGAATATAGTTACAACGGGAAGAGAGATAGAATATTTGACAAGTTTTAAAAAGTTAAAATTTTTAAGTTTCCTTAAAGATGCAAAAACATATGAAGATTTTGATTATTTTTTAAAACATTTTGGAAAGGAATTAGTTGAAATGGTTTATACGAGAATTCCTTCAGAAGACCACCTGACTAAACAAAAGCAATGTTTATTTTAAGTTATATTTAAGGAGAATAAATTGGATTTAAGAGCAAGAGCAATCAAAGTAGAATTATTATGGACGAAAAAATGTCCATTTAGTTGTTCTTTTTGTGGTATGGTTCAAAACGAAAGAAGTAAAGAAGAGCAATGGAATGAAGAAATCAAAGAGAGATGGAGAAAGGGTTTTGAAAATTTAAAAAATATAGGTGTTAAATTCATCGCAATTTATGGTGCAGAACCTTTAACAAGAATGAAAGGGTTGGACGAAGTCATAAAACTACAAAGAGAATTAGGTTTAGAACAAACGATTATCACTGCTTTAAATCAACCTAATAAAATTAAAAAACTTGAAGAAGCAGGACTTAATAGTTTAAGTGTTAGTTTTGATGTTAAAAATTTAGACGATGATAGAAACATAAAAACACAAAATGGAGTGAAACTTTTAGAAGAATTCCCAGAGATTGATGACAAGGCCTGTATTGTAACTGTTATGAAAGAAAACGAAGATTATTTAATCGAAGGTGTGAAACAAGTTTTGGATAAAGGTTATTGGTTGATGTTTGATTTAGTCCATCCTGGTTATTCTGGTGTAGATGAAAAAACAGGTTATCCATTATCAAAATGTATAGGTGATGACTATTCGGCAGATGTAGATAAAGTGGTAAATTTTATAAATACACTTATTGAATGGAAAAAAGAAGGCAAAAAAATTCACGCTTCAATAAAATTACTTGAAGATATTAGAGATGGTTATGTAAAAGTTAAAGGTAAAGTTAGGGATTTATGGCATTGTAATCAAATGACAGCACTTGGATTTTTAACTGTTGGGCCTATGTTACAAGTTTATTTTTGTGATGACTGCCAACTTGAATATAAATATCCTTTAGATGAAATGGATACAGAAGAAAAGTGGATTGAATTTTTTGAATGGAGAAAAGAACAAAGCACTAAAAAATGCCCAGGTTGTAGTTGGAACACTCATTATAATACAGAAGAAATTGTAACAAGTGGTAATTCTGGAACTTATATCCACAATAAATTATACGAAGATTTAGGAGAATAAGTTAATTATTTTCCTTCCTTTTAGTATAATTATGAAAAATAAGGAGTACAAATGAGAGTTATTTTAGTAAGCGGTGGAATTGATAGTACATGTGCAGTTTATCATTATAAAAAAATTGATAAAGAAAATTTTTATAAAAATAATAAATTAGTTTTTATAGATTATGGACAATCATATAAAGAAAAAGAATTGAAAGCAGTTAAAGAACTTTTTGAAAAATTTGATATTTTAAAAGTTGGGGAATTTTTTAGTGATGATTCATTTGTACCAAATAGAAATTTAACATTAGCATCAATAGTAGCAAGTAAATACAATCCAGATGAAATTGTTATGGGTGGTGTTAAAGATGATATGGTAGAAGATTCAAATCCTACAGCATATAAAGAAATGAGTGATATTATTTCGAAATTTAGTAGAAAAGAAATTAAAATTGTTTCTCCATTTTGGGATAAAACAAAAGGCGAAATTGTTGCCGACTTCATAAATGAAAATGACAAAAACATTTTATATTCTTGTGTGAGTTGTTATTCAGATGGGCCTGAGCATTGTAATGATTGTCCAGCGTGTTTTAGAAGATATGTTTCATTTGTGACAAATGGATTAAAAGCAGATATTTCAGAAAAAATGATAAAAATTTATTTAGAAAAAATACACACTTATGATGCTGAAAGACAGGCAAGAACATTTAGAGCAGTAGAAAAGAAAAAAGATATATTAGCATATGATATTGATGGAGTTTTAACCATTGAAACAGATGGACACGATTATTCAAAAAGAACTTTAAATGAAGAAATATCAAATGAAATAGAAAAAAGATATAAAGATAATTATATTGTATTATATACAAGCAGATTTGAAAGCGATAGAAATGTAACTGAAAAATGGTTAAAGGATAATAAAGTTAAATATCATTCTTTAATTATGAATAAGTTACCATATAAAAGTTTATTAGATGATAAAGCATTTAATTATAAAAGGGAGACAAAATGATTCCAATAGTTGAGAAATTTTATTCACTTCAAGGAGAAGGAAGTGAAACAGGTAAACCTTCAATTTTTATAAGATTAGGAGGTTGTAATTTAACTTGTTCTGGGTTTGGTTGTAAATTTAAAAGTCCTTTAACAGGTGAAGAATTAGTCGGATGTGATAGTCATTTTGCTGTCAATTCTAAACATTTTAGGCAAGAATGGGATTATATTGAAACATTTCAAGAAATGGTTAATGTGATTGATGTTGAAATGCCAAAAGATTCGCCTTATATGAAACCTTTGATTGTTTTTACAGGTGGGGAACCATTATTATATGCCACTTCTCAAATTATGTTAGATACACTTGATTATTATGTATCGAGAGGATATGAAGTTTGGTTTGAAACGAATGGGACAATAGATATAGATTTTAAAGAATATCCGATTTATAATGAAGTCAATTTCGCGATTAGTCCTAAATTATCAAATTCAGGTGAAGATAAAAGTAAAACATTTAAACCTAACATTTGTAACAATTTATTAAAAAATACAAAAAAATCATTTTTTAAGTTTGTTATTACTCCCGAAAGCATTAATGAAGTTGTGGAATTTTTAAATGCAACTCCATATTATGGGCAAGTTTATGTTATGCCCCAAGGTAGTACAATACAAGAGTTAAACGAAAATTCAAAATTTGTGTTTGAATATGCGATGAAAATGGGGTTTTTTTATAGTGATAGAATACATATTAGAGTTTTTGATGATTTACAAGGAGTTTAAATGAATTTTATAAAAAATCATTCATTGATTTTAGGTGGAGTATTATTGATATTTTCTTTAATAATGACACTTTACATCCCACTTTTTGTGGTAAATCATATGATTTTAGGATTTTATTTATTTGCCAATATCTTATTATATATTAGTGCTTTTACTTTATTTTTTAACAATTTTGATGATAACGAAGATTTTTATATAGTATTTATTTTTATATGCCTAATAATATTTGTAAATTTAGATATAAAAGATGAATATATCAAGGAAAATAATAATGTTTATAAAGTTAGACACATAAAAACACTTTTAACAGATTATAAATTAGTGTTTAAACATAAATTAAAAATAGAAAAGGAAAACAAATGAATTATGAATTAAAAGAAAAATTTGATGAAATTTATAACGAAGTAATTAAAGAATATATAAAAGAAAGAACCTGTTTTAACGATGGATATATTGAAATGTTATTGAAAGACCATTCAGAATTAAAAGATTTCAAGATAAATGAAAATGTTTTTGATAAAAATCCCCATTATTATAGAGATTTACATATTGTAACAAGGTTAATAACTCAATTTAATATGGAAATGGTGTTTAAAGGTATGAAAATAGATTTGAACGACCCAAATGTTAAAGAAGATAGAGATGAAGGAAATATCGGAACACCTGGAAGATTGGCAAAGATGTGGTGTGGTGCTGATTTACACGATGATAGAGAACTTTTAAGTGGTAGATTTGCAGTTCCTGTAAGATTAGCAAAATTTCCTGATGGAGCAAAAAGTGATATACCAATTTTCAAAAAAGTTGATTTGACGGCAGTTTGTAGTCATCATTTGGCACCATTTAGTACAAAATTTAGTGAAAATTCAAAAGTGGTTATAGGATATATACCAGATGAATATGTTTTAGGTATATCAAAACTCCAAAGAGTAGTTAGAAATATCGCACAAAGAGGATGGTTACAAGAAGATTTAACGAAAGCAATTTATGATGAAATTTCAAAAGCAGCAGAAACAAAAAATGTATATGTAAGAATTGAAAATATGAAGCATAGTTGCGAATTTTTAAGAGGTGCTTTAAGTGAGAGTGATGGATTCACATCAGAATATTATGGTGGTAAATTTAAAAAGAAAAAATACCTTGAAAATGCAAGAAATCAATGATATCTTGCATTTTTTACCACTTGAAAATTAAATAAATAAAAGGTTAAAATTTCAAATGAAAAAGTTTGAAAATAACGAAATTTTAACATAAAAAAGTTAATTAAAAATTGGAATTATTGTATAATTTCATAACAAAAAAACATAAAGGAAAGAATTATGACAAAGACAGAATTAGTAGCAAAAGTGAAAGAAGTAGTAGCAAGTAAATTAGACACAAAAGTTTCAAACATTAAAGCAGGTGAAATCGTTGAAGAAATTTTTGGTACAATCGCAGAAAGTTTAGTTGAAAATGAAGAAGTTGTTTTACCTGGAATCGGTAAATTAAAAATTGCTGAAAAAGCAGGAAGAAAGGGTGAGGTTACAAGACCTGATGGAACAAAAATTCCTTATGAAACAGCACCAGGAAAAAGAATTAAATTTGTGATTGGTAAATCATTAAAAGAAACATTAGAAAAATAATTCAGAAAAATAATTTTTTGGCCTTCGGGCCAAAAAATATCACATGAAAATTGATAAGGAGATAAAAATGATTATAAGAAAGTTGTTTAAATATGAAAATGCACACATCGTTAGAAATTGTAGTTCTGAGCGATGTTCTCATAGTATTCACGGACACGGATTTTTGGTGGAATTGTTTTTTACAGCAGATAAACTTGATAATGGAATGATGATTATGGATTTTGGTTTAATGAAAGGAAATATCAAAGATATTATAGATTCATTCGACCACGCTTTAACTGTATGGGACAAGGATAAAGATTTAGTTGAAATTGCTAAAAAGTCGTCAGATAGATATGTTATTTTGCCGATGAGTTCAAGTGCCGAAGCACAAGCAATTTTGTTTTTTAAAATCATTAAAAAAATGTTAAAGAAAACAAAATTCAATAACGGAGAAAAAAATGTTAGACTTGTGAGTGTTAGAATTCACGAAACGGATACAGGTTATGCTGAAGCATTTGAAGAAGACTTAAAATTGATAGATTTTAAACTTAAAGACATTGAATTTAGTGAGCAAATTAAAAGAGAATGGAAAGACTCAAAAATGTGGGATAAATTATTATCAAAAAAGAAATATGTTTTTAAAAATTCAAAAATAAAACAGCAAGTTTAAGGAATTCAAATGATAACGATTATAAATGAAGAAAATAAACCTATGGATATTTTCACTTCATCCGAATTTAGAATAGCAGTTGATAAATGCATTGAATATATCAAGAAAAATAAAATAAAAAATATAGTTTCGATTTATAGGGGTGGGTTACCTTTTGGTGTCGCTTTAAGCAATAAAGCAAATATCCCATTATCAATAATCGAGTACCAAACAATAGATGGTAATACAGAAAAACCTAAGTTTATTCTTAACAAATTAGAAGAAGGAAATGTGTTATTGGTTGATGACATTGTAGATAGTGGAAAAACAATGGAAGAGGTATCAAAAATTAAAAAATTAAAAAATAAAAATTTATTTTATTTTACCCTTGTAAAAAGACCAAATATCGATAAAAAATATAATTCCACATTCGTGTCAAAAAATTGGGTTTTATTTGAAGATTTTGAATAAGATTTTGATTAAAACTATTGACTTTTTTAAAAATAAATGTTATAATTATAAAAAGATTTAGTTTCAAGTGATTTTTCACTTGAAATAATTTATAAAAAAGGAAGCACATGAAAATTATATCTACAATATCTACAATAGAAGAGGTTAAGGAAATAGAACATTTTTTCCAAGACCGTACTACTATATCTTACGAAATTGAAAAGGGTAACACTACTTTACCCTTTATTTTATATTCAGTTGAAAACGACAATAGCGATGATTATTTTATTTTTGATTATACCTGTTTAACTATTTTAGATGAAATATATTTGAATGAAGAAGATTTACGAATTTTAGTTGAAAAGTTTAAGGAAATAAAATGAATATATATTATGTAGGCGACACCCACGGGGATATTGATTTAGAAAAAGTTTTAAATTTTGATTTTGAGGAAAACTCTGTAATAATTCAATTAGGTGATTTTGGTGCTATATGGAGTGATAGATTGAAGGATAATGCCCCTACACTTGATAAATGGGTTGAAAAACTAAAAGGTAAAAACATAACTTTAATAATTGTTCCGGGAAATCACGAAAATTATAATGCCATTTTTAATTTTC